GTTGTAGATATTCCTGATGAGGCGTTAGAAGGTATGTCTGATATTGAGAAGGATAATTATGTATATGATCACTATTTCACGGACTGGTTGGAAGAGAACTTGATTACTTACTATGGTCCTGAAGAAGAAGAAGAAGAAGAAGAAGAAGAAGAAGAAGAAGAAGAAGAAGAATAGAGCTAATACAGCTCTATTTTTTTTTTTGGTTCAAGCTAATAAAATATAAACTAAGTAGTGTATAATAGAATTAGGGTATAAACAGATAATTTTGATAATACCTTAAATGAGTAATTTATGTTTAAGATTTCCATATAACCTCGATTGTGTAAAACTCAACTACATAGTTACTTTTGTTCTATTTTAATATTTAAATTAAAAAAGAGGTGAACGATTTACTATATTAGTATTAGAACCTTAAATACCAACGCTTTTAAGCTGTTTAATAAATCTTATAATTAGGAAGGGATGGTTCACTTAAAATGTCAGATAAAGAGAAAAAAGACTTGAAAAAGAAATCCATTAGTTCCAGTAGTGTTTTAGTGCAGTTATACAACAACAGGAAAGTATGTACAAAAGTAGATAATATGTTGGATGAGGGTAAAACCTATGATTACATCATCGAGTTTTGTAAGGAGCATGGAATTACTATTTCCAAAGCCTCTCTCACAAATTATAAAAAGAAGAGGGAAGAATCTATTGAAACCGGAAAGCCTCTACTTCAACTACTTGATAAGAGAGCTAAAGACAATGTTACTTACATAAAAGATCGAGAGGTAGACAGACTAAAAACAGCAAGCTATAATAAAGATAGTGGGGAACCTGCCTCCGTTACCGATCTTAGTAAAATAGATAAAGTTTACAATGATCTAGAGTTCTTGGATGATATTATCTCTAAGAGTATGAGAGGGTTAAAGCATTTTGATGTAGTTGATGTTCCTCTTGGCATGAAGGCACTAGAGTTAAAAGCTAAAATTACTAACAATCAATTGAGTGGATTAACGATTGCCGGAATTCGCGAAATAAAATTGAGACAGAGTGCGAGAGAATCAGCTTTAATGGAAGTAATTATGAAGTACGTCCCAGAGGACAAACATGATCAACTATTTGAGGATATGGAATTAGCTGAGAAGAGATTCTACGAGAACTTAGATTTAACAGAAGAAGATCGAAGAGCCACACAAGCGTTTAAATCAGCAGGAATAGACTTGTAGGAAGGAGTGGGGATATGTCACAATTCGATCCAGAATTAGAAGTAGAGTTAGAATTGGACCCGGCTGAGTATACAAAGATACCTTATGTTATTTATGATACGCTAGAAGAGAAGTTGGCAGCTTTATTGAGAGGAGAAACACTATACTTAAAAGGATTTGAGCGCAAGTCAGGTGGATCTGTATTGATTCGATTAGAACGTAAAAAATTTGAATTAATCCAGATCTCCCACGATCTAAGTGAATCAGAAGTTAATCCTAGATACTGGGTAACGTATAACGTAGGTCTAAACGACCTTTCTCTTTTCACCGCCATTAAATTTGAAGAAGGGCTACCTGCGTACAAACATAAGTATCAAATTAATGATACCGTCCTATATGTAAGTAGAGATGGTAATATTAGAGATTCCGCTATTGTGGAAGAAGTATATGTATCTATTGTAGACCCCGACCAGTACGCATATAAACTTTCGAGAGATGACGGTCTTTATTCAGAAGAAGATCTGATTCAAGATAAGTTTATGTAAAGTATGAAGTATGAAGTATGAAGTATCGGGTGTAACTTGAAATACAGAGGGGTTCCCTCTGTATTTTTTTTGTTATAAATTCCTTGACAAAACAATATACTGTATGTTACTCTCTAGTTACAGGTTATACATAGTGAATAATAGGAGGATTGATACTATGAAAAAAAGAGAAATTGATTTAGAGAATGATTTTACGGAAGTAGAGGAAGAAGTGTTCAAGGTAGATAATAAAAAAGATCAGGTTGAAGCAGGAGGGAAGTTAGAGGATATTATCGCAAAAAAGTATAAGTTAGGGATGAATGTTAGAGAAATTTATAGAAATCATAATGTCTCAATCGGTCAAATTTATGATATTCTCCGCCGTAAGCACGTACCTTTACGTCATACTGTTACTAATAGTAGATCTGCTCAAAGAGTAAAAAACATGAGTCAAGAGGAGATAGAGTGTTTAGTTAATGACTATGTGTCTAACCGATTAACTCTAGAAGAAATTTACAAGAAATATAACATTAATAAACACGGATGCTATATGATCTTAGATGAGGTAGGCGTACCTCGTAAGGGACTTAACGCCACTACGGGTAGCTGTATGTACTCTATAATGAGTGATAATAATGGCGAGGAAGGGCAACCTGTAACAAGTAATCCTAAAGTAGACCATATGACGATCACCGACGGTACCTTAACTATAAATATTGATTGTCAAAAATCCGAAGTCGAGAGAGTTAATTTGTCTATTAATTTAACGTAATTCCGAAAGAAGTCTCTCCTCTTCGCTCTTCGAGAAACCCGAAAGGTGGTAAGTGGAATGTAGTTCACAAGATTAAAACTAAGTATAGAGGAAGGATGATCTAGTTTGCGGAATAGATACGAACAAGAATATAAGAAGGAAAAAGAACCAACTATTACTTCGTGTTCTTACCTCTCTGTTAGGTCTTGGCGCAGTAACCGAGTTAAGGAAATCGAAAAAAAATATAATAAATGGATTGTAGAATTTGAAACTTCCCGGTTAAAATCCTTCGGCGATAAATGGTAATGGTTAGTAATAAGGTTATACTTATTGCATATCTTTGGCTATTACTTATTATTGTATTGAAGTTTACTGATGCTATTGGGTCTTTATGGTTAGGAGTATTACTCGTTCCTCTTGCAGTGTACGTGTTGTACATAACCTTTTTCCTGTTTTTCATTTTTGTTATCACGTTACTATATAAACATTGAATAATTATAGATGAATAAGGGTATGGTATAGTCAGACATGATTGTAACATACCCTGTAAAAAATTTATAATAAAAATTTTCTTTAAAACATGTTGACTTAAAGAAAACACGGTGTTACAATGTAATTAACAAATTAAACAAGGAGATGGTACACATGATTAGAGTAGCAGTTACAGGAAAAGAATACAGATTAGAAAATAAAGGAGTAGTAGCGGTAGCAAAAGTAGATAGTTCTGGTCGAGTAGTAGTGGATAGAGAAGGGACAGAGACACGTTTTGAAGAAGGTAAAACACTTGAACAAGTGCTTAATAAGTTTGAACAAGAAGGTTGGAGAGTAATCGAGACCACATATACTGTTAAGGATAGCGACGTAATCATCCCTAAAAATATGCAAACAGAAGTTGACGAATATCTAGATCTCCACAGGGAAATATCAGCCCTTAAAGCTAAAATGGAGAACAGTAAAAAGAAAATCAGACGATATATGGAAAGTAGAAATCTACAAGCCATTTCAGGATCTAAAGGTGGGGAAGTTTATTTACAGGAATGTAAGGCTTCCAATACAACCACACTATTCTCTGATTATGAATTAACCGATGTTGAACCCCACTTAACAAAAACACAACTAAAGAAAGTTGTGGAGCCTAGAGTGAATGCTGAAAAATTAGAAGGACTTATGAAATTGGGAGAACTTTCGGTAGATGTGGTAGCAGCACTTAAAGAAGTTAAGGTATGTAATCCGGGAACTCCGCAGTTCCGCGTAAGACGATAAGGAGGGGTTTAGGTGGAAAAATTACTAAAGAGAGTAAGGGACAACTAATGTTATTAAGTTAGTGAACGTAGATGAGTGAAAAAGCGAAGGAGGAAAGGCAATGGATAGATTAGATTCGCAAGTATATTACACTTTGAAAGATTCACTGCGTAAAGTTCAGGACAATATTGCAACAGATAATTTGAAGTGGGGAGAATTTCCTGTTGTTTTAATTGATTTTTGGAGTTGGAAAACTCATTATTTTGAAAGTGAAATGGATGCCCAAGACTACGTAGAAAACAACTTAATAGATCATTTTGATGAGCCACCAGAGGATGAACAAGAAGAATTAATCATTTTAAAGTTTTGTGATGGAAAAGACAAGGAAAAGTATCCGTCTCGTTATTCTGATTATCAATATTACAAGACGATTAACGAAAAGAAAATTTATAAAAAACGTTCGTTTGTCTATTGTGAGCCTGTGCTAACTGTCAGAGTAACTATTTAGTTGATGAACAGTACGACCATACAACGAAAGGATTAAGTGAATGACAGTTCAAGATCTGATCGATCGCCTAGAGAAAACAGAGGATACTGTGACATATAGAAAGAAGGTGATGAAGTGTTTAATTTTCATGTAGTAGTTAGACATCATGATACAGGAGTGTTTCAGTCATTAAGATACACATCAAAAAATGAAGTCCTCACGGAGCGCGACTTAATGAATATCGAGGAATTTCATGCTGATAAGAGTAACGGAATTAAAGACATTAAAACAATGATTGTTTCTTGGCAAAGACTTGACACATAAGTTCGACCATACTGTGAAGGGGTGAAGATTAGCTATATCGCAGTTCAACCAAAATCCATAGTAAAGTGAAATGCTATAAAAGGAGGATTTAAGCGTGAGTATCTACAGGTTGTAGAATCAATAAAATTTTACTCTTATACAGGGGTGATAATATAAAGGTTAAAGATTTAATTGTGCAATTGCTTGATATGCCAATGGATGCTGATGTTTGTTATGAAGGTCAATATTCAGAAGGTGAGATAGAAGAGATTGATTTTAAATGTGATGATGTGTTTTCAGACAAAGTTATTCTTAAAACAGTCGGATAAAATCTTAAAGATTTGAATGAGCATGACATTGTTGAATTGAATGAAGTTAACGGTTAGGTTACAAAATAGAGTTGATAAAAGTTTAATCTTATATAGGGAGGCTTTTAAATGAGAAGCATGGAGGAAATTGTAGCAGAATTATCGGATGAAAAATTGAAAGAAGCTTTTGAAGAGATTGTCGAATGGCGAAAAGATGGAGTATTGAAGACAGGGGTTATTAGAAATATATATGATACCTATGTTAAACAGGGTGTGACATATCCTTTTCATATGATGGAAAGTCCTATACTCTTTGAAATTTCTAAAAGAAGTTATATTGGAAAAAAGTCTAAACAAGTTATAAAGCTAAGAAAGAAACTGGGAACTAGAATACCTCTTTCTAAGCTAGAAGAGATGTTGAAATATGAAAAGAGTTATAAAATTGATGGGAGAGATTACTATGGAGTTCATGGCTATGATGATGATGATGATGATGATGATGATGATGATGGTTACACCATAGATAGTACTAGGAAAGAAGCTAGAATTGAATTGCTAGAAGAGTTAATTAGAAGTATTAAATAATGGAATGGATGGATTGGAAATAAATCTGACAAAATTTGAAGATTAGGAGGATTATTTTATATGAACGAAAATCAATTAATAGTCTTTGAGTACTTAAAAGAAGAGAACTTCCAAACGGGCATAATTGAGTTAGAGGGTGAGTATGAAAGTATCCCTCAACGGATTTATGAATATTATAATGAATTGAGTTACAGTGAAAAGTTGAGTGTGTTGCGAGAAGTCCTTGACTATCAATTAAAAAACACTCCCAAATATGTCTTAGATAGTAAAGGGTAAGATGGAGGCAAAGATATGGAAAACATAATTTGTTGTCATTGTGGGGCAATGGAAGGGTTTTATGTAAAGGAAACAGTGAAAGGCGTATCAACTCCTCACTATACCAAGAATGGTCATTATGCTAACGAGAATAGTCATATATATAACTATTTAACGCATTCAGGAGGGGAAAAAGCTTATTGTTTAGTATGTGACAAATATATAGGCAAAAGTCAAGACCTTATCTCAGGATTGACAGAAGAAGATGCAATGCTTTAGTCGATAACATAAAAAGGAGAGGATAGAATGGAGCAATGTGTTGAATGTGAATGTGAATGTGAATGTGAATGTGTATATGAACTTGAAGAATCAGATTCATTGCAAAAATCAGCTTTTTGTTCAAAGAAGTGTGAGCAAAAATTTACCAGCAGAATGCATAAACCACTAGATTTTGTCTAGCGAATATCTAAATACTCTAGAGAAAAAGATACTGAAAAGATAGATAGAGATCTGTGTAGCAAAGGAGAGGTAACGATGAAAAGAAAAGTACGAATGTTAAAAGACTATTATCCAACAGAATATATTAGTGATAGTGTCTGGTGGAGGGGGGACATTGTTGAAGTTGATGAGGTGGAGCATCAAGTCTCTATCGATTATTTACTGGATGCAGGCTATTGCGAAGAAGTTGAATAAGGTGGACTTAACTAATACAAAAGCTTTAAAGAAACAAAAATAATGAAGGAGCGAAAAAGCATGACAGAAGAAGAAATTCGAGATAAATTACATATGGCTTATTGTATGATGAGAGACTTACTCATTGAAATGAACAGTTTTGGTGATTTAGAAAGTTATGATACAGAAGATATTTTTAAAATTATTGGCAAATTAGAAGAAATAAATTAGGTCTCAGTACGTCAATGTACCAAAAGGATCATAGTGATCAGTAGAAGGAAACTACGAATTAGGAGGAGATGAAAATATGGATTTAAGAAAAGCGATGGAGATTGTTGTTAGAGATGGTCTGCAAAATTACGGTGGTAATATTTGTTTTGAAATTCCACAAGAGAAGATTCAGGAAATAGTAAATTCAGTAACAAACAATGATAATTTTCTTATTCGATTCAATGAAGTATTCGAGGAACTATTAAATGAATACCTCGAAGATCATGGAGATGAGTTTGATATATACGAAGAAGACTAATGTCGTAGTATGTCACTAGGAGGCTATAAGATGAACATACGCCATTGTGGGTTATGTGAAGATAAGACAACAAACCAAGAGTTTTGTGATAAATGCTTAGAACTATCAAGACGAATGGATTTAGAAGTTAAGAAACGCTTAAAGAAAAGGAAAGGCGTTACTGCGTAGTCCGTCCAAACTAAACAGTAGAAGGATATTGTTCATTAATCAAAGGAGGGTTATTAATGAGAGTTCGTAAATTTAAGGCTTGGGATAAAATCAACAAAAAATGGTTAGATGCTCCAATTATCTTGATAACTTCGATAAAAATAAATTAGTGAGGAGACTCCCCTATGAAAACTATTGAAGACATTATACAACAGAATCCTGTGTTTTTAAATGACTGGTCCGATGAAGTAGAGGTATTTAGAGATTTTTATGGGAAGAGGTGGTCATGGGAAGACTACGAGGATGACGAAGTTCTAGAATATTTTAAAGGTGATAATATTTTGTTTGCTTCGTACGGGTACGCTAATTATTCTGGGGACGCTTGGGTATTATTTGAGAGAGATGGGAAATTATTTGAGGTAAACGGAGGTCATTGCTCCTGTCATGGTTTAGAGGGTCAGTGGGAACCTGAGGAGGTTGTACTAGAAGAGCTACATAACAGATTACTACACGGAACCTTCGGTGAGGATGACTGGTCTGATAACAATTTTAAACAAGAGCTTTGTGAATTTTTAGGAATTGGATTTAAGAAAAACATGAACTAGTAGGCTTATTAATAACTCATTTGGTTGTCCTTTACAATATTGTTCGGGGCAGCCAAATTACTCAAATAAGGAGGCTCCTATGGTTGATAAAGATTATACTTATAATGAAGACGAGTTTACGAGAAGAGTTATGGGAATGCATAAAGAATACTATCATAACCAACCTAAAGTATTTGTTATCTCCGATACTCATTTTGGGCATAAGAACATTTTAGAATTCGAGAATAGACCGTTTTCTGATGTTGAAGAAATGGACGAAGCTATTATAAACAATTGGAACAGTACGGTAGAAGAACATGATATTGTATTCCATCTAGGGGACGTTTCCTTTCACCGTACTGAAAAAACAGAACAGATCCTTTCAAGATTAAAAGGTCGTAAGATTCTAATCTTAGGAAACTATGACAAGTACTCTAAAACGAAATGGCGGAGACTAGGATTTGATCCTTATGACTATTATTTATATGGAGACTATATTCTTACACATAAACCTGTGGATGAAACTCCTTTAAAGGTGGCACATAATTATGGATTGTTAAAAAAGAATATTCATGGACATACTCACTCCGGGGTTACCGACTCGGACTATAGCTTTGTTTTAAATAATCCTCTATATGCATGTTGTTCAGTGGAACTAATTAACTACACACCAACACCCATTCTTTTTCTAGGAGGTATGTTCTAATGAAGTTAAGTTTTATTCGATTACAAAAAAGTTCTTTTGAGTACGTTCAACCTGTAGGGTTTAAGCTAGAAGAGATCTATGAAACTTCTACAGATCAGGACGTTAAGGAGATGTTAGATACATTGGCTGATGAATTTCATTATATAATTGAAGACTTATATAATGAAATTGAAGAAGATGTGGCTGACTCTTACGGTTTCTTGTCTGTTGATGAATATGAACTTAAGGAATTAAAGGACGAAATTAAGTATCTTAAGTCGGAAGTAGAAGACCTACAAAAGGAAAATAATAAGTTACGAGAAGAGAAAGCCGAAATTGAGAAAAGGAGTGAATATTCATGAGTTGTAAATCTAAATCTAGGTACACACTAATTACAATTAAAGAATACGGATTATTGTGTGATTTGGATGGAAGTCACGCTATACTAGAGACTATTATAGAGGGTCATACTAGGACAACAGCAACAGTACTGAGTCGTGAAAAGGCAGATAAATATTTTGTAATAGGGGCTATATATGAAGACGATAAACTTTGTTTCAGTAATGTAATCCAAGGAGGTGAATTTACGACGAAAGGTAATCGAGTACGGTATATATCTCATAGGGAAGTCGAGTTTGATTTACAGTCCGAGCAAATAAAGAAGCTGTACCCTAGCGGATTTACTCCCCAAAACATGGTAGATGAGATGGGAAGTGGCTGTTTTGATGAGGTGTTCACAGGTGACTTAACTGCATACAAAATTAAAGGATTCGTTTTAAACGAACAAGATGAAATCGTAGCAGAACACGAAGCGGATCTTAATCTTAAAAAAGAAGAATATAGTGAGGGGGGTAACGATGGATAAAATACAATTCGGTTTTTCAGATTATACGAGATCGTTCAGTCTTTGGGCAAAACATCATAAGACAGTGGGGGAATGGGTATACACGATTAAGGAGCGTACAGGCGAAGTGGACAGTAGAACAGAACATAAAAAATTGCTTAATTTATCTGATAACCATAAAGACAGACTTTTCCCAGTATACCGAATCATGTACAACACTTCGACATACGAATCAACTACTTATGTAGATTACTACTTTAAACTAGACAATCTAGAGTATCCAACCCCATCATTCGAGAGTTATTATGTTGGTGATCCGAGGTACGAATATACTACACATATTCGATTTTCTTTTTTAGTGGGGGAGGCTCGTTTTTATTTAGACCATAAGATTAAAAATTCAGGTGCGACTTCTACTAACCTGTACGATGTACTAAAGTTTCCAGATTTTATTACAGAAACCATAGAAAATGTGTGTTATGACGTCCATAACGGTAAAAGAGATTTTTATGATGCCGGTATTAAATGGTATGAAGGGGATCACTTTAGTGTACTTGCTGTAGAGCCTTCTGGGAACCCTAAAATTTACGAGGTTGAAGAGCAGGATCTCTACGATAGCCTAGTCGGTGTGGAGATCTATGACTTTACTAAGGAGAGACGATCTAAATGAATGAGAATGAATTAGGGATTATTATGATACTACTTGTATTTTTCGTATATGGATTATCTGTATTTTTCTCTTGGGGATGTGTGGTGATTTTCCACAAAGCATTACAGCGTAAAAATGCGTCCCCCCATGACTTAATTCCTGATATGGGCTATCCTTCAAGGGACGATATAGCAATAGTATTTTTTCCACTAATTAATGTTCTGTGGGGAATATTCTACCTAATCCCTACCTTGGTTGTGTTAACTACTCTTTCACGTACTAACCCTAAGCGTAAAAAATTGGATGCATACAGATTTTTCTTAATTAAAAGAAGATAAAACCGTAAGCACCAAAAAATTCCTCAATTTATTTTGAGGAATTTTTTTTTATTTGGACGTACATATTTCGACAAACAAGGAAATAGATATTTAACCATAAGGTGTTACAAAGTAATACAAAAAGTGATACAAAGTAGGAGAAAGTAATACAAAGTATGAAAAAGGAGGATATTTAGACATGTCGAATGAAAATTACAACGTAAAGGCTCTGGATGATGGTTACGGAGATGTTAAGTATGACAGCAGAGGGGTACCTTCACTTATCCCTTCATTTGTAACAGCCTTTAAACCGAAACCTAAGGAGGTGTTTTCAAATTCCAAGCAGAAGAAGTCATCTTACGTAGCTAGTGAAGTGGATGGTCTTAAATATGTTGTAGGAGATTACGCAGCTAAACTCGATCCGAATATCCGATGGGTAGGGGGTGAGAACAAACACAACGACAGTCGGTTCCCTATCCTCTTGAAAACTACACTAGGTTTAATGAGTACAGGACCACAAGAAGTAATCGATACGTTGATGATGAACTTACCGATTAAATATGATACCTCAGAGAGAAGAAGGGTTCTAGAGGAAGTAGCTAGAGGTACTCATAAAGTAGGAATCTCCACCGATGGAGTCAATTTTGTGAACAAAATCATTACAGTAGAGGATGTAGACGTAAAGAAGCAACCATTTGGGAGTCTATGTGATGTGATTTTAGATGGTAGCGGAGACATTGTAGAAGTGGACATTGCTAAAGGCTTTAACGTTGTTGTAGATATAGGGGCAAGGACTTTAAATGTCCTTACCATAGACGCACTAGAAGAGCAACCAGAACCCTTAACTACTCAAACAAATGATGGGATGTTCTCTGCTTATTCACAGATCGGAGCTTTCTTGGAACAAGAGTTGGGCGTTCTTATTCCGGACGGTAAACTACCTCAGATCATTAAAGACCGGGAAATAAAGAATCGAGATATTACGCCTTTAATCGATCAAGTGTACGCCACTCATGCTAATACGATCCTGACTATACTAGATAAGATTTTAGTGAATAGTTGGGGTTTCGTTACCTCTATCGTATTTACTGGAGGAGGAGCTGATAAAGATTTACTTAGACCGTATCTAGAAAATGCTTTTAAAGGGGTTAATACGCTTTTCTTAGACCGATACGCTAATGCTCGTGGATTAAGAAAGTACGGTATTCGTCAAGCAAAGAAGAACATTAAGCGTACTCGGATCAGTGTAAAGGTTGGAAGTACCAACTATGAGTACGAAGCCTAAAGGAAAAAGAAAGCCCCTCTATTTAAGTGAGGTAACTGACAAGGATATTTTAGATTACATTAAACCCCTTTTAGGACACTATAATTTTTCACTGGTCATAAGAGAGCTTGTACGAGACGGGATGAGGTATCGAGAGCAAGGTAAAGGGGTGGGAGAGCCATCTTCTACTTTATCCTCTCATCCTTCCCATAAGCAACCAGAACAGTCTGTACATGTATTACAAAGTGACACAAACAACCTTAGTAGCTCCCTACAAAATATAGAATTAAAAGCAAAAGAAGTGAGTAAAGAGGATATTGAAAATAGGTTAGACAGCTTCTAATTTCCTTATTTCCTTATTACCTAATTTCCGGGGAAAAACGGTTAAAACCCTTGATATAACTGGGATTTAAGTATACGAATTAAACTCGGAAATAGGGAAAATAGCGACTCGTTAGGAGGTGGATTGGGGGTGAAAATTACGTATCGAATTACTTCTCGTTTTGGGGATCAAGAATCCTTTAGGGTACATGAACATAAAGGTATAGATTTTGCCATGCCAGAAGGAACTGAATTAAGGTCGCTTATAAACGGTAAAGTAAGGATTGCAGATTATGGGAACACAAATGCAGGTAAAACAATTTTTATTGAGGGGGAGGACGGAAGAACTTACATTTACGGACACCTTTCAGACTTCAATGTTGTTCAAGGTCAGGAAGTAAGTACAGGGGAATTAATAGGATGGTCAGGAAACACAGGATATTCTACAGGACCTCATCTACATTTTGGAATAAAAGAGGGTGGAGCCTATATAGACCCCGAACCCGTAGCCCATATAATTCAGGATATGAATGAAGGACTGAAACAATTATATACACAGAACCAACAAATAATAGACAACCGAAGCTTCTTAGACACATTCACAGTGGGGGATTTTTCACAAATTTTACAACAATTTAATGAAGTCCTCTCTCAAATGAAATTTAACCTGATTAGTCTACAATACGCCATTCATAAAGGGCTTCCAGAATTTTCTCTAACTCTTTATGAGTTATATGAACATTTTTCTCTTTCTGTATTGTATTGAGCACTAAGTGATCTACATTCTTTAGTTGTCGTTCATACCTTGGTATGTCTGTCCTGTAATCGCCCAGTAACATTTTGATACCTCCTTTACGAGGTATTATATCCGATATAAAAAATTTTTAATCATAAAAGGAGAGGGAATTTATGACAGCAATTATATTGACCTTAGGGAGTGTAGGGATTATGTGTGCATCCGGTTTTTGTGTATCTACAGCACTAAAATGGTTCCACACTTATGAAGTGGATGTGTCTACTTTACAGAAGGAGAGGGAGATTAAAAGTCCAATAAAGGAAAGAGATTCCAAACTAAAGAATTTAAACAGACGAATCAATTCCTCAGACTGATTATTTAATCAACTGGATTACTAATACTCATCCTCCCGGAAAGGGGGTGATAACCGAATTTAAAGGAGGAGATTGAAAAATGGCGGTTGTTACAATTTCATCTAAGGGACACGTAGATGGGGTAAACTACAGACCTTTTGAAACGATTAATGTTGGTAAAGATACCCTTAAGATGAGTATGGAAGAGCAAGTGGTTTTTATTGCCAACATTCTACAGGAGGAGGTGATTCATGGCTCCAAAGACAAACAGCAGGTAAAACTAAAGAAATTAAGAAAACTCCAAAAGAAGTTCGTGTCAATTTTAAGGTTCGGGGCGGTATCGACGGTAGCATTCACTCCTCTCCAAGCCTTAGCCCAAACATCAAGCCTCCCTCACTCAATCACAGGGGGAGGAGTCGGAACCGAAATAACCCCGACAGTTGTTATGCAGTGGGGACTGACTGTAGCTCTAATTACAGTAGCTATCGGGGTAGCCTTATCAGGAGCGTTACTAGCAACAGCAGGGATTTACCGGATGCTCAGGAAGAGAGAGATTGCGGTAGAATGGACCACAGATATTATAAAGGGACTAATACAAGTATTAATCGCTGTACCGACCGTTTATGCGCTCTTTTATCTGTCTCAGATAGTATTTCAAAACTTACCTATGTTAAAAGGACTCTTCTAAAATACGTACTACTTCCTTTTTCTGTAGTATCCACCACTTTAGTTGCAACAATCAGTGGCAAAGCATATGCAGCCTCCACCAATCCTATTTTTGGTATACCTCCTGTAAAGATGGTAAAAGAGGTATCAGAAAAGACCAAAGATTCAAGTACATGGGATATGAATCCACTTAGTTCATTTTCTGATACATGGGAGTCTATTCAGTCTTGGTTTCAAGAGCTACCTCACAATATTGCAGAGTGGTCCGTTGACTTGATGGGGGTCTTGTACGAACTGAGCGCTTCACTTATTCTTAAAACTCCACTCTGGATATTTGATAATGATTGGTTTCACAATACTACTTATAAATTTAGCCTGTTATCGATCGGGATCGTGTCGGTACTAACCATTCTAGAATCGATTAAGCAGATGTTATCAGGTGTTCGAGGGAAAAGAAAAACAAAACCAATGGAGTTTAAGAAGATTATGGAGCGTTGGCTTATTGTGGCTCTTGCTTCCGCAGGAATACCATTTCTATTCAAAAAGGCATTTGAGATTCTTAATATTGTATCGGATAGATTAATCGCTATGGGTAGTCATACAATGAAGGATGTTGCGATTCCGGAGGCAATAAAATTATTCGATGTACTCACTCTTGTTACATTTGACATTGTTTTAATCTCCACTATTATCCCGGTATTATGGAAAAATGGGAGAAGATTTTTTGACATTATGGTGCTAGGAGTCTCTACACCTTTTGCCTTAACCGCTTGGATATTCGATTCTTATAGGCATTTGTTTAATCAGTGGTGGGATAATCTAAAACACCTCTCACTTGTTCAAGTATACTATTCCTTGTTTTTATTGATTTTGGGTTGGTTCATTTTTGGTGTTCCTACTCCAGATACCTACACAGGAATGATTGTAAAACTCCTCATTGTTATTGGAGGGTTTGCTCGGATGGTGAACCCACCACGAATTATCTCTAAGCATTTAGACAGTGGCGGAGATCTAGGGGATATTACAGAGGATGGGATAAAAAACACTGCTAAGAAAGTAAAGGAGAATTATCAGGACACTAGAGACATTTTATCAGGAGTGTCAGGATGGACACGATTTGCATGGAGAAAAATAAACTCATCTTCTTCCGTACCGCTACCGAAAAGGAAGAAAAAGAAGAAATAAAAAGGAGGTAAAGTAAGACAATGACGCTATCTGTAGGGACATTAATCCTTATTTTGAATACGACTATGCTCATTGTGAACGCAACAGTCACCTCTATCCAGTCTAGCATTATAATGAAGGCGGTAAAAAATAATGATAAGGTTAGGTAACAACAAAAATTTTTCCAACTCTTTTACAAAAGTAAAGCGAGAAGACTTATCTGATCAACTGAACTGGGTACTTGAAGCATCAGGGAATCATGTGTTTGGAGTAGAAGTAAAATTAGGGGAATTAGAGGAGGGAGAGATTACGCTTATCTCCCCTCCCCATGTAAGACTAGAGGAGCACACGTCTGTAGGTCGTACAAAGCCGATTAAGAAGAGTTATAAGTATTATGAGGGGTACTTGTCTCACCCCTTCTTTCTGCCTCTGTATGAAGCTCTAAATGGGGACTATGTAGACAACATGATTAGCTTGTCTGAATTACTGGGATCGGATGAAGAGATTTTTATTCAGTGGTTGTTTAAACGAGGATACGGGTGGAGAAAGAAAGCAGTACAGATGTACTCTAGCTACTTGGAAGGGAACGACACCCCTTTAACCTTTAAATTAGGGAGACTAATTCAGGATAAGACGTTACACACTCTCAATAAAGTGTCTGATTTTGATACTTCTAGAGAATACGAAGACCAAGTAGAGCACAAGATATTAGGGGAAGGATTTAGGTTCCAGTTGAGGGTAGGGGTGTACTCCAAGCGATACAAAACACTAAAAAATGAAATGGAACGATTATTACAGAAATACGATTCACATAACGCTTTACGACTATTCAGACAAAGAAGTGGCAAGGTCCAAACACTGGTTGAGGATTGTATTATTACACCTAATACAAATTTTCAGATTATTAGCCGAATTGAACTACATTCCTTGTTTGGAGGTAACCGAATAGCTACAGAACCAAAAACAGAAGTAGCTCCCTACACTAGTCAAAATGTTGACATTGCGGATGTAGTAGGACTCCTTCCTTCACACTCTAGGTCTGACCCAGAATCAGGAGTCTCTATACAAGAAGATATTGTATCTAAAGTGGCAGAAGCACTTAAACGAGTAAAAATTATTGATACCGCTAGACTGTACAACGAGTCAATAAGTGTAGGAGTAAGACTTACGGTTGTCCAGTTTAACATCCCCAAAGGTAAGACCTTAACACAGATTGTACAAAAGAGTAAGGATATACAGGCAGCCCTTGGGACACCTTCTATAGGAATAGAACAAGGAGACCATCCAGATACCGTCAAAATTATGGTACCGAATGACGAACAAAGCGTTGTAAGCCTAAGAGAGTTACTGGAGGATGAGTCCTTCCATACCTTTAGAAAGAAGAATCCTTTACCCTTCATTGTAGGTGTAGATGAAGTAAATAACCCAATATACCTATCCTTAACTAAACTTGTCCATCTACTTGTAGCCGGAACGACAGGAAGTGGTAAATCTGTATTCCTAAACTCCATGATTGTCACTTTAATGATGAACCATAAACCAGAAGAGTTACAGATGTACATGATCGACCCTAAACAAGTGGAGTTACAACAGTACGTGGATTTCCCTCATGTTCGTAATGTTGTTACCGAAATGGATCGAGCAGTAGTTACGTTACACAGACTTACTAAAGAGATGGATAAACGATATACTTTATTTAGAGAGGCAGGAGCCAAGAACATTCAAATTTACAATCAAAAAATGAAAGACACGATACCTTACATTGTATGTGTCATTGATGAGTATGCAGACTTAAGAGACGTAGCTCCCGATGTTGAGGATTATATAGCGCGTTTAGGGCAGAAGGCAAGGGCAGCAGGGATACACCTTGTGTTAGCTACCCAAAGACCAAGTGCAGATATTGTCAGTGGTCGAATTAAAGCTAATATACCAAACGCAATATCTTTCAATCTCAGTAATAGCAATAACTACAAAACAGTGTTTGGAACAGGTATTCCGTATAGTTTATTAGGTAAGGGAGACGGAGTAATGAGAGTGGAAGGTTATCCTAAAGAGTTTCAAAGGTTCCAGAGTGCCATCATTTCCCCTGATGAATCACAAGAAGAAGCTGTATACTATAAGCTATCTAAAGCACTTGGAGAAGGAAAAGGGAGAGTGGAGGATGAGGATGTAGAGGATTATGGCTATAATTCTCTTGAGGAAGTTAAGGAACAAGAAACTATCGAACCTATAAATGAAGAAGAGGATCTTCTAAACAAGCTAAAACATGTTATTGCCACAACAAAAGAAACAAAAGTAGCCCCTCTCAGGGATGAGTTAGGAGTTAAAACGTCCACTATGTCTGAACTAATGAATAAACTTGTGGAAGAAGGTTGGTTAGTCAAGCATAAGTCTAAAGCAAAAGGATATGAACTAATTGCAGATGAAGAAACCCTGTCTAAATGGAAAGAAGAGAGCTAATGTATGCTCTCTTCTTTATTTTATTCTAAAAAATTAAATTTAGGTGTTGACTTTTGTTGTCTGTAAGAATATACTGTAAAATATAGAAAGGTTACAGACTAAACTATAGATAAAAAGCGAGGTCGATACGTATGAATTATAACAGTCAATCTAATATTGAGACTAGGAACTTAAAACAAATGTCAATTGCAGACTTAAAAGACTCACTAGCAAAAGAAAAGGCAAAACTAAAGAAGGCAGAAAAAGAGTTTGAGTCAGTTAAACAGAACTTCGACGAGTATAAGGAAAAAATAACTAAAGAAATCGAAATTAAAGAAAATGAACTAGCTCTATTCACACGTAATTATGACCTAAAGAAGATTTATCGGGCTTTAAATGTTTTAGACTTTAAAAAAGGTCTGAAACATGTCTCTATCGAGACTATTAAGATGCTTGAGGAAGACCTAGGTATGTTAGTAGCTCATGGAGTAAAGAATAACTACTCAAAATTAGAAAACTATCAGTTAGGTGTATCTTACTCTTGCTTTGTTTTCTACTCATACTTAGGTACCCCTCCAATCACAGAAGGAAGTATGCATTGTATTGTTGGATTCACTAAATCTTTTAGATTGGATATTGCTGTCGCTAGAGACAGCGGTAAAGGGGAATACAGTATTATTGAAAAGTGTCGGGACAGCTTATACTTTCTCTCTAAATTAGCTAATGATTCAGGCTTTGCTAATAAAGTCTTACCTTTGCTAAATAATACAGAAGGGGATGAATAACATGTCTAATAATATGTTTGAAAGAGGTAAGATTACTCCAAGTATAGATGAGTTACTCGATCTTTCAGGGGATGAACTAGACGAGACGCTTTATAGTTTATCAAAACCAAGCTTAAAAGTAGTGGCGTTAAAGTTGCTTACGACTTTACAAGATGAAAAACCATACTCAGAGTACCTGAGGAAAGAGAATAGAGAGCTTAAAGATAAAATAAATCAAATTAGAGCTTACTTAGGAGAGGGGTAGTATATAAAAATGTCTAACTATATCCAAAAACTATCAATGGTTACATGTAGCGATTGTCGTCATACTTTTCTAGTACACGTTGATAATAATCCTACTGCTCGTTTTTGTCCTTACTGTAGTAGTAGCAGTGTCTTTTACTCCTTCTCTTATGTAGGGGCACCTACTAAAGAGGAGTTAGAGGATCACCTAGAATCTGTTATTGAGCTAACAGATCGACAAGTATCCTTACTAAACACAATGTACGGTTTAGCTGTATTAGAACTGATTCGTATGCCTCAAAGTACTTCCGAGGATCTAATAAAACTTAAAAAATTAGTAATTAAAAGATTTCCTTATAATGCAGAAGATATTTTAGACTCTTTTAACTCTAAAATAACCTTTGATGAAGAGGGGGAGCGAAATGGACTATAATTTAGTAGATACTGGTAGGAATCGATACGGTAACCTAGAGAAAGGAGTGTATCTTCATCCGTATAGGCAAAAAGCAATGGTTGGCTTTCGATTCCATTCATCTGATGAAGTTGAACTCTGTTATGATGAAGACTACTGGAATAGATTTTTAATTGATTGTCATGATGCGGAAGTTGAGCAAGCTGCTACAGGTGTTTACACTTCTTGGAATGATCCAAATGACTTGAATTTCAGAGAATTACTCAAGATTACTTATGAAGATGTTACATTTAACGTCCCTAGTATTGCGGTTTCGTCTCTATGGGAGCACTACTTAAACTACCTAAAATATATTAAGTTTAATAAGGATAAAGATAAAGAACCTAACGAATCTCAAAATAACTACCCTTTTATTACTGTTGTAGGTATGGATGGAAAAACTATATCTATGACCGAAGAAAACTATCTCACCTTCCTACATACACTTCAAAAAGTATATGACGAAAGAGAAAGTAAACTTAAGGAAGAACGAGAAAAAAAGGAAAAAGAAGCGAAGGAAAAATCGCTATTACGTAGAAAAGAAGAAGAAAGAAGAGAAAGAATTTCAAGAAGGATTAAGACTCGACTCCAGTTGCATGGGTATGATAACGCAGTATTAACTTACGAGGACGAGGATATTAAACAGTTTAGGTGTAAGAAGTACATGTTAGGTTTACACTTACCCTTTCTAAGCCGAGATTATCTTGTAACCATTAAGTATAAAGATACCGAAACTGTAGCTAATTTTGCTATTATAGGTGTACAACCTGTCAAGAGTAGCCATACTTAATGCTTAATGCTTAATGCTTAGTAGCTCCCTACACAACCTTAGACTCTTAGATTCTTAAACTATAACCTATAAGCTTTGACCCTTAAGGAGGCATGTATTATGGCGTTTATCTCATGTACGAGAGAAGAAGCAACACACGTAAAAATTGTTGAAGATTTTCCGCACTGGTCATTAACACATGGAGGAATTTACGAATATCATTACGACTACGATCCTTCCCAGAATACTCACTACATCGTACTGGACAACGGAACTTTATTCTATGATTTTGAATGTGCAGTTAAAGTAGACTATTTGAAGGACAGCATTAGAGCATGGTTTAAACTAGATCCATATTACGAGGAGACACGAGTGAGCGCTCTTCTAGACCGGATGCTGAAATTATGTCGTACCGCTTTGAGTTACTACTTCTCTATAGATGGTTCTGAGGATATTGAGGAGTTGGTACAAAAAGCTAAAGAAAAACACGAACAAGACTCCATAGCAACCTCTGTCTTAGAGTGGATCGAGAAAAAAGGGTTACCTCGTCTACAAGAGGTTGACTTTAATAACATTCCGAACAATGAGCAGTTTATTGCAACGGTTCAATTCGAGGAGTACGTACTTAGTTCTGAACTGAATTTTGGAGACCCTTACCCAGACGCAGAAGAAGTTATAAATTGCATAATGTCCTTCATAAACAGCTTACAAAAATATATAGACTTATCCAAGGAGGGAGACTCTCTTAATGACCCAGAGTAACAAGAAGACTATTGACAAGTGGAGAGCTATTATCGAACAGGATAAGGGTTCCAAAAAGGAGAGGTTCAAAATGGGGTACGCACTAGACGACATGAATAAACTAGCTTTAATCAAAACTCTTCAAGAATTGGATTTACCTAGAGAGCAGCTAGAGTCTACGCTAATTACATGTTTATTACACATTTACAAAAACGACCCGGAAAAAGTAATCCACTATCTTAGTAACCTACAACAATTTAACCAAAAATAGAGAGGGGACAGATTTTTTATGAATCAAGAGGAGCATTTGATGAGTGCGACTGATCAAGGTAAGTTTCTATTAACACTAATTAAAAGAAAATGGGATCTTTATAGGTATCTATACAAAAACAACCCCCATGCATCTACAAGTGAGGAATGTTACAGACGTATCAACATGAAGGCTAAATACGAAGAGATTTGTCGTGTTATTGACAGTCTACCCAGTACACAGGCTTTTATGGTGAATCAATCATTCGACGAACAGTTGCAACATTATCTAATTCAAGAACAAATAAACTATAGTAAAAATAAACCAAAACAGCCTTAGTAGCTCCCTACAAGTACAAAATATAGCTAAGGAGGTCATTATGAAGATCGATGATACTGTTTACTACTGGGAACGCGAGGCATTAGAAGAGGCTAAAGTTGCTATGATCGGAGGAGATAATCAAGTAGTTCTCGAAGATATAAGCGGTGAATGGTTAGTGAGATGCATCGAAGATGTAATTCATATTGACAATATGACCCAAAAGGAATGGAAGTACGTAACTAACTTATAAGGAGAGATAAACATGAAATTACAACAATTAGTAGATGAAGCCGGATTAGATGCAGAGGTTTACTTGTATGTTACTTCAAACCAAGAAGACGTAGAGATACATGATTTTAAGTCGAACCTAAACGCAAATGGTCAATACTTAGAGTTATACAGTTACATTGGGTACGATTTTGCCATAGTAGACAGGGAAGAATATAACGACTTACGATTAGACGTACAAGAGTACAAAGATCAAATAGCGGAGTACCAAGATCGTATTGATGATCTAGAGCAATTAGTGCAAGACTTGGAAGATGAGCTTGCAGAGTTGAGGTAGTAGGAGGTAGAGAGATGACTTTAACAAAAAGACAGCTACTAGTATTATTGTATGGTTTAGAAGTTTTGACTATCGTAGAGAATCAAAGAGCAGAAGAGCTTGGCTTACCGAAAGTGGAGTTAAGCAAAAAAGAGGAAGCCTACAGGTTAGCTAAAGATTCTCACTTAAGTAATGTCCCTTTACAATTTGATGAACTAGATAGCTTATTTTCTAACTTAGTAGACGAAGTAGCTAGGATGGGACTAGCCTCGGATGAACAGAAATTAATGAATCTACCTTCAAATAGTGAGTACACTCATTAGAATTCAGGTTTGGTTGTATTGTTAATCACCTATGACGCGTGGTTGTGACTAATAGAAGGAAACTGTTCAGCAAAGGAGGAATTTAAATGGGTAAAGTTTTTAAGATGAACGACTACGATTGGGTTTATGCGGAGAACGAGGAACAAGCCAAACGATTCTATTTAGATTTTAGCGGTTGCGACGAATTTGATCTAGAAATAAAAGAAGTAAGTCTCCAAGATAAGATGCTTTATGAAGTTGACAGATTGCCACTGGAAGAACAAAAAATGGTTCAGGAAATGAATTGGTTCGCAGGTGAATTATGTGCTTACAAAACATTTGAATGGGTTATCAAACAAGACAATATAAAAGCACCTGACATATTGGCGACCATAGAAGGTTAGTTCGCAGTTCGATCAAACTAAACAGTAGGAGGTTTCAGAGAGCTAGAAAAATGCAGAATTACTTAGTAGCTCCCTACAAAATTAAAAAAGACTTAGTAGATCCCTGCAACAAAAAAAAATATAAATTAGTAATCTGACCAAGGAGGTTTATAGAATGGATATAATGAAAGAAGTGGTAGTATTTGATCCTGTCTACATTAATAAAAATGATTATGTGTTTTTGAGATGGGAAGGTAGTCCTGTCTCATATATCATAGGAGTAGTGAAAGAAGTTGATAACGGTAAACTATCTGTCCTTACAACCGAAGGGGAATCGTATGTATACGCTCAAGATTTAAAGTCAAGGAAAGTGACATTACTAAAACACATATCTGCTAGGAAGATAAGAAATGATTCACTAAACAGAAACGCATAACAACTTAAAATTTGAAATTAACTATTGACTTTTAAGAATAACCTCCCATACACTAAATACTAAGATACATACGGAATTTGAATATGGAGGTTATTTTTTTTGTAGCCTATTGACTTTTAATCAATACTGCCTTATAATGAGAATATCAAGCACAAACACAAATTAAAGGAGTGGCTTAACATGGTAAAGAGATCGAAATCTTTTGTTGAACTAATGGAGCATATTCATAAGGAAGTGTTACCTAGACTGAATATAGAGGGTTCCGTCTATATTGATAAATCCACTGATGACGAGCTTGAAGTGAAATTAGAGGGGGCTTATTTTGAGGACGTTCACCGTCTACTTGTTAAAGTACTTAACATTAAAGAACATCAAGTAATTGATAAATATGATTATTATCTATCTTTTGAGGGGCTAGAAAAAATATATACAACATACAGAGAAGATGGCACAGTACTAGATAATCATTCAGAAGCATCAATATCAACAAAAAATTCGAGTGAGTTGTTAGATGTTATTGACAATGATGAGTATGTAGTTTTGAGCAACTTAATTGACACAATTGAGGACCGTATCAATGCAGAAATTACAAGGTCCCTAGATTATCTAGAACATTACATTAAACAAAACTTAATGGAAGGGTAAATAATGAATAATAAAAATGAATTATTAGACATAATAGAACGTATGCTAGTTAGTAGGTGTATCGAAGTATCTGTCCGAAGATCACCTACAAACAGACAATGGGAAATTATAGGATTTAAACAGAAAGTAAAAAGGAGGAAACTAGAGCAATGTTTAGACTAAACTTATTTAGTAGGAGAGGAGGTCTCTCCTCCTCGGATTATTACAGCCTAGAACGAGAGAAGATATGTAAAGATATAGAAAAAGCCTTTGGTGTATACTGTAGTCCGACAGCTATAGGTAATAAATACGCAGTTAACCGTATTATTTTAAGAGACGAGGATGAGAAAAATCACTTGATAAACAAAGAAAGTATGAAAAGAGAAGGGAGTAACGACATTGATGTATTTGTAAGTATGTATAGTAAAGAGGTTTTAAAGCCTGAAATAACGATGAGAGCTACGAGAGGAGTATTTGATTTTGATAGGCAGGAAACGTACTTATATGGGGGCGTAGACAAGGTTATTGTACGTATAAAGAGAGGTAAAATCAAAGAGGTCTATAAAGTACATGCAACAGAATGCTTAACATCGTGGACTAGATTAGTAAACCATATAAAAAATAAAAAAGACTAAAAAAGTTATTGACAAAAAGTCAATACGAGGTTATGATAAGCGTGTAATAAAAAAAATGAAAAGGAGTCGATTTAAATGGGTAACAATCCGTTTTTACTAGTAGTTTGTGTGTTTATCGTTGCGTTTCTTGGTCTGATGATTATTCCTTTCCCGATCTTTTTTGTCCTTTGCTGCTTGATTGGGCTTGCGTATGGTTGGCACAGAGAAGGGCAACGCATACAATATGAGCAACAAATGATAGAAGAGGAGGAGGAAGCAGAACATAACCCTCATCATAGTGGGGATAAGGATATTCGTAATCGTAGACGACCACGTAACAGAGGATTCTAAGTTTTAAAAATTATTTTCACTTTCTTTTTAAAAACCTATTGACAGTAAGTCAATAAAAGGTTATAATAAAAATATAATAAAAAAGGAGATGATTTAAATGGAAATGAGTAAAGAAAAGGTAATGAACATGATTGAGGAATTGAAAACAAATATCTTAGATGGGTATATTGTCCACGGAGACGATCAATTAGAAAAAGCATTACAAGACCTCAATTATTTATCTTATGGTTACAGGCATGATGATCTCAACATTGTAAAAGCGGTTCATATGTTAAGTTACAGTGATGAGGTCAGCGAGCTAGCCCTAACTGTTCTTGAAACAATGTAAAATTATTTAAAATGTTGTTGACAATAAATCAACACAAAGGTATAATAAAAGTAACAAAAAATCGGGAGGAATAAAAATGAAAATAAAAGAGTTACTTGCAACTAAAAAGGTTAACGCGTCAGGTTTTGCTGCAATTGCTGAACTTTCCAAACATAGTAAAGGCACAGAAGAGGTTGTTCTTTCTTCTCTTGCCCCGTCTGTACTGGCAGAGCAAGGAGTTATTGAGTATTATGCTTTACAACTACCTCGTGGTATGGTGTTTAACACAGCAGAGGAGATTATTGAGGCAGATTTACCTGTCCGCAAATACCGAATCGATACAGACGTTAATGCAGACGGTTTAGAGGTTGTTGTTATCTCTCGTCATCAAGGCACAGTAGACCTACTCAAACAACAATATCCAAATGCAGTTGTGTTAGACCAAATTAGTGCAGAGGACATTGCAGGTAAGCACGTAGTTGGTACGCTTCCGCCACATCTAATTACATCGGCAGGGGCTTACACAGCCGTGACAATCGCAAACTTTGACTATACAAAAGACGGTGACTTGTCAGGAGTTGAGCTTAAAGAGCGCTTGACTATCTCTGATAAGCCTATCAAAGTAAAGGAGATTAACTAAAATGGGTATGGATGTTTATGTTGTAGGAGTAAAGTCTCCTACAGAAGAGCATAAAAAGAAAGTAGAAGCGTACCGAGCATGTGAAGCAGCCGGAATAGAGGTACCTTCCGAACTAGAGATGTATTTCGACTACACAGAACCTTCAGAAGACGGTATGGAGGTAAGTATTAGCGAAGCTGTTTCGGGAGATGTGATGTACGACGAAGGCGTAATGACTATTGATCTGTCTAAACTTCCTAGCGGTGTAACACATATTAAAGTTATAGGTAGTTACTAGTTATTAGTTACTAGGTTTGCTAGCGTCCATCATTTTAATGATGGTGGGCGCAATGGAGCTTTAAAAAAAAATAAAACAGGAGTGATTATTATGAAATACAAACTAATTAACAAATTAGTAAATTTAACACCACACGAAGTAGTGATTTTCGAAGAGGATGGAGTGACACAGATTTGCAAACTACCTTCACAAGGTAGCGCAAGAGTTAAAACTGAAAGTGTAGAGGTTGGTATAATTAGAGACATTCCAATTCGCAAACAAACTTATGGAGAAGTCGAAGGGTTACCAGAGCAAAAGGAAAACACCTACTATATTGTGTCAATGCTAGTTAAACAGGCGTTACCTGATAGAGATGATTTACTTTCTCCTGACACGTCTCCTAGTGGGGCTGTGAGAGATAGCGAAAATAGAATCATTGGAGTAAAAGGGTTTAGTATTTAAAAAAATAAAGGAGTGTTTAAAATGAAAGAGGAAATAAAAAAGAGGAGTTGTTGAAAATGATGAAACAAATTATGTAACAAATGTCATCGTTAGAGTTGAACACAATCTAATAGAAGGTTACACAGAGGGATACAACGGGTTTAAAGAAGGTGAGTTAGAAGCTTACGTCAGAATGGATTATTACGACTTTAGAGACTTTAAAGAAAAAGGAGTAGTAAGATATATTTACATTGATACGACACCAAAACTCGCTAAAAAATTTATTCGTAATCAACAACATTTAATTGATGTTTTACAAGGTGACTTATCAAATAATCACGGTATTAATTTTACACTAAAGGAGGAAACAAAATGAAAAAAGTAGTTTTAACAAATAAAGAAAATGGTAAAAAGATTGAAATCCAATTTTCTTTCACTGGGCGAATTGAAAATTTAACAACTATCATGCACAACTTAACACCTAGCAGTAATTTAGAAGGTTGTGTTCTGAGAGGGTTAAAGTATGATAAGTTTGTAGGTATTGAAAATTCATGGAATTCTTCTTATCTAGTTATGATGGAAATTACATCTGATGAAGTTTTTATGTCAGATTTAGCGTTGAAATATTTTGATTATCATGTTAGTTATGATATTGAATAGGAGGAGGTGAATAGAATGACAATCTCAAAAGAACACATGGAATATAGAAAATTTATTTCAGAATCTCAGGTGATATTCCCTTTTTTCGGAATAAATGAAGCTTTCTCAGAAGGAGGTGTAACATTTTTTACGCAAGAATTGTTTGGGACTGATGAAGAATTTACCTTTAAATTTAGTTTGCACGTGCAAACTTTAAAGGAAAGCGAAGGAAAAACTAAAACGGTGATAACTAAAAAAGGTTTAGAGCCTGAATGTGTTAATGAAACATTACATGTAAATGTTAATGTTTTTACTTCACCAGAATCATATAAAGAAATGTTAAATAATAACCATATTCTTGTTGATTTATTACATGAGGACGGACGTGTTAAATTTAGCAACTATATGGCGGTGGAGTATTAAATCATACAAAAAGAATGATGATGAATGGTGTAAAAAAAAGAGATATAAATCATATTACTTTAAAATTAGAGTACTTATTAAAGAGAGTATCATCAAAAACAAGAAATGATCTTGAAAAAATTAATGACTGTAAAACTTTAAACGGCTAATAAATAGCCGTCTTTTTTTATTTACATTAAATTATAAAATAATTGTTGCAATATAATATAGATGTGTTATTATTAAGGTAGTTAGAAAAAATAATTATCGCTTAGGAGAGTGAATGCAATGGAGAAACGTTTTGTACTGTTTCATAATTCAGTAGCTTGCCCAGCTGTTACAATGAACGAGGATGATCCAATTTATTACGACTTACAGGAAGAGGGTAAGACGGTTACAAATGAACGTAATTTAAAGTATGTTCATATTTACAGAGAAGTTGAAAATGATTATGGTTTAACAGAGTATCGTTATTTATCAACTGAAAATGCTAACGAGTACGAAAGTCAACAAAGTATTATAACCTCGTTAGAAGAAGTTGATGGACGTATCACAACGGAATATGGGTGGTATTTAGTGAACGGTGATGGTACAGTCACAGTAAAATGTTTTATAGCTACAGGGGTTTGGCAAGACATGTTAAGCGTAACTAATGACTTAATAGATAAAGGAGTTTTGCCTGTTTATGATAGTGTTGAAAATCTTACAGCGTTATCTTGTGCGCTGTTTAAAGGTAGTGATCATACAATGAACGCGGATATTACAACCTATAGTGTAGAGAATTGTATGATGATTGAGTTTGAAATTTTTAAATAAGGAATAAGGAATAAGGAATAAGGAATAAGGAATAAGGAATAAGGAATAAGGAATAAGGAATAAAATTGTTTTATAATGAGTGTTAGGTGAGAGAGTGACCCCAGTATAAGGTATAGTATAGTATAGTATAGTATAGTATAGTATAGTATAAGGTGAGGAGGGGGAAGTCTCTACCCGACCCCTCCTCACTCACTTGTACTAAGCTAGTATATAATTATCGCATGTAAAATATGTAAGTTACTCACCTCTAATAGCCACCAAGTACCGAGTTTCAAGTACCAACCATTATCCTTCACTCTTCACCTTTCGGCTGCCTACCGTCTAGTAGTAGTAGTAGCTTACCTTTTAACTCATAAATTCTAAATCTTAATTCTAAATCCACAACTCCTCTTTTCCATCCCTATCGATACACGCCCCTAACAGGCTCATACAGACATTTTATAGTAGCAGACTAGTTTTACCTTAGTAACTCCGTAAAACGTCTAAAAAGTAGCTTTAACAGCCTCTATAGTAGGTATAACTCCCTCTTACTATCTTCTCTCTTGACTGTGTAAATGTGTGAATTAGAGTTAGAAGTAGTTGATTGTAAGTAGCCTAGTAGCGACCTAGTAAGTAGCTGACAGTAGCTTAAAACTTAGTAGCTCCCTTTTTCTGCTCCATCCATGGCAACCCATGCGTCTCACTGCATAACAAAAATTTACAACTACTATGTGTCATGTATCGCATGTTTTAACCTTACATCTTACATATAATAAGTAGGAATTTTTTTATTAGTTGTGTTGACTGTCTGTATTTTATGTGTTACGTTATATACATCAGATACGGAGGAGGTTGCAAGGCGATGAAAAGACTAAACAAGTATTTTTTTGATCAAGAGGACATTAGTATTATTGATAGCTTATGGTTTTTTGGTGTCCTAGGTGGCGTTGTTGGCGGTTGTGTGTTGATCATGTTAGTACAGATTATCTTTTCAGTTTACTTATAATTTTTTTTAAACCTATTGACACTAAGTCAACACTATGGTATTTTATTAATAAGCAGTACAAATTCAATTAAGGGGATGGTATATTATGACAAAAGCAACAACAATCACTTATAAGGCAAGCGACGTAGACGGATGGGAGGACATTAACCATCTTGATACTATTGATCTTGATAGTTTTGTTTTTAGTCTGTTTACTCAATTAAAAGAAGATGGGCTTTTACGTAAAGGGGACTATCTTACAGACACTGACCAAGATAATGTGTATCATGTCAAAAATGATAGTAAGAGCAAAGTACTCGTTTTAGAATTGGATATGGATAGCGACAGTGAATATATTGTACACATATCTATTTCAAATTAATTTTTTAAAACTTGTTGACAATAAGTCAATACTATGTTATTTTATTAATAGGCAATACAAATTCAATCTTAGGAGATGGTATATTATGACAAAATTAAGAATCGAATCTAGAGCGTATGATTTTGAACTACTAATTGGTGACGAGGACTCAATTTTGGACTACTTTTTTACTAACTACGCAAAGGAGGACGTTTATCTTTGCGACGCTATGCACGAGCAAGCTGATAACTACGTGCCTGTCTATCATAGCGACATCTGGACAAATGCGTCCGATGTGCAAGAGTACATTAACGAAGCGCTAGAGGATGGACATTTGGACGGTGTAACCGATATTACTCGTATCTTGCAAGTCGGATATTACGAATACTACTACGCGCTTTTAGACAACAACCTAGACGCGCTATGCCACAACTACATCGTCGATGAGGTTAACAAATATCTGGAAAACCTTAGTGAGGACGAAGCGGAAAAAGTCGACTTGGAAGAAATCGCGGAACGGATCGAGACGTACACAGATGGTATTGATCGCGATATTATGTTTAGTCATGTTGATGAGTACGCTAGTCACATTATTGATGATCTTACGTTTATCCTAAAAGGATGGAACGTGGACATGTCAGGGAAAGGTAACTAATTTTATAACGCTAACACTCACCTTATAACCATAATCTTACATTTTTCATCTTTTACCTAAAATATGGTATTTGCTGCAAAATGCGTAATTTATAAGGTGAGTGTTATGGGCTATAAAATCTTTATGTTATCCTGTTGACAATAAGTCAATACTATGTTATTTTATTAATAGGCAATACAAATTCAATCTTAGGAGATGGTATATTATGTCAGTTATTAATGATCATAACGTTTATTGGGTATCTATTGCCCATGTTAATGGAGAGCGCGTGCAAGTTCCTGTATTTAAAGTGTTTGTCGCCTCTCACGATGAGGCGAAGGTTTGGATTGACAGGCAATTGCATCATGAGTGGTCTATAGTCGAGTAATGTCTACCAATGTAGTTTATGCAGTTTAATAAACCCTAAGGAGATGGTATTTTATGAATACAGTAAAAATGATTGACGATAATGGGACTATAACAGTGGTAGGAACGTGGGAACTTCCGCCCCTCGAATCTCTCGTTTGTGCGATAGAGCAACAGATTAAAAACAACTTAAATACTTGGGACTATGATTACATCAAAGAAATTCATGGAATTACGGAAACAAAGAACGGCTATTCCTACGCATTTGGGGAAAATAGCGTTCTTTATGTTAAAAAGTAAATTGGAAGGAGAGGGATAGATAATGTTACGCATAACTAAAGACATTGAGGACGCACGCAAGCGCGTTAACCGTATCGCCAACAATTGGGAGGCACATTATCAGCACCACCTAGCCACCACACTCTTGCACCGCGCAAAGCACACCATCACAAATGGTGGTACTCACGTAGTGTTATCTCGTAAGTACCAACAAGTTTTACGGGACATTGATGACTTGTTGGTACTAGCGGACAAACATCTGGAACTAACCTCCTCCAGTTCCAGTCAGGGGGGAGGAGAATGAATTGTAATCAACTGCATAGAGAGCTTAAACAATCCGTACAAGAGTTAGGGTTTACGTATATCGCTGATAGAGCTTTAACACACCATCCTGACGATTGGTATCTAAAGGTAATATATGCGTCAAAAGGGGACACATACGCCACATGGATATATAATGCTATTAAACAGGTATTGGTTGAAGGACACTACTTTTCAAGCGATTGCGACGCTATGTCGGATTTCCTTGACCGTAGATAGATTTTTAATCCTAATTTTTTCACATAGTGTTGACAGTAAGTCAACACTATGTTATTTTAATTATAAGCAATACAAATTCAATCTTAGGAGATGGTAAGTTATGGAAACAGTACAAAAAATGACGGAAATCAAGAAGGAAATTTTTAAAGAGATTAAATCAAATGAGGAGGTGACAATTAAAATAAAAATTTATGACGAATTTGACGATGGTTACGAAGGTGTAGGTCAAACTTATGATGTTGAGATTTATACCTATTCAGGAGGTGAATGGAGCGTTTGGACTGACAGAATATTCTACGGTGAAAAGGAAGGGGATGAAAAAGCGCTAAAACAGGCTGAAAAAAGGGCAAGATCGGTTTTAAAAACAGTAAAATACTGGTTTATGAATGATGATCGTGTCAAGGTGGATGAGGAAATAGAATTATATAATTGTTAGTTAACACAAAGGAGCTTCCAGTTAGTTCCTTTTCTTTTTTGCTGCCATATACCAATATTTGTATATGTAATAAGATGGAAACCCTCCCCCGTGGTAATTTTTCCCATAAAGCAGCATAGAGGTGGGGGAAGTCTCTACCCGGGGCACAAATTTTCCCAGAATTTTTTTTCTAAAATTATTTAATTACCAAATATTACCATTACCATATAAAGGAAAGAGGAAGCGGAAGGACACCCCCACCCCTACCCTCCTCATCTACCTCACCCTACCCCCACCTCATGTTCCATGTTCCATGTTCCATGTTCCATGTTCCATGTTCCGAAATTAGAATTAATACCCCTCCCCGTTTATCTGGGACACTAAGTATTGAATACCGAGTATCGAGTATCGAGTATCTCTCCCTATTACTACTCTAAAGTCTGCTACTTCGGCTTTTACTGCCACTTAGTTAGGGAATAACTTACTAGAGTCTAGACTTCTGAGCACTTTTAAAGTTATCATAGGCTTTAATTTAAGGTTTAGTACTGTTACATCCAACCATAGGGAACCCGGATTCATCAACGTAAGCAACAATGTACAAACTATCCGTTATTCGTTATTCGTATGAGTCTTTATTCTTTATATTTCCCATATTCTTGTCCTCTGACAATTCTTCATAGTAGTTAATAAGGTTATCTAATTGTATTAATGCCCCTCTAAGCATATCCGGATCACCCAAGTTACCTTCCAAAGCGTAGATGAGTTTAGTTCTTCTCGCTTCTAATTCTTCTAAAATATCTTGAATTCTTACTGATTTTTCATAGCCCAATTTTTGTTCTTTCATGATTTCCTCCTAAAATAAGTGTCATTGTATGAATTTCCATTTAATTATTCCTTACAACATACGGAATACGGAATACGGAATAAGACACAACTTATTTTTGATGTGTACCTTCTACCCCTCTTGCTTCCCTTCCCATTGTTCGTTTTCTTAGCCATAAAAGAGCTTCTTCTAATTTTTCGATTGCTTTTTCATTTTCTCGACAAGCAAACTCTGATTTTTGAAAGTGTGCTAATCTGCAAATAACCATAGAGATTAAATCTTCATTATTTACACCATTCACACCATATTTTTTAATTGGACCTGATTGAAAATTAATCTTAGCTAAAATATTTAATTGTTCTTGGCTGTCTCTAACTTCAAAATAATTAGGTGCATTAAAGTTAAATCCCTCTTCGTGATGCACCTCTGTGTACTTACTTGTTAACAAATCATACTCTAATTTCTTCATTGTTCGTTCCTCCTAAGATTTAATTTTAATTTACTTCACCAGTATTTTGTAAACAGTAAACACTTTTCTGAATTCCAAAAATACTTCTCCTTCTTTTTTCTCAACCCTCCCCGTTGTGATTAACTAAAAAATTATCTTAAATCATAAGTTTTTTCTTGTCATAATCAATTCATTATAACAGCCGACAACCAACTTGACTTGATATTTAACATCGTCTAATGCATTATACTCTATTAATGAGTTGTCTTCATAACGCTGTTTTAATTCCTTCTCTGTGATTCCCAATTTTTCACTAGTCAAGTCAACAATAGTTCGTACATCTCGGTCATTCTTATAAAAGATAGGATATTCAAGTCCCCTATTTTCTAATTGACATTGAATCATTTTATTGTCAAATAGAATGCCATTCCCCCACAGATAAACATTTTTCATATCCTGACTTTGAAATTTCAACCAGTTATAAAAATCATTCAGTAAATCCCCACTGGAATCTTCTCCACTATTTAATAACTCAGTAAGTAGCTCTTTATTGGTATTTAGCCACCATTTTAATGTCGAACCATCGACTCTTAAGAAAGGGTTCTTCTCTATGTCTGCAATTTTATTGAAGACAGAGTGATGTTTACCTGTTTTAATATCGAAAGATATTGCACTAATTTGAAAAATGGTTGAATCCGTACTTGTTCCTAATGTTTCAATATCTACCATAATATCTTTTCTCATAATTTCACCTCTCGAAATTTTCACTATTTGTTTATAATTATAAAATCCCTTTCATGAAAAGAAATGTTATAGCCATTTGTGATGACGATTATTTTCTCTTTGTTGTCAGTCTTTAATATTTTTGTTTTATAAATTTCACCTTCTTTTATTCCTAGCCAACTATCTGTCCTGAGTGCCATAACTAACAAATTAATCATCCTTTTTCATTTCATCCCTAACGCTATATTTTGCCATATTCTCACCTCATAAAAGAATTACTTTATCAATCCTCATAATCTCCGCTAACAACTTCATCTTTCGAGAATATTGGCAATATCCAGAATAGCCAATATGTAGTACGTTTTCTTTGTTGTTTTCCGTAATATTTTCCTAGTAACTTATTGATTTTTTTAATGTAGTATCTTTCTGTTACTCTAACCATAATATCGCCTCCATGCAGAAAAGATTCATTTTAACAAACTTAATAATCTAGTAATGTCTTCTGATTTATGACCATCCCATTTTGGTGCAAATTCTAATTCCAACACTTTAAATAAATCCCAGTGGTCTTTGTGATAATGATACGTGTAGTGCCCTTCAATCGTTTCTATCCCTACAATGAAATAATCATCATACATTGTACCATCATCGTGCTTCCATGATTTCCATGCTCTAGTTTTATATGTGTTGCAAATAATAGCGAATAGTATCATTCTATGATAATATAATTCGTTAAAAGTATGGTAGCCATCACTTACTTCGCCAAGACTATCTTTCACTTTAATTTCCCCATCTTCTGTATAATCAATCTCTTGAAGTAATACAGTGGCTCGGAAATTCTTATCCCAATTACTGTTATTAAACTGTTCGCTAATCCAATCGAGAATATCTACATTGTCACTATCTACACAAATATCAAACTCTTCTTTCTTCATAATTAACCTCATAAAAGAATCATTTTATTCATTCATTTTTGACCAATCATTTCCTTCAATAATGTAATACTTAAAATTTGACTTATCATTATATTCTGATGCAAACGGTATTAAAAGAAATATTGACAACATTAAATACAGTAGTAGTCGCAATTCTTTATACTCTTTAACTTCTAAAAAGAGTAACAGCCATATTATATATATATGGGCAACATTATAATAAAAACTATCAATATTCCCATTCATTCTACCCCTTGATAATACATTTATTGATAAAATATCCCTTTTATCTATTAAAGATTTTTTTGTTGGTTGTATTTCTTATATGCTTTACTCAAATAATAAGCACTCTTACCTCTGTAAACACTATCACCTAAAATGTAAACGAAATCCTTATACTTACTATTATCTACTCCAATAGCATTTTCTTTTGAAACCTTTTTTGTCACATTCTGATAAAATTATCCTTCTATCTATTTCTTCACTTAGCAATCATGTTCATAGTCCCATGCCCAACCATCTCCACCAATAAACCATTCTCCATCCTTCCATTCTTTGTCAAATTGTTCCATTGTTTCGACTTCATGACCACATTTGAGACATTCTATATATAAAGATTCCTTCTCATCCTCATCATCGGTGAAAATAATTCCTCCATTACCGCTCTCTTCAACATCAAATCCTGCATCTCTTAAGTCTTTTATTAATTGCTCTCTTGTAACGTTGTTAAAGTAATCATCTATTTCTTTTTTTATTTCTTCATAATTCCAAGACAATTTATTCACTCCTTTCGGTGTATGATCGAACTGTACATCAAACTATCTCATACTTTTTCTTTTTTCTGTTTTCTAACATAGACAATTTTGCAATAGCCATAATCGTAGCATCATGTTTTCCTTTATAATATCCATGCTTGAAACTGCCTATTTCTGCTTGTTCTTTCTTCTTTTCAAATTCTTCCGCTTGTGCAAATAACTCCTCTGCCCAATCATCTAACAATTTATCGTAATCCAAATTAGGCTTATTCAAAATATTCACTCCTTCACAGTTTCCTTCTACTGCTTAGTTGAGTCGTAATGCGACATAATCTACTGTCACTACGACACTACTCTTTTTTCTAAGTTCTCCGCTTCTACCGTATTCTTATGAATTACTTTTTCGATTTCAAAATGGTTGAAATAAAAATAATTATCATAGTCATAAGTTCTATCTTGTTTGAAGAAACGTTTTAATCCAACTGGATATTCAACAGAAACATAGTCCCAAGCTCTCATACTGCTATGATTAATTATTCTATGACCAATAATCATATAATTCTTCGGGATGTCGTGAGGATCTTCGACAATGACTACTGATCCTATTGGTAATAAATACTCTTCCAAATTTATTTCACCCTTTCTTGTTACGCAATCTCCTTCTATTACGACTTCTAGACCGTTATCTCAATCAATAGCTCAGCATCCTTTCTACTGCGTGATATTCTCGAACTGTGCATCAATTAGCTTTTTGAATTAGAACTAAATCGTTCATTTCGAAGTCACAATAGAAAATTCCATTATAGGCTTCTAATTCTTTCATAACAGCAGGTACGTGTTCTTTTTCAACGATTGTTTCACCTGTACAATAAACTAATTCTGCCTTGTATTTAGCATCCATTTGTATTTCCTCCTCACTGATTTGTATTTCCTCCTCACTGAACAGTGTGAACGAACTATTCATCAAAAGTAACAGCTTCCGCTTTTCCTTTAACTACTTGGATAGCATCTTTCTTTAATACGTCTAATTAAGGGCTGTTTTAATGGCTTTGCAATAACGTATCTCCCGTTTTTAATTTTAGTATTGTGAAGCAAATCATCAGCTTTTAACATTTCGATTCCTCCTTAGTTCGCATTTAATCTCTACTACGTTATAGTGCCGAACTATTCATCAATAACTGTATAGCCTTTTATAAAGTCATTTTCTAAATAGTCGTAGTGGTTATAACACACTTGACAGTGTACTGTTCTTTCTGTTTCTGCTTTTGTTAAAATATCGACATTGCCACAATTGGGACATTTGCTTTCATATTTCACAACTTCCCATCCTTTCTAAGGCACAGTTTCCTTCTATTAGTCACTACCTCCATTTGGGGAGAGTCGGGCTACGACACTAATAAGTAATGTAGCTTATAAGGGCATCCGTTAAAGAAAGTTTATAGACACTCATTCTGTGCATTAACCAATCTAAGTCTTTGTCTGACTCTTTAAGTTTAAAAAAACGCTTAAAGTCTTCGTCCGACAACTCTAAACGGTGCTTATTCGCACTATCTTTCACCTTATGGAAAAGTTGCTTAGTCTTATCGTTAGTCACAAATTCATCTTTTAAGTGTTCATATTCAATTACATATTCCATCTTTATCATCCTTTCTTAGTGGATTATACTCCTTTAAAGTTTTAGAACTCATAGTCTAATACAGTATCTTTTAATATGTTTTCTAGATCTTTTTGGTGCACGATTTTACTTTCCTTAAGCTCACTCACAATTTGAATAGAATAAGAGTCGACATCTTTATCCTTCATAGTCACTACTGCTAAATCTAGAGCAGAAATCTCATCTTTTAATCTCTCTAGTTTGATAGTGGCTTGCAATGCATTCATATTTTATCTTCCCCCTTCCTCTTTTCTTGTTCGCTGCTAAATACTTATTTACTATACTTTGTCTCACGCTAATCCCTCCAACCAGTATCTTGGTAAAGGTTCCCAACAACTTCTACTAACTCAGCTTCTGTATGCAGGTACCAACTGTTTGGATTTTTAGTTAACTCTATTATCACAAAACAACCTTCATCAAAAACAACTTCACAACAAGGGGATTCGTCACTGTGAAACACTATATCCCCCTCATAGATTTCCGTTCCATTTTTGTCTTTAAGTCCAGTGTACTGCCTCATAGACGCTAATTCACACATGATAGGAGACGTTTCCGTGTAAAGATAAGCTTGTGGCTCGCTACCTACATCTTTCAAAAATTCATCTCTAAATTTAATGTCACGCCACCCAAATCCGTAATGCCAACTGTTTGTAGCGAGGTTGAAACCTCGAAATTTAGGTTCTCTCACATTAACCTCCCCTTTCGGTGTATGCTCACACTGTTCAGTAGTGGGTTTTCAAATCAAAATCAAAATCCCACTGTTCTCTTAGTGATAACAACAATCGAAAATCAAAAATCATTTTTCCTTCTTTGCAAGCATGTAGATAAATTTTTGTTTGTTTTTTTTTATACATATTCCTCTTTCTTGAACTACTCACCACTTAACACCCTTTCGTGTAATCTAGCAACTCTACGTTTTTGTTTCTGATAGTTTTTTGCATCAAGAAGGTTAATATCATTGTTTTTAGCATTTAACGCACGTCTTGAAAGTTTTCGCTGTTCACGTTTTAGTTTCTTTTCCATTTTTGATGTGAATTTATTGTTGTCAATCTTGCGACCATCAGAAAGAATGGCAAAGTCAGTGATGCCTAAGTCTATACCAATAGATGATTCAGTTTTCTCCAATGACTGTACTTCTATTTCTGCAAGAATCGATACAAAGTATTTACCACTAGGATTTCGTCTAACAGTAGCATTAAGGATACGACCATGTACTTCACGACTTTTGGCAAAGCGAACAAGACCAAGTTTCGGCAATTTGATTTTGCTGTCTACAATGGTAATGTTATTGTTTGTTTCTTTAGTCGTGTAGGATTGTACCTTATTCTTTTTAGACTTGAAGCGTGGTGCTTTATTTTGTTTCTTGAAGAATCGAGTATACGAATCAGCAAGGTTTTTCAGTGAAGATTGAAGGGCAATGCTATCAACTTCTTTTAGCCATACTAATTTCTTTTTTAGTTGTGTTAATTCAGCAGAACAAGAATTGTAAGTTAATCCTTTGCCAGTTTCTTTGTATGTATCGTTCCATTGCCCTAAAAAGCGATTAAATACAAAACGACTACATCCGATTGTTTTAGCAATTAAGATTTCCTGTTCTTTGGTTGGATAGATACGGAATTTGTATGCTTTGTTGACTAACATTGTTTACACCTCACTTTAGACCTTGATTTTCAATGTACTTTCTAACTACGTTGATTGGAGATCCGCCAGTAGTTAGTAAGCAAAAACTTCTCGACCAAAACATTTCTTTCCATAGCTTTTTTCTTATTTGTGGGAAGTCGCGTTTTATCAGACGAGAACTTGCACTTTTATAAGCATTGATGAACTTTGACAATTCTGTATTAGGGTGTGCTTTGAACAAGATGTGAACATGGTCTTTATCATGATTCCATTCGTCCATTACTACTCCTCTTTCTGTTTTGTTCAACCCATTACCATAGTTTTCAACGTATAATCATTTTTTCTTGAAAAACAAGTTTGTAATAATAATGCAATTCGACATTATAGGGTGGTAATACGGTATCAGTTAAAATCAATATAAACTGTAGATCCTCCACCATCCACTACATCGGTTATTTCAATGTCTTCGTTAAACTCTTTGTCGTACAAGATCACTTCTTTACTTTGTGGCATCTCTTTTAACTTTTCAATCAATTCTTTTACAATCATCCCCGTAGGCAGAACTCGAACTTCTGTCTCTTTAACCAGATAAACATCAAACTGTTTTATACTTTCCTCAGAGAACTCGTTAAAGTCCTCCTTTAGTACCTCGACAACATTTTTCATAACATTATTTCTTTCTTCTTCTGACGCTTGCTCATATTCACTAATGAATTCTTCATCCAACTCATGCTCAATGTGTATTTTAATTATTTGTTTCATTTTCTACCTCCCATAAACTTCTCGTAGTAAGTATAATAAAGACGCTAGTCCTCTAAAACCTGTAGTTTAACTACTTCCACTTCAAACCTCTCTTTATAACTCTCTTCATAACCTACATCCCAGTATTCTTGAAGTTCTCGTGTAACTCTAACTACTTTGTATAACACATAACTTCCCTCAAAGTCTATATGGTATTTGTTTAGAGGGTAATATTTTATATGTTCCCCATATTGAGGTATACTCATCTCGAAATAGTTTTCGGTTTGGGTTTTGTGTAAAGGTTTCATACCATCTAAATCCACCAGTCTAACTAATGCCATTTTTCTTTTCCTCCCCTTAATAATTTCATTTTATTTGTCCATTCGGTGAAATATATCGACGATCTGTTTTCCGATCTCGATACGCTGAAATCCGGTTCCTACGACATCCTCAACTAAATCCTTGCGGTTCCGCCTGACCTCGCTAGTAGATCGTACAGCGCCAATATCGACGAGTATACGTGGAATATACGTCTCGTCCGTAACGTGTGTTGGCAGTACGTTTAAGGAGCCGTACGAGTGCGATTGATCGCCTAGTCCGATGTTAACGATGTGATGACGCGGATAATTGAACATCAGTATACCTCCAAAAAGTACTAGATTGTCTTTGCTAAAAGGTGAGATATTTTTACTTCATTGATATTTTGGTCGTATTTTGTATCTCGCTCTCTATTATACAGTCTATTTAACTATCTGTCAAGCCTGCCAGTAACCATAAGACCAATAACCAACCTCTTTGTTACAGTCTTTACACATTTTTTTATATTCTGTTGTTACATGGGAGCCTAACTCCTCCACAATAAAGTCAGTGTCTTCAAGATTTTTACTATTACAGTATTGGCAAGATATAGGCTCCAAACTAACTGCATCTAGGTACCCTGCTTTAACCTGCTGTTCGATGTAATCTTTAAATGTATCTACTATGCTACTCGTCCCTTTTCAATAAGATACTTTTTACGCCTTTTTTAGTAACTAACGTAAAGACTCCTTATCAACTAAAGTTTTTTCAGTATTCATCTACATAGACACTGTAGAAGAAGTAACCATATTACAGGTCCTCTAACTTATCTTCATACTGCATAATTAATTTGTCTAACACCACCAAAGCCCCTCTGATAAAATCTCCGTTACCGTTACCGTTTTTTAGTTTATCTAGTAGCTTACTTCTTTCTGTCTCCAAATGATTAATAACCTCTTCGTAAGTTAAGTCCATTTTTAATATCTCCTCTTTTTATTATTTTTTAGTACTTTGTTCTAGGTGTTTTATACACTTACCACATAAACTTTTGTAATCAAGACTATACAATCGAGTAATTTTAGTACTACATATCTCACAACATCCTAACTCTGGCTTAATCCAATGAATATTATGAGTAGGAATAATTAGATTAGGAACATTTTCAGCTCCGAGATCTTTTCTCCAAAATTCATACAATAAGGTGTAGTTTCCTTCTTGACTCCATACATCGAAGGATTTCTCTTTAATAACCTCTTGTCCGGTAGTCCTACAATAATCTTTATAAAGGACAACAATTCCCATGTTATATTTATCTCCTTAACCTCTTGTATATTAGGCTTCCCAGTACCCATCAACAGCTTTATTAATAACAAGGAAAGGGATGACCCATAGAAACCAATAGATAGTCTTTTTTTTTATTTTTTTTTGTGAACCATAGTATTTGTTATTAATTTACTAATTTTATTGGAGAAATATCATTTATGTAGCTCTAATCATCGATATATTCGTCCTTTTTTAGTTGTTTGTAAATGCTTTATAAGGATTCTTTAGTGATTTTAGACGAAAGAATTTCTTCTTCCAAAACCTGATAATCCCACTCTAATATACCGTCTTCATTAAATAGACTATGGTCAATAGCATGTGCTGCTGAATTAGCATGAGTATTCTCTTCATCATAAATGACTGTCATAACAAACGTCTCTTTCTTAATTGCCATATCTGTACCTCCTTTTACTTATCTCGTAAATAACCATACCACACAATTTCTTTATCAAGTTCTTCTTCTGACATCCCTCTAAAATGGGAAGGGGGGCTTATAACTCCCTCTACTTCTTCTATAAGATTCAAAAGTATATCTATTTTTTCTTCTTTAGTCATCAATTACCCTCCTCGGATAAAAAATTTTTAATCTGTTCTGCTATTGCTTTAGCTACGGGAACAGTAACTGCATTACCAAATTGTTTTTTGGCTTGGGTATCGCTAACTAATATCTTAAATTCTGAAGGGAATCCTTGTAGATTAGCATACTCTCTTGGCGTTATTCGTCGAACCTCTCCGTTAGGTAACTCTATTTTAGGTTCTCTATGCCCTCCTTGTGAAGTCGTAAGAGTTTGACAGATACCCTCTATACTATGCATTTCTCTTAAAGCCCTATATGATACCCCCGGAATACACGCTTCTCCAGTTACGATTATTCCACTACCACTATCTCTAGCTTTAGACCGATCTTTCTCTACACCTGTATAATAGTACTTCTGGTCTACACCTTTCTCTAAAAAATCTTTCAGCTTAGGTATGTACTCCTTCTGTTCTACAGGGAATTTGAACTCCTTACTAATATCTCTTCTTATACCTGCGATAAAGAATCGTTCTCTATTTTGTGGAACTCCCCAGTATTTAGAGTTATACATAGTATATACCATGCTATATCCTCGTCGTTCATATGCTTTCTCAATATCAGATAAATAGTTTTTAACTCCTCTAACATTCTCTGCTAGTAGGATCTCTGGTCTCTCTCTCTCGTCTAATTCATCTAAAAGTCTCATGATCTCATAAAATTGTCCTGACCTCGTTTTACCTCTTATCATCCCTTCCTTTTTTCCGGCTATGGATAAATCTTGACAAGGGAACCCGAATGCCCATACATTAGCCGAAGGAACATCCTTTGAGGTCATTTCTCTAATGTCCATCTGTTTTACTTTAGGTGAAACATTATGAGCGTAAGTATTAACTGCATATCCATCAAAATCCCAAGCTCCTGTAAGTAGGAATCCGGCTTGTTTGAACCCTAGCCCCAGCCCTCCTGCCCCACAAAAAAAGTCATTAACTTTTAACACGTACATCCAACCCCTCTTCTACAGTCTACTTTCCGACATATAGAATGTCTTCAATATCGGATAAAGAATTAGCGTGACAAAAACCAATAATCTTAATTCCTTCGGCAAATTTATGATTCAAGTTTCTATCGTAAGTTTTCTTATAGTACGCAAGTTTAGTATCAACATTAACAACTGGATTAACAATAACTTCTTCTTTCGGAAAACCTTCCATTAGTACTTTAATAGCTACAAATTTTCTATTTTCTTCTTTTGCTCTATTAAAAAACATTTCTAGGTCGTCCATAGTTAGCTTACTCACAAGTATCCCTATCCCCTTTAATATATTTTAGTTCTTTAATGATTTCTTCTATGGTGTCATCATATACACCATCGCAATACCAACATAGTAACGGATGGTATAAAGAAGAGTAACTATTATGCTTCTGCTCGTATTTTTCGATAGTATTCTCTAATTTTTTTATAGTCTTCTCATATTTTTCTACCCTATCTATTAGCCATAGTAGCTCGTCCACATTAACGCCCTCTACGGGACTATACTCATGTTCTTGGCACCAGTGTACTATATTTTTAATCTTGTCTAACATCATACACCGCCCCTCATCTCTTTACAAACTGCGTATACATTTTATTACATCCTATAAAAATCAAGTATACTATTTGACAAACAAGGGTTCCGAACAGTATTGAAAAAAACAAGATTAACACAGTCCAATGCATATAAAATGTATTTGTTCGTTTTAATTCAACTGCCACCTCTAAGCTATTTTCTTGGATGTTTAGTATCTCTACTGTTCCAGTGAAATGTCCCCCATTACGATCAAAATATAGTACATCACCCACTTTTACTAAATGTCTACCTAAGGAGTCAACTTCGATATATGCAATACTATCTCTTACTTCCACTAGTCTAATGTGTTTTGCTCCTCCATACTTACCGGTATACAATTCAATTTCATACGGTTCAGTTGGAGTAACTTTTAGTTGAAATACCCAGTTATACCACCCAAATGAAATAATTAGCGCAGCAATAAAAGCAAAAATAATTTTGTTCTTAGGTTCCACTACAACCCCTCCTCCACTACTTCCCTTAAATCGTAAAGAAACGATTGCATTTTACTCTTATTAAACTGATACAATTTATCGCTATCTTTGTAAGGTCTGTCAAACTTTAAGGTATTGGATGATATATAAAGATAGCCGTTGTTGTCTAACTCACGATCATAATACTCAAAGTAGTCAGAACCTATACTATCTGCCATTTTTAGAGTTAGGTTATTCCAGCACTTATTAGATATTTCCATGAGATAATTAAATAATTCTTTAAAATCCTCGGAGGTAAAATTGAAAATGATCTTATGGTCGTCACTGCCTCTAACACCTACAGCTTCTAGGATCACTGCTGATTTTCTACTCTTAATAATTAAGTGTAAGTCATCTTTACTTTTAAATACTCTTACTCTTGTTCCCATATTAAGACCTCTCCTCAAACTTAGATTCAACATATAGATTAATGGTCTTAATGTCTTCTGATAGCTCTTTTAAACTTGTTGCAGTAGACTGCATAATCCTCAAATTAACAATACGTTTTACTGCTTCCGGGACTGTACCGTAGTATCCTAACGTTTTATATAGCTCGTTACCTTTTTTATCCTGTTTACCGGAATACTGTTTTAAAATATATTGTGTCCCATCTGACTCAAGATATAAATTATCTTCGATCTTTACTTTAAGGTAACTCATACTGACTCCTCCTTATTAAAATAATTTAAATTTATGGTGTGTTACGTCCTCTCTGCAGTCTCTATATACTGACCTCCTTGTGCAATTACTGTATGTTATAAACCTTATTATAGACACCTATTAACTGAAATTCAACCTTTTCTTTTACTCCTAGCCGATAATTTTAAAACGTACTCCACACTCGCACTTGTTTATTTTCTTTTTAATTTCTGGCTCTAGCTTTTTATAAGCTCGTTTAAAGCGGTTTGTGATGTCTAACTGGTACACAAATTAATCCTCGTCAGAACGAAAAAAAGCAATTGCGTCATCTGCGTTATTAAAAGTATGAACACGCTGATTTTTAATATCGTCTTCCGCTTCACGCTCACCTTTTTGCCATTCAGTTGAATTTGGTTCGGATTCTCGACTTTTCAGGAACATATCTAATAGTAAATTAATACTATTCCAACTATTTATTTCAATAATTTCATGAGTAGGTGTAACAACAAGATCTCCATCATCTGTATAGGTAGGTGACGTATCTGTGCTAATAATACCTACTTGAAAGTAATAGAATTTATCAATGCATTCTGGAAAACCGCGTTCAAAATCTATGTCAAGATGGTTTAATATTGCTTCCTCTAATTCCTTAAAATCATAAGGTCCATCCATTGTGTACCTATCTGTATGAACGAGATTATAGATCTCAATGAGGCTATCGTTAGACTTATCATCCCAACGAACAACTCCAGATGCTAAACCTACACTAGAATAATAATCCATAAAATACCCTCCTTTATCTTAAATTTCTGTACTAGAAATAATTGTCGGAACCTTTAAATTCTCTTGTTCGATAACTAGCCAATAAGGTACTTCTAACCAGTACTCGCCTGCGTACTTAACAGTCTCATATTCCTTTGAAAACTCGATGTAATCTTCCTTAAAAACAAGCATCTTATCATCTAAACTTACTTCCCCTATATAATCCTCCTCCATGTCTTCTTCCGTAAATCCGGTTAAATTTTTATAAAACTCCCATGCCTGATCTTCCGTTTCTGCGCAAACGGAGTCATAATCATTCATCCTAAAAACTTTCATTTTTGTTCTCCTCCTAATCCTTAGTTTATATTTAGAATATATCATACCCTGTACTATATAGTCAACCTATTTACCTTCGATTATATCATGCCAATTATCTGGGTAAACACAATATATAATATCAGCTTTAGGTACTTTGTCGCTTAACTGCTCGAAATCTACCTCGTACTCTTTGGTCATGTCTACCTTTATTTCCTTAGCTAAATAGGCTCTCCTCCTCAATAGTACAATGTAGACATAAGCATTTGCAGGATAAAAGGGGGATCTAGGTTCCACCTCTACTACAGTTGTTACAAAAAATTTAGAAATCGTATAACATCTAGCTACAAACCAATACTTAATAATGTTCCACATACGATACCCCTCTCTACTATCTTAAAGTTAGTGTTAGTACTTACGTTTATTTATTTTATCTGCTCTTCTTCTCGAACTTCAACCCACAAATCTTTTTCCCCATCATATACATTTACAATACTGTCCCCAAAAGACTCGTGTTTAGGAGACCAACCAATTTTTATGAAATCATACATATCCTCTACTAGTTTATCTACAGGTTTGTTAGGTATCTCAGGAAATAAATCCGTATACCAATATTTTACCTCTTCTTCGGTACCTGAGTATGCTAGACTGAACAAGCAACCAAATACAATACTTTTTAGCGTTCGTTCTTTCCTAGTTAAACCTACCATATATTCACCTTGAACATCCATTATTTTATCACATAAGTCTTTTGATACCTTTTGTGGTTTATACTCATATTTAAGTTTAAGGGCAGGGACATGCTTTACTGAGTCCAGCACAACAAGGTCTCGTTGGTAGAAAAGTCTACTTTTAAGTAAAGGCTCTTTATGATTTTCCGTGCAAATAGCCAGTACTCTTGATCCATCTGTAATGGCAGCTACGCCATGCAATTTCTTAACCTCTGAGTCTTCATCTTCGATTTTATATACTTCTGCTGTAGTATTTACGGTTAAATCCAAAAACTCTTTTGGTAACTCACTGTACCCTAATTCAACAAAATCATAAAAATCAGGGGTTACTTTAATCACAGGCATCTTGTCAACTAGTTCCCAATCGTCGTCTAACTTCCACTCATAAGGCTCCATAACTGGTAGGTTTGCTCCAAATGTCCAATTCACGTATACATTAAATATAAAACTCATTTTTAACCCAACCTTCCTTTATTTTTTAGCTAGCGACTAGTCTAACGTTCAATAACATCACCTAAACATTCTCCTTTGTTATGGGGTAAAGTAAGGAAATCCCTACTTTACCCTTAATTCAGTCATAATAGCATCAATTTGATCATATAAATGCTGTAAAGATCCATTATTGTACAGCTCGTAATCGACTACAAATTTATCTACATGAGATTCAGTAGAGAATTTAAGCACATCTTCACTAAAATTATCGCCTTCTTGCTTCATTCTCTCAATTCTATTGTTTTCATGGGAATTTACTCTAATGATCAAATATCCTCTGTCTTTACAAGTTTCAAATTCGTTTGGTTGCCTAATATCAGAAATAACGGGCATAAATTCTAGCTCTGAATTTTCAGCAAAAGTTCCGTACCCCTCAGCTATTCGTTTAATTTTCTTAATATGATCGAAACATTGGTTTACCCAGTAGTCCTCTCCGTATACATATCTCTGTAATTGACCGAATAATTGATAACCTTTTACAGGCTTAGGTTTTTCTGGTATATGGGGATAAATACTATGGAACTCTTTTCTAAGTTGATCAGCAAAAGCAAATCTTACCATGTAATACTCTTGTACTAAATAATTAGCGACTGTATCCTTACCACTACGAGCTTTACCTGTTAAACCAATCTTTACCATGTTATAATCCTCCTTATAATCCTACAGATACATCGCCCTTAATAGTTGGGTGAGGGTTATACCCTATAAGCTCAATGTCATCTATGCTATAGTCTCCAATATATTCATGTTTTTGTTTAATGTGCAATGTTGGTAACTTTTTGGGTGTCCTCTGTAACTGAGTCTGTATTTGTGCTGTATGATTCAAATATATGTGGCAGTCTCCAAAAGTGTGAATAAACTTACCTACTTTTAAATCTAAGGTATGAGCGATTAAGTGAGTAAGTAAAGCATAGCTAGCTATATTGAAGGGTACACCTAAGAAAAAATCTGACGATCTCTGATATAACTTACAGGATAGGGTGCCGTTATCTACATAGAACTGGAACATAGTGTGGCAACTTGGTAAAGCTATTTCATCTAGTACACTAGGATTCCACGCTGTTACAAGAAGTCTCCTAGAATTTGGGTTAGACTTAATCTGTTCTATTACATTTTTAATCTGGTTTACGGGTAAACCATGCTGTCTTTCTCCCCAACGAACCCACTGCTCTCCGTAAATAGGTCCTAAACAAAAACCATATTTTTTAGCTTTGTCAATAAAGTCTGTGTACTCTAGATCTCCTCCCTGCTCCTTATAAAACCGATAAGCGTCCGGATTCCAAATATTTACGTTCTTATCTAATAAATCTTTTAAATTTGTGCTACCTGAAATAAACCAAAATAATTCTTCTGCAACAACACGAAATGGAACTTTTTTTGTCGTTAAAATAGGGAATCCCTCAGTTAAGTCAAATTCCATTTGAGGACCGAATAAACTTAACGTCCCTGTTCCTGTCCTATCCTTTTTCTTACTACCTTCTTTTAATATTTTTTCAGCTAAGTTTAGGTACTCTTTATCTGTATTGTTCATCCTCTGCCAAATCCCCCTATTTAAATTCTTGAGAAATATGTTCTCTAACATGGTTTTTAACTGTATCTGTAATTAACTTCTGAGTTTTTAAATCTTCACTAGCTTTATAGTAACTAGATTGTATAATACCAATGCCATCTGTAAGTTTTCTATTTGAGTCTTCTAAGTAATCCTCCAGAACTATAGGGTCCCAATCTCCATTCCTAATGGATATTAGTTGTTCTCTAAAATATGGTGATATAGGGTCCTCTCCATTAGATCCGTATCTAATAGCTAGTCCAAAATTATCAAAATCTAATAAGTAATACCTTACAAGGAAATCGTGAATCCTTATAGCTGTGGCTGCGTCTTTATTTGACTTTTTAGGGTCTGTGTCTTTTTTCTTTTTGTATGACTTGTACTTGTTTATAAATGTACCCTTACAGGCATTATACAGGTAAGGTAAGTTCATTCGAGCTACATCTTCTCGTAAATCCACTAAGGTTTTAAATAAAGAATCTCCATCATGCTCTTGAGAAAATAACACCTCAATAAAATTGATATTACTTTTAAACAATAATTGGGGTAATCGCCTAATGTCGTGATACTCTAAATCAAAGGATTCTGAGGTGGTGGATTTAGAAGTAATACCTCCTCCGTATAGATCATTAAAACTAGGGTACACAAAAACTTTAAAGTCTCTATCTGAATCTTGTGTGTTCAAGTTATAATTATGAGATCCTACAAGAGCTTTGAACGATACAGTGTTGTTGATCATTAGATATTACACCCCCTTCTTTTTTAAGCATCTTCTCTCAACCATTCAGGAAGAAAAATGTCTTCTTTAACCTCAATATGTCCTGTAGTTTCCTTACACTGGAAACAGTACATATGTTTTATATGGTTTTTACCACGTAACTTACTTCTTTTTCTATATATTGTTTGAGTGTTGTTGCACTTTGGGCATTTTAAGTGTGTAGGGGCTGTTTTTGTTTTACTACCAGAAGCCAAGACGTTCACCTCCTAAAATTTTTATGTAAAAAAGGCTATAACAACCTCTATAATTACACTATATTGTATTATAGTAAGAGTTGTCAATAGCCTTTTCTAAATTAGTTATAGTTTAATTTCATAAGATTCAAAGTTTCTAACAATTTTGTCGTAGCACGCCTGAATTACTTTGGAATCATACAATGCATTATGTTTAACCCCTTCAATCGGTTTGTCAATAAAAGCCTCTCGACTAATATCAGGGTCAATCCCAAAAGCTCGGAATAACGTTACAATATCTTGATAAATGTAATTAACGTTGTCAGGTAGATTAAATGCTCCACCTAAAACTTCGTTAAGAAGGACCCCATCATACCATGAGCAGTCCCCCCAGAATTCTACATACTCAAAATTTGCGTATAGCCACTTTCTAAAATATCGACTAACCTCATCAGAGGTTCCTTTTACAAACGTTGTACTCCCTAAGGTTCTATATACCTGATTTTCATTTAATAAAAGTAAATGATTAATAATATTTTTTTCTAACCAATCATCTATCTGACTTTTGTCGTAATCAGTAAATTCTGCATAAAACGATAATCCATTAGAGGATGTAACTCCTAAACTAATAGGAGTTGTGTTCTTATGTAGACCGGAGAATTCAAAATCATAGAAGCATTTTACTTTGGATTTCTTTCCCATTTAGTATGACCCCTCCAAATTTTTCTGTTTAATAAATTTACGTAAGGCTTGACGCTCTTGTAAGGTTACAGGTCTATTAGCCTGACCTTTAGCCTGAACTACTCTACTGTTTCTAATTTCTACTGTAACTAGAGGATAATCTACTTTTTCCTTATCTCGTAAAAATACAATTTGAGTTTTACCCTCAGCTACTTTCTTTACGTATGAGGATACGCAATGTTGAAGTATATTCCCCTCGTAGATGAGGTCCTCAGGTTCACTAGGAGTAATTATCTTGTAGTCTTCTATTACTGTCTCTAGGTACTTATACTCATCAGTGAATTTTTTAAAATCCTCACAAAGTCTCTCGTTCTCAGTCACTTTGTAGTTACGCATAACAATATCATGACATGTTTTTAAATATTTAGGGTATTTATCAAATCTAGTATAGTTCAACTCTTTACACATATTATAGTAGTCCCTGTACACATTACATGCTGAATTCATTTCCATACCTTGACTAAAGTAGCACTCAAATACTATGTATTCAATGAGACGTAATGGGTTGGGGATGTTGTATTCAAAAATAAAAGAAAATATATCGTTGTCATACCATCTACGTCCGTATCCCCGTTCTTGTTCTTCTGCTCTTCTATTTTTTTCTTCATTTCTCGTGTCTACAGCACTAAGATACGTAAGGACACTCCAACAATTATTAAAATCCATAAATCGGTCTGAATTATACTTATCGTCTAAATTTTTAATATGTTCTAAGTATCCTCTATAGTTATCCATATCTTCTTGACTAAGCCCACGAGCATCAGGTAGTCGATGAAATAATAAGTCAGGTCTAGTAAATTCCTTCATAAATTTAAATTGTGATTTAGTTATGCCAAAAATTTTATGTACCTTTCTTATATCGTCTCTACTCGCGTCTTTTACTGCTTTACGTAAACTACTTAAGTGATCAGGTAATACGATTCCAGACTTATATATCAACTCTAGTTTGTTATACTCAGTAATCAATCGGATCAAGGCTCTGGAGGTCATATCTATGGTCTCTCCCCCTATCGCCCCAATTATCTTTACCATCTGTTTGTACATGCCTTTGTTCTCTTCCACAGAAACCATTTCAAAGAACTCGTCTCTATTGTTTTTGTCATGGAACCCTGAATATCCCATACTCTCTCTAGGAATAACAGAATCCAGATTAGGTATACTGAATTTTAGTCGTTTACCATTACGTTTGATAAAATAACTTTTGTCACGTAGGTCATACAATAACTCGGTTAATTGACGTTTACCTGCTAAATTTAGTGTAACCGCATAAAAATGGAACATATATGAGCTTTTACTAATTAAATAGTAACTTACATGTCCAATTTCTTTGGTTAATTTAATCTTACCCTCATCGATGTCTTTTAGTACATCCTTAAAATTTCGTCCCACTGTAACAACTCCTTTATTTTTTAAGTTTGTTACAGTATATCATATATACAAAAGAGCAGTCAATAGGTTTAACTGCTCTCGATTCTAAAATTTTTATTTAGAGGATTTTGTTAACCAAATGCGGATAACGCTATCGTCATCTAGTTCTTCGATGTCGTATAAACTGTACATTGGTAAACTAGATAAGTAGTACCTAATTAGATCAATTTCGTATTTCGTTGACGGAGTACGTCCTTGTAAGCGAGTAAAGATAGTGTCCATTATACTAGATGTTTCTTCAACCTGTTTACTAATTAAGTCATACACTTTATCATACAATCTCTTAGATAATTCAGACCACTCTTTTTTACAGTGATCAGGCTGATCTTTGCAGTCGCATAAGGTTCCGCAATTATAATAATCTACTGTTTCGGATTCTTCTTTACATTCCGTAAATTTGTAAACATCTTCTCCAATAGATACAATAATTTCGTTATTTTTTACTTTTAAATTTCCTTCAATAAATCTACCGTTCACTTTATCGATAAACTTAGATACTCCTGAATTATCCTTTAGTACCTCTACCGCCCTTACAATACCTTGAATGAACTCCTCTTTCTTGTTATCAGGTAGCTCTAAGTCATTTGCTATATGGTCTGCAAACTCCTCAAGGGTATTATATGGTAGATCTAATGGGCAACTCTCTTCATTGACAGGGGGATCACTAACGTTTTTTTGGTAATCTCCTGCCTTCTCTGCTGCCTCTTGGATTTCTTTATCTGAAATATCCTCTCCTAGTACCTGTTTCTGCTTAAGTGATACATACTCAGATACGGGGTCTCCTTCAAACACCTTATCTAAGTTTAAATTTACATTGTCTAGTTTTAGATCCTCTACAGTCTCTTGTAGTTTTCTAAGTTCTGCGGTTAATTTCTCTAAATCTTGAAGTGAATTTACGTTTTTTAGTAAGTCTTTTAAATCCATTAATATATTCCTCCTTGATTATATAATTACTCTATTTTACTCTAGTTTATCCGCAAACGCACTAAACTCTCCTCTGTAATCTTTATTGAGTTTAGCAAAACCTATTTCGGTGAAGTCTCCAGACTCCGCCCCTTTTTTGAAATGCTCTATACAAGCGTCAAACCCTGAATCTTTAATGTCTTTCTGTCCTGTATGTCCAGCTATACCTATGTAGCAGGTATCAGTGATACGAGTCAATGTTTTTCTGATTTCAGATATAGTTCCGTTTTGAGTTTCATCGATAATAACTCCAGCATCCTCTATTGTCCTACCTCGTAAAAATGTATGAGGTACTACCTTAAAAGAACACTCCGAAAACTCGTCACACATAAGATCTATATTTAGCTGTTGCGGATTTACTCCTGCCCTTGTGAGAGCTTGATGAAAGGGTAGTGCGTACTCTTTGACCTTATCAGATAAACCTCCGGGAAGATACCCTAAGGACCTCTCCTGCACTGGGAATAACACATAATAAATCTTACTAATGTGCCCTTTATCTAGTAGAACTTTCATAGCTTGGGTCAGTATAGTGGTTTTTCCGCTTCCGGCAATAGAATCTACAATAACCCTTTTATGTTTAAATAGCTTGTTTACCATGTCCTGCTGTTCCCAATCCAGTCTTTTAAGGTCTGGAAATTCTTTTGTAGTAAGTTTACTTAGATCTAAATGTTTGTTTTTACTCATCTAGAGGTAACTCCTTTACGTTAAAATAAGAGCACAACATCTTCTTACCCTTATTATACAACATAATCACTACTTCATATGATCACCAACCTTATATACTTATTTTATAACCTACCTAAAGTATACAGCATAAGTTACAGTATGTCAATATTATAGTATAAAAAGACCCACTATATAGTGGGTCTTTTTATTAATTAACTACTTATTGACGATTCTATCTAAAGCTGCTCTAGTTCTAGGACCATAAATACCGTCTGCCTCCGAAGAACCCATATACATAAGCTGAAATCTACGTACTGCGTCCGATGTTTTAGGTCCGAATACACCATCTACACCTCTGTTTGGAGCAGAACTATCTGGAAAGAAATATACTGAAACTAGAGCGTTCTGAATTGTGCGAACACCGCTACCTCTCGGAAAAGGTCGATTAGGACGGTAAACCGCATTAGGTAAATTAAACTTCCTAGGTCTAGAAGACCCGGAATTACTAGACCCATTAGAAGAAGGAGAAGAGGAACCGGAATTACTAGACCCAGAGTTACTAGAGCCAGAATTATTAGTAGATTTTCTTTTTAATTTCAATACTTTCTCAAGTGCTTTAGCGTGCGCTTCTACTAAAGCATCAATGAACGCACGATTTTTAAGTAACCTCGCGTCATCAGCACGATCAATAAATAGAGACTCTGAAAGGATAGCTGACATACGAGTTCGTTGTAGGACTGTTAAGTTCCGTTGGTTTTTTACTCCGCGATTGACGATGCCCCAACCTGATCTATTTTGAAGGAGTTGGTTTACAACCTCATCATTAAACTCTTTTGCAATACGACCAGTTGTGCTATTTAGAGACAAAGTACCATTGATAAGTGTTTCAAAACCGGTACCTCCGCCTGCGTTGACATGGATAGACACAAAAATATCTGCTCCCCAGTTGTTGGCAGCATCGGCTCTAGCCGTTAGACTAACAAAAGTATCGTTTGTTCGGCTTAACCTAGTCTGAACTCCTTGGTAATTATTCCTTAAATATGTATCAAGTTTACGAGAAATGTCTAAAGTTAGGTCCTTCTCTTTTAATCCGTTACCAACTGCTCCCGGATCACGACCACCATGACCGGGATCAATAAAAATCTTAGTCATTATAGGTACACTCCTTTTAATATTTATTCTCTTATAATATAGAGGTTACATCTTACCCTCTAAGTACTCTATAATATCGTCAAATTTTGTGTCTTTGCTAAATTGAAATACAAACTCAATACCTTTCAGTAATCCATTTTGCTGTTCCGCAGAAACAGGACAGCACCATTCCACTTTTTTATTGATGTATCTAGAAGCCTTTATAAACTCATCCGTCTCTTCTGCTACATCCTCTCCCGACAACAGTTCAGAAGGAATAAAGATGGAATGTTCTGTTCTCATTACCCCTACAGTAGCCCTACTTTTGAAAAACTCTACTGTATCCCTGAGACTGTGGAGAAGAGATTTTCTATCACTCACCCTCATTACCCTCCTGAGAGAAGTTCTTTTCTACCCACTTACCATAGTTTTCTTCCTTTAGGAAAGCGATATTAAACGCAATTTCTCCTCCTTCTATACCTGAGTTAATTGGCGATACTCCGCTAGGGATGGAATTAGTTCCATCATCTGTAAGGATCTTAATACCTTCCCCTAAACTTAGAATATCTCCCTTAGCTAACTTCTCTACAAACTTCTTTTGAAGAGTGGGCATATCAATACCTCGTTTAATGCCTTCTACAAAAATTTCTCGGTGTAGGTGGGGGTTCTCCGTGTATAGGCTAACCACTTGCATAAAGTGGTAACTGTTTGTCTCATCAGAGGATTTAGCAATTAAAAACTTGTAGTCGTTAAAAGTTTTTACTAATAGACATCCTAATTTTTCAATCATGAAGTCATAGTCCTCTTCTGTTGCTTCCTTATCCAATAAATGGCTTAAAGTAAGTTCTACCTTACGTTCTTTTGTACCTTCTCCATCATAATAATTTGCTTCCATAATTATTTCCTCCTTTAAATTCTCTTTAATTTCTTGTAGAATATTTTTTATTTCTAGTATAGGGTCAGGTTCTCTCTCTTGTTTTCTCACTTTACGGTAAGCAATTAATAAAACAGAAGAGTACCCTCCTATAACTATGGCACTAATTATTATAACATAAATCGTCATCCTCTACTCACCGAGAGGGTGGGTTATTTAAATTCATAATTTTATCGAGTGCCTCTGCGTCAATAATCCAGATATTTCCTTCTTTTTTTAGTCCGGAACCTGAAAATACAGGTCTTGCTTCGGGGTAATCATCTACTTTTACTCCTTTTTTCTTCTCGTTTGCTAACTTAAGTAATTCAAAAAATCCTTTCGTAGCTACTCCTGAAACAGTACCGTCTGTCCGATAAAAGTCCATCTTCAAGTATTCTTTTTCTTCTAAGTAGCCTACAATACCGACGATATTTTTATCTTCGTCCTCTATTACTAAGTAATGGTAGTTATCTCCTTCTTTGAAGGGTTTATCTCCTTTCATACCTTTTTCTGCCTGTTTAATCTGAGCTATATCCTTCGGTTTTACATTAGACGAGCTACTAATTACCTTACTAGGTAACTCTCTAGCATGTCGTCTACCCTTTCTTCGAGGTCTACGTCTATTTTTTGAATCTTTATCTGGCTCGTTTGATTCAGTACCTTGCCCCTCTTCCTCAGGATTTTCGTACACAGTGACCTCTATCTCTTTTCCATTTCTTGTGATAGTCCTTTTTACAGGAACCAGTTTACTATAATCTTTTGATTTAACTAAGTTTATTGACTGAGCATAAATGTACATATCGTACATACTTTCAAAACCATACATCATTAATAATCCTTGAAAATGTTTGTTTAACTGGTCTTCACGTTCAATGACTTCCTCAATACTCTTAACTTTAACAACAGACTCAAGAAAACTTAGACTAATATCTGTTTCTAGCATTCCTCTATTCTGAGACTTATTTACGTCCTCTTGTATAGTTTGCATTAATTTTTCCATGACTTTATTTAACGTCTCTTCCGACGCTTGTATTTTCCTTTTTCTCAACAGTATCCACCTCCTTAAATATATTATAACATCTTTATAGCAGTAAGTAAAGGGTGTAAGAAAAATAGACACCTTATATAAGGTGTCTCAGTACCCTCTACTAAAAATATCAGTAGGCTGAGGGGTGGAAGACTCTACAGTTGTATACGCAAAGGCATTCTCTGTCGTTCCCTTAGTAAAAGGTTCCAGTACATGCTGTAGACCTACCATCGAATACACAGAGGACTGTGCGTAATGGTCGTCCCCTTTATTTAGAATAATTTGGTAAACTTCTCCGGTCTTCTCGTCTTCTTCATCTCGAATAACTACGTTCTTCCAGTGATTTATGTATAACTGTAACTCCTTATCCTCTTCACTATAAAAACCTAATCTACCCATCTTCATATCGGCTATATGAAGCTTATTTTGAGTTAGTTTATCGATAGTGACTTGGGAAGATGTCTCAGACCACTTAGGGAGAATCTGCCCATTTGAACGAGGGTTAGGATTTACCTTAACTCCATAAACTCTGCCTGAACCAAAATATTGAATGAGCTTGTCTACATAGTTACCGCTATACCCAATATCAGCACAAATAATATCCGGATTATACGGTACTAATTCGTGAATAATATGCTCAATGTCAGCCTCTATATTAGTAGACCCTCTTGATTTTTCTACAGAGAATAACCGAATTAGGTCTACCAACCCATTATCTCTAAAACCTCGAATTGTAATCCAATGTCGATTACCCCAGTCGATACCGACAGATATGAATCTATAGTGACCTCTGTGTGACAACTGATGAGGTAAGTCTTCTCGTTTATGGTCTAAAATATCTTTATTTTTTACTGCTAAAGATACGTCCTCGAAAGGGTACCCTAAAATGTAGTTATAAAAATGCTGTTTTGACTTTGCAACTAGCTCTTTTCTCTTTAATTGGTCTGCACTTATCCATACCGCATTTAACTGAGTTATGAGGTATCCTCTTGTACCTCCCCCATCTTCTGTGCGACTAGGGAATTTAGCGACCCATTCCCCGTTGTACCACCTGTCTAAAGTCTTTTTACATTTCTGACAAATGAATCGAAATGTACCATCCTTTACAGTTTTTGCTAATATATCCACACCATCTTCGTCTAAACATTCGATATTTTTTTCGTAATCCAATTGCTGTCTATACCCACAATGGTCACATTTATGCATGTACACTCGTTGATCTGATCGTTCATATAGTTCATGTATGCCGAAATTTGGCGTTGTAGGGGTTGACCATCTACGCACATATCCGAACCGGGAAGATGCCATAGATTCCATGGCTGAAATCTCGGCTCCTGCGGTTACACGATCATACTCATCTAAAGAAAGATAATCAATATCGACACCTTCTACTGCTGCCCCTTTTGAAGCAGAGCGAAAGAACAAAAAACTATTTCTAATTTTCTTACGCTTCAATGAGTCAACATCGGGATCGACGATCGTAGAGTAATACCCTTTTTGAAGTACAGGATTTAGGCGTGAACCAACAAATTCTTCCATCTGACGGTTTGTAGGGAATGTATAAAGACATTTGACTGCTGCATAACTATGGACATCCGCAAAGTGAAGCATCTCCGCAATACCTAGCTCAGACAAACCAAGCTGTCGAGATTTAATAACGCATTTGTCTAAGTGTTGATCATTGATAATGTCCACTTGCCAAGGTCTGTGTGCCTGTGATTTAGTTGAATCTCTACCGCTTATGTGAAAAGTAATTGGGTGGTTCTTTACTGTATGATGTCGTAGTAGATAGGATGAGGGGTTAAGCATGGTAAGAACGTAACCTAACTCTTCTTTAGTTAGTGTAGTTTTACCAAATGTGTGCTTTGCGATATTAGCAATCATCTTCCCATCTACACTATTAATAATCATACTAAAAAGCCTCCTCGTTCGTTTTATTTTGCGCTATATCCATTTGCCTTATTAAGTCAGCTACGTCTTCCGTCGAGAGGTCGCTGACATCAAAGGTACCTTCCTCCTCATCCTTAACGACTTTACCTTCATTTACCTGATCTTTTAGAACTTTCTCCTGTCTCATGTCTAGTTCAGGTAGGGTAGCTTGATCTGATTTTTTATCCATTACGTTTTCAATTTGATTAATCTCTTTATACGCCCCTAAAATTCGTATAAAGTCTGACATGTTATCAATAGGGATCTCACCAGAGTCTATACGTTGAATAAACTGCTTTAAAGACTTTGAAGCAGCTAGGTTAATTAGGTCTCTTAGTTCTTGTTCACTTGAAATCCCTTCTTTCTGTTTCTTTATCTTCTCTCTAATATTATCAGACATCCTCATCTTCTAATTCCCCTTTCTGTCTAAGATTTCTATGGCATGAGTTTATGTCCTCGCATATGTCCACAGTAATACCTCCCCCTAAATGAAACCTAATATGGTTAAAGGAGGTTACGTATTTGCCTTGATTTATGATTAAGGAGGATAGTGGTCTTGAACAAGTCACGCAGATTCTAGGAGAATAAACCCTTTTATCCCCCTTTTTAAAGGTAACAAACTTACCAGAAGAATTAAATAGTTTTCTTCGTTTATCAACGACCTCTTTCTTATTCAAAATAATCATCCTCTTCTTCATCTTCCTCGGAAAAATCTTCCTCATCTAAAAACTCTAACGTAATATATTTGTCGTAGGCGAGTAATCGCTCTTCTAAAAACTTATCTTCGTCGAACTCTAGATTTTCAACAGAATTTACATACATGTAAGGAAGCTCCAACAAAGCCTCTATAATGACATCTGAAACTGTCTCCCAAGAAAAACATACACGTCGGTTAAGTAACTCTGTAGATAGATAATTCTCATATTTAACTCTTAAGTACTCTACAATATCCTCTTCTGACTTATCACTACATTGTAAATCAGCGTACTCTAACGACATATAAACAACACTGAGGGTTACTGATAGTTCTACATCCTTTAATAGACTTGCTAAAAACACTTCATCAGGCTCTCCATGTTTGTTTGTTGGTATCATGAAAGGGATTGACTCGGTAACTGAGGGTAAGATACCTTCGTTAGTATACAGTTGTACTAACTGCTTATAAGTTGTTAGTTCATCTTCGTTTAAACCATAAGGCATTTTAAATGCACCTACTTTCTATTCGTCTGTATCAAACCGTTTAAGTACTACATCCGTAGCATCCTTGAGTTCCCTTTCGACTTTCTTTCTCCTATGCTCTAACCATTTATCATAAGAGACTGTTACTATATAACCAAAAAAAGCACCACTAAGGATGTATGTTAGAGTTGTATGAGGTATTGCTATAATGTAATAGGAGATTAACTCCGTCATACTGATAATTATCACCTGAAATAAAATGACCAGAAAAATTTTTATGAGTAAATGTTTAGTGTACCCTTGCATATTTACCTCCATTTAGTGCCATTTGTTATTAATATAGGGGATCTAAAAATTCCTTAAATTTTACATATAAAGTTCTATATTATAAAAAGAATCCATAAACAAAGGACACGTTATGTCGTATTTATTTACTTTGATTATGACAATAAGTTTTTATGTTTTAGTGACTTATATGTCATATATATCGGTGTTTATCCTCTATACTGGAATAAAATACAAATTAATCGTCCCAACCCTCTTATCTGCCATATTCATTATATTGTGCTATACCTCTATTATAGCAGATATTATACTTCTTGCCTCTCTTATGTACGAGTACATTATGTTTAAAAACACTTTACTAGCGGTACTAGCCACTGTGTCGCTTATGATTGGGATAAAGAAAGGAGCGTAATAGGATTGGATAATAATAAGTACCATAGTACGATTCGAGTAGAGTTTAGGGACTTAATAAAAAACTTGGTAGAGAGTTCACGGAAAAATTTCCATATATACACAATTCATAGATTACTATCTTTAGGTCTTCTAATTGATTTCACATTTCGATACGTTAAAGTGGAAGAATGTGACTGTGTAGGTATTGAAATGGACCTAAAAAATACTGGAAAAGTTCTGTTTGTAACAGACATAGACTCTAACTATGTTAAAATATCTAATAAGGACAAGCGTGTATTGCAAAGCTTTTTAGAGGAGCTTAGTACGATTAGTGAAGCAAATAAAACCCATAACGTCTTTTAAACTGAATAGTAAAGGTGGGGTTAAAATGGACGAAAATAACAATATTATCCATAAACTTAAGCACATTGAACTAATCTTACAGGATCATGAAAATAACACCACTAAACTAAAAAAAGTGGTACAAGAACTAAAAGACATTGTTCAAGATCTTGATAAAACTATGGCAATACAGGAAGAAAAACAATCACATTTATTTTACCGCATTGAACAACTACAGAAACAAATTGAGATGCTAGAAAAAAGTGGAGAAAAATCTAGCGACCGGCACAGGGATCTCGTGGAAAAGGCGCTAATGGTTTTTCTTGGAGGACTGATTACGTACATACTTAGCCTGTCCTAAAATACTAGAAAGGGTGTAATTAATGGAAAAACAGATTAAAGTAACGATGAAGAACGGTAAGGAGTTCTATATTGACCCGTCTCTTTGCGAAGAATTAGGCTGTCCTGCTACGCCTCAACAACTTTTAGACATGTTTGCAAGAGGGTCAGGACCGGCATCGGTAAAAGGGTATGAACAACCTAGCTTAGATGGAGAGTTTGAGTATATTAAAACAGGAGATATTATGACGCTCAAACCTATAGAACAATAAAATAGACCTTTTTAGGTCTATTTTTTTTTGTTAAAATTATTTGTTTTTCCTAAGTTCTATCTCTCTAACCTCTTCTTTAGATAAATCTGAGAATAATTCTCGATAACTAACCCCGAAAATCTCTTCTAACTCCATCATTTTATTAGGTCTAGGGAACTTAATCCCATTTTCCCAATAGGATACTGTAGAAAAATTCACTTTTAACCGATCCGCTAAACTGTAGATTGTGTAACCTGAGTCCATTCTGTATTTCTTTAATCGTTTAGGTACAGTTTTCACATTAATCAACTCCTTTTTTTATTTAGTCAGCCATTTTCAATTATCCTTGACATTTTCTTTATTGACTAAAGGTTAACATGATGTTGCTTTTTTGTCAACATACCTTTAGCGTATCCTGAGGATGATTAAAGTATAACATCTCATTGACTAGATGTCAATAAACAGTTTTGTCCTATTTTAATCTATTGATTTATAAGGATTTTTAAATATTCTTGAACAATTTATGTCCTATTTAAATTTTATCCTGTCTGTATTTATTATTTTTAATATTATATATTACTGTTTATTAATTAAATAATAGATAAAAGAAAGGGTGTTAAAATTTAAATAGGACAAAAAATAATAAAAAAGATAAGAAACTGTTGGTACTATTGAGATTAAAATAAGACAAAAATAAATATAAGACTATTTAAGGGTATTATTAGTACTAAGAACTATAGTCAAAGATTATGCTTAATCCTGAACACTATCAAAATAGATCTAAACAGTTTTGTCCTATTTTAATCTATTGATTTATAAGGATTTTTAAATATTCTTGAACAATTTATGTCCTATTTAAATTTTATCCTGTCTGTATTTATTATTTTTAATATTTACTAGTTATTAGAGAATTATAATAAATTTAATATTAATAATATAAGGGAAATGGAAAAATTTAGTAAATATAATAGAATTAAAAAAAATTGGTTCAAAGGGTTTACAACTTCTAATTATGTGTTATAATATAGTTAGAGTGGCACTATACTCTCAGGCTTTCCTTTCTTAAGGTTTTGGTTACTGTGTACGACACTAGCTCTACTAGGCGGAGTTTTTGTCGTACACCCCTCCCTTCGATGTACGTTGGTATCACTAAATCAGGTAACATAGTGCAACAAAGTAGATGACGAGTGGTTCGTAACCACAAGTCAAACAAACAATTGTTCTGTTAGGTGTACCAATTTCCCTTATTACTCTAACATTGGTACTTACGCACTTTTACCTCCTTTTCGGAAATGACCTTGGACGGTTCTATAGTAGGTTAACGTACACTAACTTAGAGAGGTGGTTGCAGTCACCTCTCTAAAACTATGAAAATTATACATAAAGGTTGAAACATAAAAAAATTATTAAGGAGGTTGTTTGTTTTGAAAAAAAAAATTAGATCACATCTTTCGAGGTTAGTAGGCATTTACTGCAATGGGAAGAGAGAGGATGTAACATGAAGTCATTTCAAGATTTCCGAAGTGATTTGGCAAAGGAAGATCCAGAATTATTTATTTCGCTGGAGATCGTTGGAAAACTAATTGCAGCAAGGGATAGACATAAAATATCTCAACGTAAGTTGTCTGAGTTATCAGGAGTTCCACAAAAAACTATATCAAGAATAGAGAACGGATTAGATGTTCCTAAGATGCAGACTCTTATAAAACTGACAGACGCTCTCGATTTATAGACATTATTTTATTAAAAAAACGTTGGTAGGTTACTAGGTCATAATAGAAGTAGGGGGAGTAGAAATACCCTCTAAGTGCTATATTAGGTTCGGATGAGTAAAATAAAATATGGTAGTAAAACTAGTGGGGTACTAATTTTACATACATCGACCTACAGGATACGTTTTCTGTAGGTATTTTTTTGTATGTGCCGTAAGAACCCTTCCCCCTAGTCTAACCACTATTATATGTTATAATCAATATATGTACGTAGTTCTATATTACAGTATAAGGAGACGGATATGTCACTCTTTAGTAAAGATAGTAAATGGGTTGAAGCTAAAAAAGTGATTGGTAGCTCTAACTGGATAGAGGTTGTCAGTTACTATCGATACATTGGTGGAGAAAACGTGTTCGTTTATGTGATCGGGGACGGAAATAAGAAATTGATAGTAGATATTATGGATGACCAAAATGTCTTATTAATTGACAAAGAAGGTAACCCCTCTATCGATACATACGATAATGTTCAAAATAGTAGAAAAATGTTCAGATATTCTGAAAATACTAAGGTAAAAAAGTTTACAGTGCAGGACCAAACGTTTTTTGTACGTATGGAAAGTAAGGACTAGAATGGATGTGATAAACCTATGGGCGTTTTAGACTGGGTACCTATTCGTAAAAAATCGGGTGAAACCGTTGCCTCTATTGGCGACAATTTATCAACAACTATACGCTACATCGAGCAAGGAGTTCTTGAAGAAGGTTTAGAGAAAAGCGCAGCTAGAGCTAAGGCTTATGAGGAGCCTCTGATTTCTATTTCTATGAATCCGGAGTTTAAAGAAGCTCCCTCTGTTCAGAATATTTCAAATTTATATGACGTATTGAAGCGCTTTGCTAAAAGAAATATCATCTTAAACGCTATTATTAATACTCGAACTAATCAGGTGTCTTTATTCTGTTCCCCAGCTCGTTACAGTGAAAAAGGTATCGGTTACGAGGTGCGATTGAAAGACCCTCTAGAGACTCCTAATAGAAACGATAAAGCTAGGATTAAGGAAATAGAAGAGTTTTTAGAACATACAGGTCGAGATAAAAAAGATTTTACACGAGACAGTTTTAGGGCGTTTGTAAAAAAAATTGTACGCGATCGTCTAACCTACGATAAGATCAACTTCGAGCTTGTATACGACAGTAGAGGTAGATTAGATCATTTTAAAGCTGTAGATGCTTCTACCATTTATGTTGCGACAGACCGCGATGGTAAAGAACGAAAAGGTAAAAATGTTAATAAATATGTTCAGGTCGTTGATCGAAAAGTAGAGGCAGAATTTAAGGCTAAAGAAATGGCTTGGGAAGTACACAACCCTAGAACAGACATTACAGTGGGAAGGTACGGTTATCCAGAACTAGAGGTAGCTATTAACCACTTACAATATCACGAGAACACAGAAGTCTTCAACTCTCGATATTTCTCTCAAGGAGGGACAACAAGAGGGTTACTGCATATTAAGACAGGTCAAGAACAGTCTCATCAAGCTCTAGCTGCTTTTCGTAGAGAGTGGACTTCTATGTTTAGCGGTGTGAATGGTGCATGGAAAATCCCTGTTATTACTGCGGAGGACGTTAAATTTGTTAACATGACTCAATCATCCAAAGATATGGAGTTTGAGAAATGGTTAAACTATCTTATTAATGTCATTACAAGTATATTTCAGATCGATCCTTCCGAGATTAACTTCCCTAACCGAGGAGGGGCGACAGGTAATACAGGTAATACCTTGAATGAGGGTAGTGCAGAAGAGCGATTTAAGAATTCAAGGGATAAAGGCTTAGAGCCTCTTTTGAAATTCATTGAAGATTCGATCAATAAATACATAGTTTCTCAGTTCGGGGATAAATATGTATTTAATTTTGTAGGTGGAGATACTCAAACTGAGACAGAAATCATTGATATGTTAGCTAAGAAAGCCCAAATTGGTTTAACGATAAATGATATTCGTGAGGATCTTGGTTACCCTCCTGTCGAAGGTGGGGATATTATTTTGAATGGTGTACATGTACAACGTTTGGGGCAGCTTATGCAGAAAGAGCAGATTGATTATCAACGACAAATGGATATGCACCAGTTTGTAGCTCAACAGACAGGATACAACGGGGACCTAGATAATGTAAATGGTAAAGACACCTTTAATCAAGATGTAGGCAAGGATGGTCAATTGAAAGATTACAATAACACAAATGCTGTTCCTCAAGGCGGTAAAGGCGAGAATGGAGAAGTTGTAAATGACTGGGAGGTATAATACTCCCAGCACTTCTACTGAATAGCTCACTTCTAAGTTACCAGTAGCATAAATACTTTGTAACATCTGCTATATTAAACGTAGTAATAGTGGTTTTTTATCATCTTCACCAAATGTTATTGCCTCTATTTATGTTACAATAGAAGGAGGGTAGTAGATAGTGGTAAAAAGTGTATTGGACAAACAAACAGGTAGGTTTGACATATTTGCTCCAATTGATATTTCTAACTCTATAGAGAAGAGTAATAAGAATCCTAACGATAAATCATGGTACGTTAAAGGGTATGCAACTACCCCTGATCTGGATCTACAAGAGGATATTATTGATCCTAAAGGTATCGAGATTAGCCATTTTTTACAACACGGGTACTTAAATTACGAACATTATCAGGGTGACGAGTACAAGATAGGAGCGCCTACAGATGGTACTCATGTAGACGATGTAGGATTATACGTAGAGGGTAAGCTATATAAGCATAACCCTTATGCTAAGAGTATTTGGGATCTTGCAAATAACATAGCTAAATCTGGTATTGATCGAAAGCTAGGATTTTCGATTGAAGGCTTTGCTAGAAAACGTAATGATGAAGACCCTCGAATAATTGAGAAATGTTATATTACTAACGTTGCTATAACTACTAACCCTGCCAATCCTCAAGCTACTTGGGATGCAATTTTAAAAACGTTTGTTACAGGGCACGGAATAACCCCTGAAACGCAAGTAGACGGGGCAGCCCTAAGAGCCGAATCGTTTGCGAGAAGTTTGTATAATTTATCGTTTACGTATAAGGCGTGTGAAGATCCGACAGAATTTAAGGAACTTTGGAAAGAAATAGGTAGTTACCTAGATTCTATGGATAGATACTCTCACGAGTGCGCAATCATGTACCTCCAATTGTCTAAAGGGTACTCTAGAAAAGAAGCAATTACTAAACTTGATAAGTGGTTACATAATTAAGCAAAATAGGAAGGAGCTACAATAATGTCAAAAGAGTCTTTTAAAGAGTTGGCTGATAATTTAGAGAAGCTTAGTAAAGACGAAGAGCTAGAGAAATCTAGTGAAGAATTAGAAACATCTGAGGAAGAGCAAGAAGAAGTTGAAGAGGTCACTAAGTCCGAAGATAGTTCAGAAGAGGAAGCTACAGAACCTACTTCCAGTGAAGAGTCCTCAGAAGAAGTAGGTGCAGAAGAGAAAGCGGAAGATTCTGAGGAGCAAGGCGAGGAGTTAGAGAAGTCCTCTAGTTCTGATAGTTCTTTATCCGAAGATGACTTTTTGAAAGCATTTGAAGCTATTATCAAATCCTACGGTCAAGTAGCTAAACAGAATGCTAAACTACTCGACAAAGTAGAGTCACTAGAAAAATCTTTGGAAAAATTAGAGGCTCTATCTTTAGAGGTTGAAGATAGTTCAGAAGAGGAAGCTACAGAACCTACTTCCAGTGAAGAGTCCTCAGAAAAAGAAGTGGATGTAGAAGAGGAAGAGATTGAAAAATCTGAGTCTCCAGAAGGTAAGGCAGTCCTATCCAAGTCTGTTGATGCAGGTGTAGACGAGGAGACTGAGGAAGTAGAAGAAGAGGTATTTAAAGCTGCTGACCATGTAAAGTCAGTCGTGGATTACATGCAAAAAAACGCCACTACAATGCATCCAAATGAGAAGATGGATATTCGTGGTGCGGTTAGTCGAGTAAAACGAGGGTTAGAGACAGACTACGATATTGAATTATTCAAGTCTGTTGTAGATAAAACTAAAAAATAGTTGTTGAAGTGTTATATTAGTAGCATGATACCCAATATTAGGGTTATCGATAGAGAGGTTCCTCCTCCTAACCTCTCTATCGAATTTTAATTATGAATATTGTGAATAATACAATATATAATAAAAAACGAAACAGAAAGGACGATATAATAAATGAGTAAAGCAGAAGAACGCAAGCTATCTCCCGAAGCTGAGGGCGTTATTGATGAGATTCTTAGCAAGACGTTCACTACTGGGCATGGTATCACTCCAGATACTCAGCAAAACGCAGGAGCTTTAAGACGTGAGTTCTTAGAAGACGAAGTAAAGATGTTAGCTTTTGATACTAACGACTTTACAATGTATCCCTCAATCCCAAAAAAGAGTGTAGATTCTACAGTTGTTAAGTATGCAGTGTTTAATCAGCACGGACGTACTGGACACTCTCGATTCGTTCGAGAAGTCGGGGTAGCGTCTATCAATGACCCTAACATCCGTCAGAAAACTGTCCAAATGAAGTTCTTGAGCGATACTAAACAGCAGTCAATTGCATCAGGTCTCGTGAATAACATCGATGACCCAATGGCAATCTTGACTGATGACGCTATTGCGGTTATCGCGAAATCTATTGAGTGGGCTATTTTCTACGGAGATGCTGCATTGACTCATGAGACTGATGAGCAAGCAGGTATTGAATTTGACGGATTACATAAACTTATCGACCAAAAAACAAATATTATGGATATTCGTGGTCGCACATTGACCGAAGCAGATCTTAATAAAGCTGCTGTTGTCGTAGGTAAAGGTTATGGTCGCGCTACTGACGCATTTATGCCTATCGGTGTACAAGCTGACTTCACTAATAGCTTGCTAGATCGTCAACGTGCGTTAATGCCATCATCTGAGGGCGGTATGGCGACTGGTTTTGCAGTAACTGAGTTTCTCTCAACTCGTGGTAAGATTCGTCTTCATGGGTCAACTATCATGGAGAATGATAAAGTATTAGTGGAAGACAAAGCCCCTCTTCCAAATGCTCCACTCCCTCCACAAAGTGTTGTAGCAGCAGTACAAGCTAATGCCGGAGGTAAATTCCGTGAAGAGGATTTAGGCGCGCAATCCTACAAAGTAGTAGTTTACTCTGATGAAGCAGAGTCTATCGCTTCTGAGGCAGTAGACGCTGTTGTAGAAAATAAGACAGACGGAGTACAACTCACTGTAAAACTGCAAACACTATATCAAGCTCAACCTCAATTCATTACAATCTACCGTCAAGGTAAAGAGACTGGATTCTACTTTGAAATTGCTCGTATTCCAGTTTCTAAGATGAATGAAAACAACGAGATTGTATTTGTAGATAAGAACGACAACATTCCTGAGACTACAGACGTATTCCTTGGGGAGATGTCTTCTCAAGTACTGGCTTTACTTGAGCTTCTCCCAATGATGCGTCTACCTCTCGCTCAGATGAATGCTACTGTAACGTTCACAGTTCTTTGGTACGGTGCTCTCGCACTATATGCACCTAAGAAATGGGTACATATTAAGAACGTTAAATACATCCCTGCTTTAGCAGCAGATGTCAGTGTAACTAACCAGTAACACTCAGTAACATAAGGATGTATGATAAAATTGAATAGAGAGTAAAAAAGAATAGGGAGCAGAGATTTAATCTGCTCCTTTTTATTTAAATTAATTTAAAGGAGAGAACTAGTATGTTAGTAAATGAAAACTTAGCAGGAAAAAAAGTGGCTACACCTTATGGAACCATCTCATTTAACGACAAAGGAGAAAGCCACGATCTTAATGTTACAGCGCAAAAATCATTAGGAAAGCTGAAATCTTTCAAATATGTCGAAGACAGGCAAGAGGCTCCTAAAAAAGAGACTAAATCTACTGTAAAAGAAGATGAGGATACTAAAGAGGAAGTTACGAAACAGGAACCGAAAAAAAGAACGCCTCGTAAAAGAGCAACGACTAAGAAAGAAGAAGAAAAATAATATTATGAAAGGTAAGGCGGTGCAATATGTTACATGGCGAGAACTATAGAACCCCTTACGGACCTAATAATCCTGAACGTATACCTTTAGACAAGGTGAACGATTATAAATTGGAAGATTACGGTCTAACAGTTGAGAATGTTAAAGCTAACCATTTTGGTGTAGAAATTACCGACCCTCGGACAGGTCAACACTTACCCGATGCTTTCTATCGAGCAAAGATAGAGGACGCTGTAGCGAAAGTAGAAAAGCAGTTAGATATTGTAATTCTTCCGAGAATAGTTAGAGAGTACCATGATTATAATCGTATGGATTATAACAGTCATACATATCTACACACATTCCAAAAACCCATCGTTCAGGTGGAGTCGATTGCCTTACAATATAGTGGGCATAGTGTATTTAGGTACCCTTCTAGATGGTGGAGAGTTTACCATTTGTATGGTCATCTTCAAATGTTGCCTGCCCTAATGCTGTCTGGAGAACAAGGAAATCTAAGTTTGGCTCAATCTTATTCTGGATTTCCTATGATTGCCGGAGTTCCTCCTAGTATGAGTAATACATCTATGCCTCAACTTTTCCAAGTTGATTATGTAGCAGGCATGCTACCTCCAAGTAGAAGAGGAGTTAGCCAACCTTGGGAGATGCACCCTGATTTATGGGACCTTATTGTTAAGCACGCTCTAAAAGAAGTATTTCAGCAATGGGGGCGACTGATTATTGGTCCGGGTATTGCAGGCATGACTATGCAAATAGACGGAGTTTCACAAAGTATCGATACGACTCAATCTGCTATGTATGGTGGAGCCTCTGCTGAAATAATTCAGCTAGATAATGACATTAAAGAACTTACGAATGGTTTAAAATCCTACTACGGACAAAATTTAGGTATTGTGTAAAGGGGGTCTATCCATGCCAGATCAACCATCGTTCTTAAATAATATGAGCAATAATACAGATGTAAATTTGTCTACTAATAGACCTTCTACTAATCACGGTATGCCTAAAGGGTATATCAGACCTGATTTAGTGGAAGCCCACAACGATACCTTTCATATTCCTACTTTATGGGAAAAATCCTACTTATGTCCATGTAGAGAAAGATCAACAAGACAACCAAAACAAACGTGTAATATTTGTTTTGGTAGGGGTATCGCTTTCCTTCCCTCTCAACCTTTAAAGATTACAATACAATCACAAGAAAAGGGGATAAATAATATAGATCTAGGGTTATTGGACTCTGGAACAGCTATCGGTACCCCTGAAAGGTTAACAAGGCTGACTTTTAGAGATAGGATCACTATTCCAGAAGCAGTTATCGGTCAGTCTCTTCTTTTCGATATTGATGAAAACAGACTTAATAATGGGTTCTACCTTATTTACGACGTTAAGTCTATTACGTTTGCTACAACAACGAAAGGTCAGATATATGAAGGTGAGGACTTCGAGATAGATTACAATAAAAATTTATTCTTACCAAAAGAGAGCTTACTAGGAGAGAACGTATCTATAAACTTATTAACAACTTTACGCTATCTCGTAGCTGATTTACTAAAAGAGCATAGATATATACAGGAACCAAACCAAACGTTCACCCTAAGCCCTCAAAAAATACTGTTAAAGAGGGAGGACGTATTTATCGAGAAGGAGTCATGGGCACTAGGAGCCTCAAATGAGGAGGTTAATAAGATGATTGATACTAAGAGACCTTCGGAACCTGATGGTTTGAACGGATTCTTTAGAAATGGGGTTTTATAGATGGGTAGAGTTAGGAGACCTAATCTATTTAAAAACGAATCTAATACAAAGCAAAAGATGAAGCAATTAGGGAATACCCTTTCGGAGAGTACATTAAACTCTACTGTTTCAGCTATTCAGAAATCTAAGCCTAAGGATATGGAAATTAAGAGAAAACCAAAATATCTAGAGGTAACAGAAAAAAGACTCCAGAAACTAGGAGTAATTGATTTAAAATCTCGTTTTGCTCTTAGTAGTAAAAGAACCTTGAAACCTAAAGGTGGTTGGTACATGCGTATCCCTATAAGAAAGCAGACACGAGGGATGTCAAGACGTATGTATGATCAATTAAGAAGTATAGATATTGCTCCCGATCAACGACGTACTGTAGTATCTAATTTCTTATACGATAATAGAAAACAATCAGAGGCGAGCTTACTCAATTACCAACCAAAGTCGTATAACATAGAGAAGCAGAGAATTGGATCTAAACGTCATTCATATACAGTATTTCGGACGGTTTCGGATAAATCTCCGGTAAGTAGTTGGATTATTAACCGATCTAAGGTTAATGAGAAAGACACCTCCAAGACTTTTATACGGAACGTGAACAGGTTAGTTAAGTGGAAAATGAAAAATGGGTGGGATTAGGAGGATGAAAAATGGCTATCCCAAGTATTGATACCTACTTAAGTAGACAAATAGAAAGTAAATTAAAAATTATACTATCGAACCGCTATATTATAGAGGAAATATTAAAAGGAGTACAACCGAGGGTTTCTAAAAGTTTTATCGATTTTTTCACAAGACCGGAAGCCGAAATACCCATAGTATACGAACTATCTCAGGAACGTATCTACTCAAGAGGATGTATTTACATCGGTTTACGTGAAGGTGAGGAGTCCAATAACAGTCTAGGTAATATTGAAGGTACCTACTATTTTAAAGAAGGTAATCTGATCAAGGAAACCTCTGTTATTGAGTATGACAATTTGTACCCAAATAAGCTATCTATTTCTCTTGAAAACGATATAGGAGAACTAAATAACATTGAAAATTTAACGTTTTCAGCAGAAGATTATATGTATACAGAGGGAAATAAAATCTTGTTTAACTTAGAAGGAAACACCCATTTACTGGGTATAGATGTGGTAGTTAACTATGTTGCAAGCAAGGGTCCTGAGGAAGTTAAAGATGAACAAGGACATAAAATAGGGTTTACTTCTCTAGAACATTACTCAGTTCTTCCAATTTCATCTAACATGGACACTGTAAGATGTTTAGATCTTATTATAAAAGCTATCTTTATCATGATGAGAAACAGTCCCGAAGAACTTACAGGAGTACAACTTCAAAAACTCCAATTTGGTCAAATGGAATCTATCGACACTAGGAACGATAAAGAAGCTCTCCCTGAGTTGCTGTACGGTAGAGAGACTATTGTTAGCTATAAAGTAGCTTATAACCTTGATTCCCCTATATGGGACAAGATTACAGAATTTGAAGTAAATCTTCGATCTGGGAAAGGGGCGATACTAAATGGCGGAACAAGAGAAGAAGGAGACAACGACTAAGAGAACTAGAAAGACGAAAACTCCTGAAACAGAAATAAAAAACTCTGTCCAAGAGACGGAAGACACTAAAAAAGAGCCTTCTGTAGTTAAAGAACCACCAAAAAAGAAACAAAAGGCAATAAAGCCTTATGTTTATATTGATACTTTTTTATCTGTTGCTATTAATTTATATAATATTAGCAGTGTACAGGCTGAGGGTTTTAAAGCATATATGCAAGGTCGTCATTATCAAAGAGACGAGGCTATATTTGCTGATGAACTAAAAAAGTATCTTAACCTATAAAAATTAACGAGAAAGGAAGATAAAAAGTCATGGCAATTTCTTATGGATATGATAGAGAGCGTCCACGTACTCAAGTGTTTCTTGATTCTACAGCCCTTGGTTCTGCAAACGTAGCGTCTGAAAAACCTTTAGTAATACTAGGTTCAGCTATCGATGGAGAACCTCACGTACCTCATATGGTTACAAACTTTACGCAAGCCCGTAACTTATTTAGAGGCGGAGATCTTTTAGATGCAATCGAGATGGCTTGGAGTCCCTCTCCTAACGAACCGGGTGCTGGACGTATTTATGCAGTTCGTACAGATGAAGCAACACAAGCAAAACACGAAGTAGAAGGTTTAACTGTTGTTTCTAACGTATATGGAAACGATGCAAACGGTATTCAAATCGAGTATGGGGACAGTCCTTTAACTGGCTCAAAACGATTTAGTGTCTACTTCACTAGAGAGCGTTACGAACGAATCTATGATAATATCGGGAATATCTTTAATGTTCGTTACACTGGTGAGGAGGCGCAAGCTACAGTTGAAGTTATCGTAGATGACACAACTAAACTAGCTACACGTCTCGTACTCAGTGTAGGAGATACTGTAGAAGATATGCAACCTGTACGTACATACGAACTAGGTCAAGGAGTATACCAAGATGTAAATGTGTTAGTTAACGACATCCACAACCTCCCTGATTTTGAAGCTCGTATGAACTCCATGGGCGGTAATAAGAACATTCAAACCCAGTTTTTAGATGCATTAGCACCACAAAACATTAAAAATCAAGATGTTACGGTTACAGCTATTGCCGGAGATCTCCTAAACCAAACTAGAAATGATCGATATGTAAGCTTATCTGTAGACTTCACTAAAGGACTTCCTGAGTCTATCGAACTCACGAACCTTTCAGGAGGGGAGACAAAACCTGCACCTGCTTCTTGGGCGCATATGTTTGCACAAATCGCTGATTTAGGGGCGTATTATGTAGTACCTTTAACAGCACATGAAGCAATTCATGGTGAGTTATCTCAATTCTTGCGAGAACAGTCTCAAGCAGGCAACCATTTACGTGGTATCGTTGGGGGAGGTCATAGCGAGTCTGAGAATGAATTACGATCTCGCCAAATGAACATTCGCAATTCTCGTGTAAGCCTTGTAGGAGACTCTGTAACTCGTAGAATGGCAGATGGTCGAGTTCTTAATATGCCGGGGTATCTATATGCTTCCTTGATTGCAGGGATCGCAAGCGGATTACCTGTCGGAGAGCCAGTTACTTACAAACAGGTTAACATTGAATCTGTTGATCGTAAATTTACTGGAGATCAGCTTGATCAGTTAAACGCTTCTGGAGTTATTATGACAGAGTTTATCCGCCAGCGTACTAGCTCCTATTATCGAATTGTGAGTGACCCAACTACATACAATGTAGTCACTGAACCTGTACAGAATCGTATGAGTTTAGGGGAAGTTGCAGATTACTTGACAACTGAACTTAGAATTGAACTTGATCAATTTATTGGAAGTCGAATCCAACAAATGTCTGCTTCAATTATTAAGAATGCTGTTGAAAGTTTCTTGGATCAACAAAAGAATGTTGGAGGTTTAATCGTAGATTACAGTCCAGATGATGTTCAAGTGTTGATTACTGGTAATACTGCAACAATCAACATTACTGTACAACCTGCTCAAGGTTTAGACTATATTAATGTGTTCCTTAGCTTTGTAGATAATGAATTAGAAGCTTAATAAAGGGGGCGTAACCCCCTATAATAAAATGATAGGAGTGAAATAATAGATGGCTAGTGTTACTAACCAAACAGTTCAGTCAGCCAATACGGTATACTTTATGATTAAGAATGTACCGATTGCCAGAGCGCAGTCTATTTCTTCTGAACGTAGTTTCGGTACTACCGGAGTATATCAAATTGGTTCTATCATGCCTCAAGAACATGTATATCTACGGTATGAGGGTAGCGTTACAGTTGAGCGTTTCCGTATGAAGAAGGAGAACCTTGCAACTCTAGGTTTTGCTGCTTTAGGTGAAGAGGTCCTTCAAATGGATATTCTCGATATTGTACTATATGATAACTATACACGAGAAGTTATTATCGCTTACCGTGGATGCTCTATCGATACGTATAATGAGAGTGTAAACGTTGGAGAGATTGCATCTGAATCCGCTAGATTTTATTTCTTAACAAGTGCAAATGTACGAGGATAGTTTTTAGAGACCCTGTATCAGGGTCTCTTGTTTTTTATTTCGACTTAGTATATAATAAAGCAAAACTAAATTTAGGAGGTAAACTTATGAAATGGAGAGAAGGAGATTGGGTATCTGTAGTGTGTAAAGACCAGAAAGTTACTGGGTATATCGAATATTTAGGGGAAACTGTTGCTTTAGTTAAATCCACTACTTCTCATAACTTTGGTAGGACGTTAGCGGTATATAGAAAAGACTTAATGGAGGTAAGCAATATTATCCACGTAGACGATTTACCTTATCTAATTGATCTATCTATCGCCATGGAAGATAAGGAGTGGTTCATGGAATTATCTTATGAACTAAAGAAATGGAAGAAAGCGGAAGATGTATTATAGGGTTGTTTCATTTATGTTACAATCCTGTAATATTACTCTAATAGGCTTTCATGTGTGTTATATTGTTACACATAAGAAACTTATAAACTATTTACAAAGGAGTTTTTGGATGGATTTAAAAAAAGGAATTTTTTCATGTGCTTTATGTCTAGGTATTCTACTAGGAGGACACTCAGTTAGTCAGGCAAACACTTATACTGGGTCTAGTATCGTAGACTATCTAGTTAGTCAAGGTGAGGATTTTAGTTTTAGTAATAGGGAAAAATTAGCAAGCCATAATGGTATTGAAAATTATCGAGGGACCGCTAATCAGAACCTAAAACTATTAGCAAAATTACGAGGAGAATCTTTTACACCCGTATCTAACTCCAATACTGAGTCGAATAAGACTAAAAACAATCAATCAAGTGAAGTATCTGTCTCTGGTCGTACACTAGAGGTTACAGCTACTGCATATACTGCCTACTGCCAAGGGTGTTCCGGTATCACTTATACTGGAATTGATTTACGTTCCAACCCTAATCAAAAAGTAATTGCAGTTGATCCTAACGTTATCCCATTAGGATCTAGAGTTTATGTAGAAGGATATGGAGAAGCTGTAGCAGGAGATATTGGAGGAGCTATTAAAGGGCATAAAATTGATGTATTTATCCCTAATCATTCAGATGCTATTGCGTTTGGGAGAAAAACTCTAAAAGTAACAGTATTAGACTAAAATAAGTAGTAGACAGCCATTACCTATAAACAAGGTGATGGCTATTTTATATGTTATAATAGGATTAGATAAACTAGGTACTGTTATATTATTAATGAGAACACTTTAATAGGAGGAGTAAAAATGGCACAGTTTGAGAAAGACAAGGAAACGGAAAATTTAACACCTGAACAGCGAGAAATGCAAGAACGAGTAGAGCAAAAGAAGGCGTTAGACAGGGTTATTCGAGGGGTTAACGATGTATTCGAGAAAACATACAAATTTGAGGAGCTAGACTTAGAGTTCACAGTGAAAATGAGATACCCTAATGCTATTGAAGTAGGTCGTATACAGGCAAGATTAGCTCGGTACTTAGAGGGTATGAATAACTACGCGAGTACCTACGTCATTACAGTATACAGTACGTTAGCTGCTATTAGAGAAGTAGGGATTGACGTTCCTGAATTTTTAGACGACGACGAGAAAATCTATAATCTAGAAATTCTCCATTTGATTGGGCGTGATTTCCAACAATGGATGGACAACTTTCGGTTTTGATATAAAGAAACTCGGAGGTTTAAAGAGGCTAGCTAGAACACCTTATTCTAGAAATATGTGGAACATAATGAAAACATTTAATGTTCTACCTACTAATGAAGACTTCAGAAAGCTAACAGATGATCAAATAGATTTTATCTTATATTCGTTAGAAGAAGATCATAGAGAAGCGGAACTTGCAAGAAAAGGGCTAACTCCAGATTCAGACTACTTCGATTCATCTTTTGAAGAAGAAGTATGGAACAAAGATGTCGGGGACTGGGAAGTCCTTAAAGAGGACCACGATCCTAATGATATTGCTAGACAGGTGGAACAGCTTACTAGAGATGAAGACCTTAAAAACTTGGCTTCTAAATTTGACAGCTTAGAAGAGTATAATGACTATTTAGCCTCAGGAGGTAAAACTGCAAGAGAGACTGAGGTAGAGCAACATATAAACAGAAACATTGAAGAAGCTATACGCAAAGCTAAAGCTATTGAAGCAGCCAAGAAAGGTAAACAAGGAAAAGCTTTAGTAGATGATCGAGATATTGTAGAAGATCATTCTTCACCTAGTCTTTCAGATCTTGACAAAGAGGCTATGGATAAGGCAATTGACTTGTTTAATGCAGAGCATGATGATGACGATTATACAGAGATATAGAGAGGGGTAGAGGATACATCTGAGTCCTCTACCTTTCCTTTTAATACGGAAGGAGTGTGGTGGTTAAATGGCAAACATGGAGAAGTTTATATTCAGTGTGGACGCTCAGACAGATAAAGCGGTACACAAACTCCAAGAAATTAATCGTCTAATGAATGAGATTGAACGTGTTCGTAATCGAGGATTAAACGATTATTCAACCACAAATCAAAAGGACATGGATCTAAACATGAGATCTATGTCTAAGTTAACCTCTATGTATAAAGAAGTAAGTAGAGATTTAGACGAGATACAAAGAAAGATGCGAGAAATAGCTGATACATCTGTTATACCTGAAGGAGCTACAGGAGATCAAGTTAAAGAAATTGAGAGACTTCAAAGAACGTCTGAGAAACAAGCTCAAGCTGCGATAAGACAGCAGAGGTTGCTTCAACAGGAATATAAACGAACTCTTATGTCTTTTCAGGAACTAGCTCACTTCCAACAAAACCAATCTAGGAATTTTAAGCATGTATTTAGTTCTAATGATCTGTATAACTTACCTAGAGATAGGAAAGAAGATGGATCTCTCGATAGTACGAGAGCTAGAAAGATTATAGACGCTATTTCTGATAGTGCTGATGGAGTCGCCAGTGAACTAGAGAATGTCAGAGATAAAATTAGAGAAGTTAATAAATTGGACCGAAGAAGTGAAAGTTTATCTCGTCGTGCTTCTGCCTCAAATTACATGTCTTATCAGCAGTTTGAAAATTTTAGATCCGATCTAAATACCTCTAGAAGTTCTTATGCAGATGAACGTGAGAGAAATCGTAATGCTCTTGCCGAGTTAGGTATGGAAAGAAGTAGACTTACTCAAGAGATTAAAGACATTGAGAGAAATCCCCAAAATACTCCTGAGGATATTGATCGTAAAATTGCATTACAGCAAACGGTTAGAGCGATAGATGACGAGTTTGAATCTAGATTACAACTTAATAAAACTTTAGATAGAACTATTGAAAACATGGAGAAATACAACAAAACCCTCGAAAGACAGAATGTAGAAGTTAAGCCAGAACGGGGAACTATGCGAGGCATGATGTACGAACGTGCCCCGGCTATTGGTTTAGCTCTAGGAGGGGCGGTTGCAGGAGTTTTTGGTGGACTGTATGCTAGAGGATCGTCTGTAAATCGTTCGATGCGAGATGATATTATCTCCATAGGTCAAAGAACAGATCAAGAAGACTGGAGAACTAACGTAAGAGATAATGCTTTTGAAGCAGGTTTAGCAGATCGTTTAGGGTTCACAGGTCAGCAAATGCTTTCTTTTCAAACTGCGTACTTATCAAATCGTGGATTTCAAGATACAGATGACCTAAATACGGCTATGCAATCACAAGCTGTTTTTAGTCGTGTAACAGGGACTAGTGCAGATAGGACTCAAGATTTCTTTAATAACCTTTTTAATAGTGCAGCTTTAGTTGGAAACGACGTTGCCGATATTCAGAATGCTTTTGTAGGGGCAATAAAACAGTCTGGAATGGAAGGTCGAGAAGAGCAACAGTTAGCTGCGTTAGAGGGGTTATTAGCTGAGGCTTCTAGGGGTCGAGTTCTTGGACAGACCGATGTTTTAAATTACATGGGTATACAGTCTATTTTATCTAGATCAGGAAACCCTGCTCTACAAGGTACTCGTGGCGGAGAACTGATGCAGAGCCTAGATCAGAGTATTAGACAAGGCTTTGATGATCCCTCTACTAGATTATTATTTGGTATGGGATCTCAATTTCAAGGAATAGAGGGTAGATGGGAACTTAGAAAGCAAATGGAGAGAGGCATAAGTGACCCCACAAATGTCCAAAGATTGTTTGATATTGCTAACTCTTACGGAGGGACTGGTTTAGAGAGACGGGAAGTATTTTTAACAAATGCTCAAAGAATGGGAGCAGATTTAACAACAGAACAGGTAGATGCTTTATACGATTTGTATGAACAAGGTCAATTAACAGAGGACGGTATAGCGAGAGCTTTACAAGGAGCTTTAGAAGAAGGTTCAGACCTATCCCAAGAGAGGTTAGATAGGTACCAATCGTCTCATGCTGCTACCGATAATCAAAGTGAAGCTGTTTTAGAGAAACAAGCTGCTCAATTAAATGATCTTGGTAATGTGGTACGTAAAGCTAATGCTGCAATGGGAGGTGTACCTCCGGTAGCATATGCCACTATTGCATCTTTAGTCGCTCTAAGTGCCGCAGCTTTAGGTACAGCAGGGTCATTTGGTTTAGGTACGCTTCTTCGTAGAGGGGTTGCCGGAAGCTATAACCGAGGGGGAGGTACTGGCTCCTTTGGGCGTGGAACAGGTACTTTTGGGGGCGGTATGGGAGGCTTTGGGGGATGGTTAGGCGGAGGTTTTGGTCGCCAACAACAACGTACCCCTACTTCTACTGGTCGTGGTGGAGGTATGGCAGGAATGGGACATACCACTATTCAAGGGATGTCTGATCCTAACGTCCGTAAAGGAGGACTACCTAATACAGGTCCTCAAAGAGGTGGCGGTGGTTGGTTCCGGAACATGTTTGGAGGAGCCGGACCGAGAAACGGAATAGTAGCAGGAGGTAGTATGCTAGGAGGGTTAGCTAATAGAGCACTCTTACCTCTAGGTATAATCTCCGCTATATCAGCCGTTGCCAGTGCCCCGGAAGGAGCTAAAGGAGAGACTTTTGGTACTGCTTTTGGTGGTCTAGGTGGAGGACTTGGGGGTGCTGCTTTAGGGGCTTCCATAGGTTCTGTTTTTCCCGGAGTAGGGACCATTATAGGAGGACTTATTGGTGGATTTTTAGGATCTGGAGTAGGATCATCAGCCGGAGGATGGCTAGGTAGTCAGTTCGGCACAAAAACCGCTAGCGCCTCTGATGTAAATACCAGTGATTTAAAGGAACAAGTTGACAGAGAAAATACTACCAGAAAAGATTTAGCTGAAAATAAAAGATCCGACAATATCTCAGAAGAACGTCGTAATTTAGACCGCTATGAAAATTCTCTAAAAGAAGCCGATAGACTCCTTCGTCAAGCTCGTCTCCAAAATGGTATTTTTGGTTCTGGAGGTATGGGAGGTGGCGGAGGTACTGGTATAGGGTCAACTGGAGGAAACTTAAGGTTTCTCCCTGATGGGCAGAAGTGGACAGATAACAATATTGTCCATCATGACTTAGGTTATACGGACGCTGCTCTAAGTGCTCAAGACTTAGACAGATGGATTGACTCTATGGCTCCATCTAACTCTATTATGAGAGGGATGGGGGAAGCCTTTTTTAGAGCCGGAACAGAATCAGGTCTAGACCCTCGATATTTAGTTGCCCACGCAGCCTTAGAAACTGGATGGGGTACTTCCAATATTGCTAAACAAAAAGGAAATATGTACGGTATCGGTGCCTTCGACGCTAGCCCCTTCTCCTCAGCCTATAGTTTCAACAACGTAGAAGCAGGTATTGTTGAAGGAGCTAAATGGATAGCAGAGAATTATTACGGTAGAGGGCAAACAACGCTCCATACGATGCGACATAACGGAGGAAAACATGAATATGCTACAGACCCTCAATGGGATAAGAAGATCGCTAACCTGATGAAAGGTGCCCCATCCGGTACAGGAAGTGTAAATATAAATTCCAAGGTAGAGGTGAATGTGAACTCCGATCAACCGCTATCCTCTCAGGTAGCTAATGATCAAGAGTTGAAACGTACTGGTCTAGCTATAAACGAAAGAATATTTGGCTCTATGAACTACTATGCAAGAGATATGAGAAGGTTTTAATCCTTCTCATATCTACTATTTATTTTGTGATATAATGGATAGAGAGGTTGATAGATATGACCACAACAATTGTTAAAAGGTATCCCACCTTTCAAATACACTTGATTACGGAAGATAGTGAACATTTATTAACCTACGATACAAAAAAACAAAAGACTCAAAGAGACTTTGAAGAATCACTTATTGCTTTTAGTACTAGAAATGCTATGGAAGATGACAGCCCTGTATTCTCTCTCGTAATTTCAGCAAAAGAGGAATGGGACAAAATATTAGGTGCTAATGATCTTATCAGAATTAAAGTCATCCCGGATACTAGAAAAGGGGAGCCAGATAACCCTTATGTTATGGTAGGATTAATTTCCGATATACATAAAGAGGGGGAGTACGAAGATGGTATTCTCCTATATAGAATAACAGGAAGGTCTATGGCAAAAGCTTTAATAGATTTTGAGGTAGGGGTCATACAAGAAGTGTCCACAGTTATTACTGATATTGGGTGGCTTCCTGACGGTACCGACAAAGGACTTAAGTTTTCTGGAAATTCCGCAGCAGGTATAGGCAGTGAATTGATGGAACGTTTTGTATATAAGTACCTTGAATACAATTTTTCCAGAAACAGAAAATTAAAAGACTTTTTAGAGTACGACTTCTCAAGTTGGGAAGAAGATGAAGCTCTAGGGGATGTCACTCCGTTTATTAACTATGAAGGTAACTTGAGGCAGTTTTTAGAGGACGTTACAGCCAAACCTTTTAATGAAATATTCTTTGAATATACAAAAGACGGTAAATGTATTGTAATTATGCGACCTACACCGTTTGATCCCGATAAATGGCGAGAACTCCCTACCTATCATTTTACTAGTGATATAGTTGCGGAAGACTCGATCGGGGTGTCTGATACTGAACAATTTGCAATATTTGTAGTCCAACCTCCTAATGTTATGGAATTTAATAGCATGGACTTAGGGGTGTTCCCTAAGCATCATCCTGAGTTGATTAAGAAGTATGGGTATAAGAGACTAGATGCACAAAACAGGTATCTCTTAACGCCTCATCTAATTTCAGGAGGAGACGAAGAAGAGGTAGGTACTAATACTTCAAACCCAGAAGGAGTTCAAGTAAATAACATAAATGCCCCTGCTTATGAAGACGTTTTACAGTTTATAACAAACAATGGGTATGAGAATAGAGAGACCCTTAGAACAAGAAGAAATGAGGTATTTTCTCATCTCCTAGAGAACTTCCCTTCTATGTCCAACTCTTTAGCAAATAATATTATTGACAGTATTATAGAGGGTTTTTTTAACAGAGAAGAGTATAGTAAAATGGTTAACTCTACCGGAGACGATGTTCGGGATAGAGAAATTAACGAAGAACGTTCGATTGCAGGAGAGAAATTGGAGAAGTTTACTAACAGATTATTTAATTGGTATTGCGAGAATGCCAACTTCTATGCAGGAGATCTCCGTGTTATAGGTAATCCGACATACCGTGTAGGTAGTAGGTTAATTTATGAAGATTTAAAAAATAAAACTGTATGGGAATATTATTTAGAATCGGTACAGCACGAATTTAGCTTTGATGGGGGATATACAACCATTTTAGGCGTTACTAGAGGGTTACCAGATAGAGGGAGAAAAAGATTTTCTAATCTTTGGGGTAAGTCCGAAGATTTTAAAGGAGGTTATTTAGGAGAGCATTCTTTAGAAGAGCTTCTAGAGAAGGCAAGAGAAGCTGAATCTATTCGGGATGGGCAATTTGGAGGAGGTGGAATTAGTTTTGGGGATGGTCCGGGAGGTAATATAGCCATGGCTACTCTAAATACTGCTAGACAGATGACCCAACGAAATTCCGTATACGTATTTGGTGGGGGCAGGAAACAAACTAACCCCCTTAATGATAGTATAATCCGAGTCGATTGCTCTTCATTCGTGTGGTGGTGCTACTACATGCACGGGATACAGTTAAAAGGCGGAAAAACAGGAATGACTACCGATACTATAAAAACAGACTCTAGATTGAAAATAATCAGTCGTAGAGGTGGGTCTAAATCCATAGCTAGATCTCTTCTGAGAGAGGGAGACTTAGTTTATTTCGATACGTACAAGACAGATGGACATATTGGTATTTACTCAGGAAACGGTAAATATATAGGGGCACAAAGTAGTACAGGTATTGCAGAAGCTGATATGAACAGTGGATATTGGTGGAGTAAGTTTAATGGTCACGTATTAAGGTATAAAGGTTAGGAGGGGGATACATGTCAGAATTTAATTCTTGGGATTTTAAAAGTCCGTTAAGTCCCATGAGGTTCCAATCTCAATTAGGGAAAGAGACTAAAAGATTATACGGAGAAAGTAAGAATATTGTACGCCTATCCTTAGCTAGAGTTGTCAAAGTTAACTATAAGTATAACACCGTAGATGTTGTAACTACCCTTCATAAGGATTCTACATCCAAAACTCCTAGCGATAATGGAAAGTATTCCGCTAGACTCCCTGTATCGTTTGGGGGAAGAACCCCGGACGGTAAAGTATATGGATCTACTACTTTGGTTACTGTAGGATCGCTAGTTCTTATCGGATTCTTAGAAGGAAATAAAGATTATCCAATTGTATTGAATATTTACGGAGAGTCAGATAACCAATCTCAACTTACAAGAACGACATATACAAGCGGAGATGAGTCGAATGAAGAGATACAGAAAGAGCTTTGGCAACTCTTCAATTTATACCCTTCAATGACTTATCGTAACGTGGATGGTCATGGAAATCAAGAAATTACCTTTTCAGGTAAGACGTTCCTCTATATTACTGATTCAGATCAGGAAAACGAGTATGTACAGGATGCTGAGTTTGATTATGAACACCTCCCTAGTGCAAGATATGCAAATGGTGATCTTATCGAACCTAAGTCTCCCGATTCCCCTACTCTTTTATACGTTCATCAGGGAGTGTATGGGGATCATCGTGTCACTTTCTTTATAAAGTCTGATGGTACAGTACGAGTAGGTAGTAGACACCTAGATGGAGAAGGAATTACCTACCAAGAGTTGAATACTGACGGGTCCTATAACATAACACAAAAACACGATACCGTAAATCCAGAAGAGTTATCTGAAAAATTTTCTACCATGTCTATGGATGACGAAGGAAATATCACTTTAAAGTCACTTAACCATAGTTTAGAGATCCGCAATGACGGGGCTTTCTTAAACGGTAGACCTTTAGGGGCTGTAGGAGAGCAACAATTACGTGATTTAGAGAGAGGTATTTTAGATAACCGTACGTCCATCAATGTACTTGATGGGCAGATTGAGCTTAAAGCTAGTCGTACTGAGGTTGATAGCTTAACAGAAATTGTCATGGAGCAAGAGGCATCCCTCATTGTTGCATTCAACGAGATCGCTACAAGAGTGTCAAGAGCCGAGTTTGAGACATTAGCAAAAGGTAGTCCTAACTTATTACACAACACGAGTTTTACAGACACGTTAATTGCGTATGGAGAAGGTACAACTCTACAGGTACGACAGCGAGACGTAAACGAGTTAGAGGTAAGAAGGGCAGGAGGAACTGAAAAGTGGGGGGTATACATCGGTCAGAGATTCCCAATGTATCTAACAAAAGGAAATAAATATACGTTATCTTTTGAAGGTTACTTTGGAAATATTTCGGAAGTAAACATGTTATATATTGTTACTTCCGAAGGACTAGCTCAGAAACTACCTGATTTACAGGTTCAAGAGAGCACAGGACTCATCGATGATTACCCAAAATATGTAACTACTTTTACTAGTGAAGAAACATACGAGGATACTGCTTACTTACTTTTTGCTGTAGATAGCGTAGAGTCAGATCAATTTACAATCCGTAAAGTACAGTTGGAATCCGGTGATCGAGCTACTGAATGGTACCCTAGCTATAGGGACTTTGCAGTTGTTAATCTATATGAGACTCAAATTAGGCAGCTAGCGGATGAAATTTCTTTAACTGCTAGATCCCTTGAGAGGCAGATTGACGATGTTAACGGAGAAATTGATGAAGCTATTGCAAGAATTAATGAAGCAGAGTTAAAAATAACTCCTGAGGCTATTGTTTCTACTGTTCGTTCCAGTACTGCGTATATGGATGATTTCCTTCATGCTAGAGAATATGTGGATACTATGATAGGTGAAGTAAATTCTTCAATAAGCGGTATTAGTAACAGTCTTAACGACTTAGATAATTTCATTAATGGAGCTTTCCATGACGGTATCATTAGTGAAGCAGAGGCTCAAGCAATTGCGAAATACATAAACATGTTGCAGAATGAGAAATCTAATATTGATGCTAAATATCAAGCTATTATTGAAAAAGAAGAGTTATTTGGCTCAATGAAAACTTCCTTAGAGAATGCAAAATCAGCTTATAATACTGCACATAATGACTTAATTAATACAATTAATAATGCAATTTCTGACGGACATGTGACCCCAGAAGAGTCTGCTAATGTGGATTCAGCTTTTGCTACTTACCGTCTTCGATTAGCAATCCTATCTGATATGTTTGAAGAAGCTATAAATTGGATAGGTAGTGTTAAAGCGCAAAGAGCCGAGGATAATGCGAAGAATCATGCTAACGGTCTTCACCAACAAACACAATCTGAGATTGAGCAACTGTCTGATCAAATCAATCTACGAGTCACCGAGGAAACTTACAACTCAGGAATACAGAGTGCTAGAGACTACGCAGAAGGGTTATTTAACCCTATTAGCCAAGACTTAACTGAGTTAGCAGGTTCTTTAAATGATCTGGATGAGTACATCAACGGAGCTTTTCATAACGGAGTCATTAGTGAGGCGGAAGCTAAAGCTATCGCAAAGTATATTAATACCTTAGACGGAGAAAAGAAAGACATCGATGCTCGTTATCAAGAGATTATCAATAACCCTGATCTACCTGATCCTGTCAGGACCGAGTTACAGAGTGCTAAGAGTGGGTTTAATACATCCCACACAAATTTAATTAGCGCTATTAATACTGCGATTGCGGACGGCAGAACCACTGTTGAAGAGGCTATCCATGTGGACACCATGTTTACTGCCTATAACAACACTCTGCAAAACTTAACTCGTTGGTTCGAGGAAGCAGCGAATGAGATCGGTAATGCTAAGGCGCAAAGAGCAGAACAAAGAGCTAAAGAGTACACTGATGAAGAGCTAGGAATAGTAAGTGAGAGAGTAAGACAAGCAGAACTGAAAATTACTCCTGAAGCTATAACTTCTACTGTTCGTTCTAGTACAGAATACATGAACGATTTAGGGGAGAAAGTAGGAGTAAACGAGGTAATATCTAGAATTAACCAAACTGCCGAAGAGATACAAATCGAGGCAAACAAAATACGTATTACAGGAGATACCTATATAGAGGAAGGCGCACTTCGTTGGGACTATTCTCAAGGAGGTATCCTTCAATTAGGTGGCGTAGATAATCAGAACGGAGTTTTAGAAGTTTATAATTCAGATGGAGAACTTATTGCAGATCTTGATGGAGATCGCGGAGGATTCTCTAAATTAACTATTGCAGACTTGGAGGTAACAGAAAACTTTATTGCCCCAGACGTAGTTAAAGAACAGGCAGATGATGTTGAATACCGAGTCCGAGGTACTCAAGGAAGTGACGATAACGCAGGTAACACAGGTAGTTGGAATGACGCTCTATACTCTCTACAAGAAGCTATTAACCGTTTACCCAAAATTATAAATGGTAACGTAGATATTATTTTCTCCGGTCTATACGATATTACGGAAAACAACGTAATCATCCAAGGGTTTTCAGGAGGAGGAACCTTGACTATAGACTTTAGAGGGAATACCTTTAGAGGAAGATTACGAGTTTTAAGCTGTAATGTGCGAATAGTAATTAGAGATGGTACGGTAATTTCCTCTAACGCTAGCCACCCTTCGGTTATTGACAATGAGTCTTCCACTTATGTTAACGTAAGCGATATAGAAATAAATGGTAGAGGCAATAGTGCAGGAGTGCGTACATGGAGGAATGGTGTTTCTTACTTAGCAAATATGGAAGTAAAAAATGTTGAGAGTGCCTATCTTACGCAAACGGTAGGTAGAACTTACCACTCAAATACTATAGGTCACGGTAGCAACTATGGAATACGAGCCACATCTGGAGGTATTGTTCATTTGACTGGTCAAGGACCAACAGGAGGTACTTCTAATGGTGACGTATCGAGCACAGGGACAGCCTTAGTGTTAGGTAGTTTTAGCTCTAGTAGTGGTGGAGGAAGTACTCCACCCCCACCACCAGTAACTGAACAAACCAGAACATGGACCAATTCGTCCTCCGGACAATGGAGAGAGAACTTCGGAGGTCAGTGGGGAGGAGCCTCAAGTAGTAACAGTGTCTACCAAGGTAAATGGGGTCAATGGGGTCTATATAAAGGTTGTTGGTTCTTTGGAACGGGAATGAGAAACGAGCTTCAAGGAGCAACGATTAAAAGGGTTCGTATTCGTCCACGAAGAGCAAGTACTGGAGGTTTTAGTTCTGGTGTAGGTATTGTATTCAGAATGCATAGTCACTCATCAAGACCAAGCGGAGAACCTAATATGTCAAATACTTCTCATACAGTTAATTTCTCACGAGGAGAAAGAAAATGGGTCACGTTGCCTTCATCTTTCCATTCTCTATTCTCTAATGGTAACTGGTATGGAGTAGGTATCTACACGACAAATACGTCCGATTCACGTTATGCTATAATGGAACCCTCTATAGAAGTTGAAGTAACATACGAAAAATAAAAAAAAAATAGAATTTGAGGAGTGAATTATTTTATGCCATACAGTAACTTAGATTTAACAATTAATTTAGTAAGTGTGTTAGATTCTGGAGAAGGTAAATATAGAGTAACTGCTTTCTTTACTCAAGTATTTGATGTTAAGGAGTGGACTGATCATGCTGCACGTAGATGTCTATCTTTCAAAAGTTTGGACCCTGACGCAGAAGGGGGAGAAACTTGGATAGGGGTAAGGGCTTCGTACTACTTTACTAGAAACTTTTACAAAGTAGGGGATATGCTCACGAGCGAAGAAGTGGAAGAGCTAGAAAATAATAATGACCTACCAGAGTCTAATCGTGATCAATCATGATATAATAGTATATGTACAATATTAAATTTTAGGAGGATATAAATTTATGGAGAAGGCATCAATTCCTCAGAGATTGGCTCAGGTACTTCAAAATCGAGTAAGTAAACTAGAGGTAGAAAACATTTTACTCAAACTCTATTCTCAAGACGATAAAGAAAAAATTCAGTCACTAGAGGAAGAGAACAGTTCTTTACGTCAACGATTAGACGAAGCCTCAGAAACACATGAAAAACTACTAGCTGATCAAAGTAAATTCATTGCAAAAATGACAAAACTAGAAGAAGAGTTAGAAGATCTACATCATCAGGTATCTAAGGCTACCGAAGAAGAACCTGTAGTAGAGGAGTCACGTAGTAAACCTGAACAAAAAGATAAAAAAGGTAAGACTTCATAAAACTACATAAATTTATAATATAGGACGAGTGAATCTCGTCCTATATTATTATAGAAAGGAGTTGTTGTTTTATGCCTATGTCTGACGGTAGAAATAGATTGCGTAAAATAGCTTTCCAAGTAGGAAGCAGGTTTTTCCGTTTTGCTATAAATCCGGAAAACTATATACATAAAATCCCTCACCGTACAACCACAATTAAAACGAAAAGTCGAATTGTGGTAGAGGACTTTCAAAACGATGTCCCTACAATATCGATTAAAGGTTCAACAGGTTTTAATCCGACAGGTAGAGCCAGTGATCGAGGGATCAATAAAATTAAAGAAATGAAAGCTTTCTTAGAGCGTTACTCAAGTATGGGAGGGAATGGTAACACCCCTGCTCAAGACTTTTATTTCCATAATTTCACAAATGATGAGAGTTTTGTGATCCATTTATCTTCTGATGGAGTGTCTTATACACAGGATGTAAATTCCCCGTTAACATATAACTATGAGATTAATTTCGTTATACTACGAAAGGCAGGACAACCCTCAGATGAGGAAGTAATAAGTCCTGAGATCGGGAATAGATTTCCATCAATACCTATTCCTGACCCTATTAGTCGATCCCCTATCCCTATTCATCCTACGTTACCTACAGGAGGTAGTACACCTCCTCCAAACTTAGGTAATGTATATAATGACGGGACTAATCGTGAGTTCAGAGAGTGGCTAAATAGCGAAGTAATAAACCCTCAAGCTCCGTCTCGTGTTTCCTATGAGCTAGGTAGGACAGGGTTAGGGTATCTTATTGGGTACTATGGGAGGAGTTACTAATGGCACTAGAAAAACCAATAGAATTACTTAGATTTATATCGGATATAAAGGTTTTAGAGGATGGTATAGTACCTATTGATACTCTAGATCATCAACCTTTTGTATCAGAATTATATACTCCAAACTATTCTTTATCTGTCTTGGCACGTATTACGCAATCCGTTCTATCTAAGGGAGACATCGAGCCTACAAGTCACGATCTAGAACCTCATACAATAGTATACAAGATACTACATAGTGACTTAGCTGACGAATCTCCGGATGTCTACCTACTAATGAGGTTAGTGGTACTAGAATCCTTTGCTTTAGTTTACCATATTGATGAGGAACGTAAGCAACTTATATACACCTCTCCTCGTGATATTGTAATTATTAGAAACAACATAAATTATATCGGAGATTATTTCAGTACAGTAGAACGTTTTCGACCTATGATCGAAACCTTACGGGATATGAGTGTTGCGCTAGGGTACATTGAGAACCAGATTGACGTAATTGTTCATAGAGGGGTGAGAGACTTTGGTTAGATTTAGAAGACACATAATTTCAAGAGGAGACACCCTTCAATCTATTTCTCAATATCTTTTAGGAGACTACCGTTTTTGGGAAGAGATTGCGCGATTTAATAATTTAAAACATCCCTATATTGTAGAGACAGTAGAAGAAAAAATGAGTAACCCTGAACATTTAGTAACAATCGGAGACACTATATTAATTAAAACATCTAACGATGAGCAATCCGACCTAATCCAAGAATTGAGATCTACTCCTAGATATAATCAAGAAGAAATATACTCTCTAGCTTTAGGTAAGGATTTAGACGTTATGCCTCTACCTAGAAATATCGCTAGTCCCGGAAACGATGCTGAGATACTAGAGATGAAAGGGAATGACAGAGGTCAAGTATCTACGGTTAAAGGGATAGAAAACTTAAAGCAATCTCTATTTATTCGTTTAATTACCCCGATTGGAAGTTACATAGGGCACCCTGAATACGGTTCTAGACTCCATCAATATCTAGGACTTAAAAATAATGAAGAAACCGCAACATTAATCAATATCGAAATAGAGAGAGTGATAAGAACAGATGGTCGTGTAAGTAATGTACAGCTAAACAATTTCACTATAGAGGGAGATACGTATACCTCTAGTTTCACTGTAACAACCATGAATCAAGATGAGGCATTCGAGTTTGTACTATCTATGCAAGAAGACGGACCCGTAGTCTTATTAAGTTAGAGAGGAGTAGTCAGATGCGGTTTAAACGAATGGTTGAGATATATTCTAGGATGGTGGACCACACCATTACAACAACGAACGAAATTAACGACTTTACCGTAGGAAGCGCTATGCGATCTCTATATGAATCTGTCGCAATAGAGCTAGAACAGTTCTATGTTTTGACGCGAGAGAACATGAGGGAAGCAATTGAACGAGGTGTGTATGAATCGTTCGGGTTCACTAGAAAACCTGCGATAAGGGCATATGGGGTCGTTCAAGTTGTGTTTCATAACCCTATCCAGAATGAGATTATTATTCCTAGAGGATCTACTTTTATGTCAAGGTTCCCGGAGTATGATCGTACTTATGAAACGCTAATCGATTACATAGTTCCGGCAGGATCAATTATTACTGAGGTAGAGGTTTACTGTACTGCACCGGGAGAATCAGGAAATGTTCCTGTGGACGTGATCAATGTTATGAGGTCTCCTATTGGGAATGTAAAAGAAGTAAGGAACCCTCAAGCCATTCAGACAGGACAAAATGAAGAACCTTTAGAGGAACTAAGAGCAAGATTTCATTCCTATATAGAGACACTTAGTAGAGCCACATTACCTGCTATTGAGTACGGTACTCGTGAAGTCCCTGAGGTCGCAGGAGTGTATGTAGATGAGCAGACTGGGCTTATCACTGTATACGCCCATGATCGTAACGGAAACCTCCCTGATCACCTTAGAGAGCGTATTATTGAGAACCTATATTACTACCGTCCGGCAGGAATTAAACTGGATGTTAAGCCTGTGACTCGTCATGCTATAGATATTACAGTCGAGATCACGATTACTAGAAAGTCAGCTATATCGGATTCCTTTCGGAACAGAATATCAGCTACTATTATTCGTTATTTAAATAATATGCAAACAGCTAATAATCTTATTCTTTCGGACCTATCTCGTGTAATCATGAATATTGATCGTAATCTTATTTATGATGTTAAGTTTATCGATCCAACAGGGAATATTAATGTTAAAGGTAGCGAGATCCTGAGAGCCGGAATAATTGATGTTAAATTAAAGTAGAAGGGAGGGAGATCTTTTGAGCTTTTTAAATCATTTATTACCTGCTTGGAAGCGTACTCTATTTGGGAACTCAGCTAATGCAGCGATATTATCAGCAATAAACACTGAGTTGATAAACTCCGAAAAGGAAACTGTAGATAGTAAGATCCTCCTAATCTTAGCCACTTCTACAGGAGAGTGGCTAGATTATTTTGGGGAGGTCTTTGGAGTATTTAGGAGAGACAACGAAAATGATGATGACTACAGAGATCGTATTATAGAGTATGTTAAAACAGAGAGAGGCACAATACCTGCTATTATTAAAGCCATCAGAGACTTCCTTCAAGATGACGAATGTTCCATAGACATCTATGAACCGTATACAAACGTGTTTTTCCTTAATAAGTCTAAACTTAATGGTCCCGATCATATTTTAGGCTACTATTACACTGTAGCAGTTATCGATGTCCGAATTTCAAGACCGTTTCCAGTCGATGCAGTTATTGAGGTTATTAATGCGTTTAAGCCAGCAGGAGTAACATTGTTTATATCCTATCATCCGGGGTCTGACCCAAATGCTAAGGTAGTTGACATACCTTTATCTGACATTGAGAGTCAACCTTTTAAACGTAGATTACGTATCATGAATGGAATGGATAATATCGTAAGAGGACATTTATCCTTGACTGAAAAACTACGCCTAGACAACGATCCTTCTGATGTATTTATCTTGAATAAAAGTAAGTTAAACTCTTTAGATCGTTTAGCCGGATCTTTTTCTGTATTCAGATCGACTTATAATCTAGCTACGTACTCTTTAGATGATTTAACGTTTACGACGAATACTACTATGATCGAAGTACTTGATGAAACTATAGAAGCTTCTGAGGACTTTTACACGAAGACAAAATGGAAAGACAGTAGTTATGCAGAGCAGCCTGTAAATGATTCCCCATTCCATTTATACATGACGTTAGATCTCTTTACTTATCTAGAAACAAACTACCCTTCTCAACTAAGAGATGTTAGACCTGATGGGATATACAACAGAGATACATACTTAGAGTTAGTGGGAAACCCTTCTTTACAGTACTTAATGAGAGCTACAACTAGCCCTAACTCCCCAGTTCAATACGATACTCAAATGCTTAATTTCCACACAAATGAGTGGGATACAATATATTCAGGGAATATGACTTTTGCATTCCAAGATAGAAAAGACGAATTAGACAGCTTAGAACCTTATTTATCGGAATCTGGGTTAGTGTTTACTAGATTTAAGTTCAACCAAGGAAATATTCCATACAATTTCCAATTATACTTTTTTGAGCTTAGTTTCTATAAGCATCTAGGGGTTAAACAGTTACTTTACTTGTCATTTTACAAGAATATTATGGGAAGATCTGGAGACCATAATCCAACAATTGCTATGACTAATGGGACATTTGAACGGTATGATAGACCTACAGCAGGTTCGTATGAACCAATGGCATTCTATATAAACATGTCTCCTGAAACAGTTGATACTGTGGATGTAGATAGTTTAAGGATAACAAACATAACAACTGTAACTGAACTAGAGGAGTAGTATAGTATAATTAAACTAAGGTGTTATATTACTTCATAGTTATTAAATAAGAGAGGTGGATTATTTTGGCGATAGCTACTCTTGATTCCCATATTTACGCTGCACTTACATTACTAGAAAAACAAAGTTCTGCATATTTAGCGATTGGTAAACCAACTCCTTGGCAAGATGACAATAACCCTCCGTTGGAAGACCCCAAAGCTAAAACACTGATTGACGTTATTGGATATAAAAAGGTTAAGAATTTCTCCTTAGCTAGACCAATACGAGACGGAGAAGATCCTGCAAGTTTGCAGTATCCTACAGTACAGTACGGAAATACTACTTGGGTTCTGATCCCTGCCGAACAAGCGTATGTTCAGGAAGCTCATTGGCTATACATAGACGCTGAATTACTGGCAGAGGACTTCCCTCCGGGAGAATACAGGCAAGTAGGTATTCATTTAGATCTAGTACCTCATTCAGGGGTTACTAAACTTAATCTATTACCGAACGAAGTACAGAATATCGGTCATTTACATTTCTATTCTAACAGAACTCCGCAAAACAGGACAGAAAACGTACATATCCTTGAACAGTTTATAGCAAGAACTTAACAACAACAGGAAAGGGGGTCATTTACTAGTGAGATATGAAGCAGGTAGAGTACATTACGGAGATCCATTTAAGAAATATGAAGATGAACTAAATAGAATTATGGAGTTTTTTGATGGCTTTAATAAGGACACATCTAATATAGTGGTATCTGAGGAGGCTCCTTCTGATCCCTCTGCCGGATTATTTTGGTATCAAGTAGATCCTCAAGGAAATTTTTATATTAAACGAAGAAATAATGATAACACTGATTGGGATGATCTATTTACCGTTACCATGGCTAGTAATGTACTTGATCCAAGAGGGTTTACAGTTCAGGACCACTTAAATGACACAGATAACCCTCATGAAGTCACTAAACAGCAAATAGGTCTAGAGAATGTTGATAATGTACTTCAAGCTAGTAAGGAAGAATTTGATCAATTAAACTCAGAGTTCACTCAAGTAAAAAACCAGACCGAAAACAACTCTACAGGACTAGTTGATCACTTAAATGATGTCAGTAACCCTCACGGAGTTACTAAACAGCAGGTAGGGCTGGGCAGTGTATTGGACATCGAACAAGCTTCTAAAGAGGATTTTGATAGTCTTGTACTAAGTGTTAACGATATAGACTCCGAATTAAGTAACATCGGAACATCCTTAGGAATTCATCTACAAGATACAGATAACCCACACAACGTAACAAAGACGCAATTAGGTTTAGGAAATGTGTTAGACATTGAGCAAGCTTCTAAAGAGGATTTTGATGCTCATGTAGCTGACTACGAGCAGTTTAAGCAAGATATAGAACATGAGATTGGTGGAGATTTCACCGAGTTAGAGGCGCAATTACAAGCACATAAAGAGGATATTAACAATCCTCATAGTGTTACAAAAGAGCAAGTAGGTTTAAGTAATGTTCTCAATATTGAGCAAGCAAGTAAACAAGCATTTGATGATTTAGTGCTTGACTACGATGACTTTAAGGATTTTGTTTATGCTAATATTGATGGGGAGGATAATCCCCTTCGTCAAGAGCTTGAAGATCATATAACTAATATCAATAATCCTCATAATGTTACTAAAGATCAAATTGGACTAAGTAATGTACTGAATATTGAACAGGCAAGTAAAGAGGAACTACAAGGAGTAGAAGATATTGTATCTAACTTACAAATTACAGTAGACGGGCATGTAGGGGACACTAATAATCCGCACGGTGTAACCAAAGGTCAAATTGGTCTAGGTAATGTTGAGAATTATGGGGTAGCGACTCAATCTGAGGCTGTAGAAGGGTTAGTAACGAATAAGTTTATGACCCCTTTAAGAACAAAAGAGGCTGTCGATGTTCATGCTAATAATATCAATAATCCTCATAATGTTACTAAAGATCAAATTGGGTTAAGTAACGTACTAAATATCGAACAGGCTCCAAAACAAGAATTGACTAACCATGTAGAGGACTCTAGTAATCCCCATAACGTCACTAAAGATCAAATTGGGTTAAGTAGTGTTTTAAATTATGGTATAGCTACTCGAACCGAAGCGGAAGATGGGACTATATCTACTAAATACATGACTCCAGAAAGAACACGCCAAGCTATAGCTTCTTTAGAATCAGTTAAAAGTGTCAACAATAAACTAGGTGAGATCATTTTAACAAAAGAGGATATTGGTTTAGGAAACGTAACAAACGTTGAACAGGCTGCTAAGACTACTTTGGATAGTCACTTAAGCAATAGCAATAATCCTCATAATGTTACGTCAGGACAGATAAATGTAACCACGGTTCTTAGATCCCCTTCTGCATCTACTTCAACCTTACCTAATGGAGTAATTATAGCGGTTTATCGAGGGTCTCACCCTATTCAAGCGACTACTCTAGATGAGTACTTATCGTCAATAGGTATTACTTATCAGGATTTAAGCGCTCAACAAGTAGAGGATCTTTGTATGGTTTTAGAAACGAATAAAGATTTTGTCGGTGTACATATGTCTGTGTCGTTCTACACTACATCATTCCCTAATCAGTTTAAAATACAACGGAAATTCATGAGATATGCTAATACTGGCTCATCATGGGGTCCTTGGAAAGAAGAAGTATTCGTAGTAGACCATAGCGAAAACAGTAGCGGAGGGTATACACGATATTCAAACGGAACCCAAGTATGTTGGGGTACCCCATTTTCTTTGAATGCTAATAATACTGAGGGGTCACTTTTTAGATCTTCTGTAAACAACTTTTGGACATTTCCTTCTTCTTTTCTTAGTGATGAGGACGTTAAAACAGTTTCAGGATATTGTGAAGGTACAACCAATAAATGGATAAACAGTACTATTCAAGGGGGTACAGGAACTTCTGCTAGAGTTGCAGCTTATAGCGCAGTTAACCAAGCAACAAATCATCTTGTACATATGTACGCAACAGGGAAATGGAGGTAAATTATATGAAAGTATTTCTTGCTCCACAAGTACGTAGCGCAAATAAAACCGTTACGACTTACACGTTTGAAGGTGAAAAAATATTTTTAGATGGTAACGAGCTACTTGATCTGTCTATCTACCCTGATGATGGGGAAGTTGATTATGAAGAACTCCCTAATTATGTTATTTCTGCTAAAAGGGAAGATGGAATTATGTGGGTGGTTATTTTAAACTTAATTGATGAAGGTGCTCCAGAACATGTGAGATTCCCAGATTGGATTGACGTGTAGAACTGGGGTTACATACACTCTTCTACCTAAGGATATATGTTATTATATAACTAGAAGTACGTAGTTACTGTACCTACGTACTTCTATATTAATTGTAGTGAGACTCGAAAAAGGAGTGAAAAATTTGGCTAATGAAAGAATTAATCAAGGGGCACCACCATATCTAGATAGATTCGACCCTGATAAACGCAGGAATAAAGTACTATTCAGACCTGACCGAGCGTTACAACAGGCAGAACTAAATGAACTTCAATCAATTGCTGAATATAATTTGCGTCAACTAGGTGATAGTGTATTCTCTGATGGTTCCATGCAAAGTGGTATGGAGTTTTCTATCGATAAACAGAATCAACTACTAATTGTGGAAGATGGTCTTGTTTACGTAGAAGGTAAGATAAGACCGTTTAAACGACAATCTATTACCTTCACAGGTGAAGGAGAAGAGAATATCGGAGTAAGGGTAATTCAGAAAGTTATTGATTACACCGAAGATCCTTCTTTACTTGATCAAACTCAAGGAGTAGACAGTTATTTATCGCCGGGAGCCGATCGCCTAGAGGAGACAGTTGTCTTAACTTATAATGATACTAGTTGTCCTACTATTTATCAGTTTACTGATGGACAATTATTCATTGAACCAAGTAGACCAGACCTATCTTTAATTAACGACGTTCTCGCTACTCGTACATTTGAAGAGTCCGGTTCATACCGAGTGGAAGGTTTTGAGATGTGGTCTGAACCAAGTGAAGCAACACAAGAGAACTCCATCTTAATCATTGACTCCGGTATCGCGTATGTAATGGGGTATAGAATTAATAAACCGACTTCCTCTCGTGTACCTATTAGACGCTCTACTGACTTTTTCGAGGTTATTCACGAAACACATACATATGATACTCAGAAACGTGATATTAAAGTGGGAAGCACCTCTGTAAAAAGAGTTACACGGGTTCTAGCTAGAACAGAGAGTCCGGCAGGCGGTGTCCAGATGTCTAAAGGTACTCAAGATGGACGGGATGCTGTACCTTCTCAGTACACAAGTATTGCTCGCGATACTGTAACGGTTTGGAATAACACACAGCAGTTTGTACGAAATACGGATTACCGTATTATTGAAGAGAACGGTATTCAGTATGTAGACTGGAACACTGGTTTAAACGGTTCTGAACCTCCTACTGGGTCTACATATTTTATGTCATTCGACTACGACAGACGAATGACAGAAGGCGTAGACTACCAAATTCGTACAGAACAACACGAAGGTAATTCTCCGGGATGGGATACTTGGGTGGACTTCAATGGAATGACAGGTCATAAACCTAAAAATGGTGGTCTTGTAAGTTTAGACTACGAGTTTTATTTAGCTCGTAAAGATTTAGTCGTTTTAGATAGATTCGGTAACTTCACAGTTATTGAGGGGGAGCCAGATCGATTAGGTGTAGAAGAAGCTCCTTTCCAAGAAGATCCGTTCATGTTACGTATTGGTATGATTACTGCGTACCCTAACTCTAGCATGATTAGGGCAGTACCAAACTCTATTAACCGTTTACGTATGGTGGATTTACAAAAAATGAAGTCACGTCTAGAGGACGTAGAATATAACCAAGCGATTATGATGCTAGAAATTCAAGCAACTATCACAGACAACCCTTTAGATCTTCGTGGAGTATTTGCGGATGGTTTTATTGACTTTGATCGTATGGATAAGAATTTATCGTCTGTCGCTTTTTCTTTAGAGGATGCCAGTATCACTTTGCAAGTAGATGCTCCTCAAGACAAAATGAAGCACCCAAAATTAAATGATAATTCTGTTGCTCATGTATGGGGAAGACTTGTTACTGCTCCATTTATCGAAAGAAGGGAGGTCAACCAACCGCTAGCTTCGGAAGCATGGAACGTAAATCCATATTTGGTATTTAATCGTCAAGGGGTTATTACTCTAGATCCGAGTGCCGATAACTGGATTGAAACAGAACGAGTCACAGTTATTCAGGAGGATGTTAAAGCGGTCAACCTTCAACGTTGGTGGGTATGGAGTAACCCTAACTCTCAACCTATTGGTAGATCTAGAAACGAGCAAAAAGCTACAGGAATTGTGTGGGACGATGGAGGTAGTTTACATTCTTTCCGAGGTAATACAGGAGACACTCGTACAGGGGTGATCGAATCTTCCGCAGAACAGACTATTGATCATACAATCGACTACATGAGGCAGATAGATGTAAACTTTAAAGCGGACAATCTTCTACCAAACTCTAATAATCTTGAGTTAACATTTGATGGTATTAAGGTACCAATCACCCCAACTGGAGGAACTGCTGCTGGAACCACTCAAGGAACCGTTCGTTCAAATGCTCAAGGTAGATGTTCTGGTCGATTTAAGATTCCTAAAAACATTCGTACAGGTACTCGTGAAGTTATTCTAAGAAACTCAGATAACATGGCTATGACTACATTTACTGCTAACGGTATTCGTAGACGTGTAGAAAACACTATTTTCCGTACACGAGTAACAGCTACTTACTATGACCCATTAGCTCAATCTTTCATTTTTAATACGGATCGAGTAGTTACTTCAGTAGGGTTATACTTTGCATCTAAATCTACTAACGAAAACATCATTGTTCAAATTCGTGGATTATCAGAAGGAGGGTACCCTAACCGTACAATCTATGCAGAACGTACACTGACTCCGGATGATATTAAAATATCTAATGATGCATCCGTAGAGACTAAAGTAGCGCTAGATGATCCTCTTATGGCAGAAGCAGGTAAGAGCTACTGTGTATGTATCATTACCGACAGTAGCCAGTACACTATGTGGGTAGGTACCTTAGGGGAGCGCTTAATTAACAACCCTAACCAATTTATTGAGACTCAGCCTTATGTTGCAGGGGTACTATTTAGCTCTTCTAACGCTATCACTTGGACAGCCCATCAAAAGAGTAACTTGAAGTTCTCTATATATACAGCAGAGTTCCAAGAGAATGCTACTATTGTATTCGATCCTATGACAGGACTAGATGCTGATATGATTATGGTCATGGCTAACTATTTAACCCCTTCTAATACAGGATGTGAGTGGGAAGTACGGGTAGTAAATGAAGAGGACGTAGGGACGATTAGTATAGATAGTGTTCCTTGGAGACCTTTAGTTAACTACACGGAAGTAGATACTAGACCTGTTGGTGTTGTTGGACTAGCACAACTAAGGGCTACATTTAAATCTAGTAGATTTATTTCCCCTATCATGGCTTTAGATGACATTCTTTTTATTAACTTCATTACCGCAACAACAGGAGATTATGTGTCACGAAACATTGATGCTAATGAGTCTCCGTTCAATAAGATTACTCTATCTTTTGACCGTCATACTCCTGCCGGAGCTAGCGTGACACCGTATTACTCAGTAGATGGGGGACAAACATGGAGAGCGTTCCAGTCAAACCCATCAATTGAAAGGCAGTCAGCAGAATTTGAGAGAGTAACTTATAATGAACGAGTTTCAACTAATCCTACCAATAAACAACTGAAATTAAAGCTAACTCTTCGAGGAGAAAATCGATTTATTAGACCAAGAGCCAGACGTTTAACTTGTGTTATGAAAGATGAGATAGATAATTAAGAAGGGTTATAAGTGGATAAACAAGTCATAACAAAGGTAGGTAAATCAGTGGTTGTAGCGACAGAAAGAGAAATAAAGGTTAAAGCAAATAAAATAATAATAGAAGAATAATTAAACGTAGGAGGGGATCTACCCTCCTATATCTTTATCATTTTTACAGTAATGAGGAGGCACTACCCCTATGAGTTCTCAACTAAAGAAAGTTAACTATGGAGACCCGTTCTTAGAGTATACTAACACGATAAATGACATGGTGGATTTTCTAAGTGAATACGAGAATGAGATGGAGGACCACTTAAATGACACAGATAACCCTCATGAAGTCACTAAACAGCAAATAGGTCTAGAGAATGTTGATAATGTACTTCAAGCTAGTAAGGAAGAATTTGATCAGCTTCAAAATACAGTAAATGGGCAACAGGACCTTATTAATTATTTGACTGAGGAAGTAGACTCTAAAGCGCCTAAAACCAGTCTAGACAGTCTAGAAAATTCAATAAACTCGGTTATTAATGGGTTAAATTTGAAAGCTAATTCAGAAGACTTAAATTCTCTAGAAGCCCTTGTCTCTCAACATTCGTTAGACATATCAAGTATAGTTTCTGAACTAGATACCAAAGCCGATACTATTTCTGTATCCTCTCTTTCTAATGACTTAGTTTCTCATACAGAAAACACTAGTAACCCTCATAATGTTACAAAGCAACAAATAGGTTTAGGAGACGTAGAGAATGTACTACAAGCTTCTAAACAAGAATTTGATGATCATGTTGAAGATTACGAGCAGTTTAAGGCTTCCATTAGCGGTGCTATGGAAGGAGACTTCTCGGAAATGTACGAGGAATTACAACACCACAAACAGAATAAGAGCAATCCTCACCAAGTAACAAAAACTCAAATAGGGTTAGGAGAGGTAGAAAATGTATTACAAGCCTCTAAACAAGAATTTGATAGTCATTTAGGAGATACAAGTAATCCTCATGGAGTTACTAAACAGCAGGTAGGACTAGGGAACGTTTCAAACGTACTTCAAGCATCTAACGAAGATTTTCAAGCTCATGTTATTGATTACGGTCAATTTAAATTATCTACGGAGAATGATTTAAACAACTTTGATCAACATCTGCAAAACTCGAATAACCCCCATAATGTGACTTCTAGTCAAGTTAATGTTTTACCTGAAAATGCTTTTACTATGGATAGTAGTCCTAGCGACTACCCAATAGGGATAACTTCTTTTATGGTAACAGGCACTGGGTGGAGTATTCCTTTAGCTGTGTCTAACGTTAGTGGTACAGTTGTTACTACAAGACTTAATAATATTAGAATTGTGCAATACTTCTTTAGGCTTGGGAATATCTCAGCTAGTAGACAAGTTTTTATTCGTTGGGGCTACGAAGGCTCATGGTCAGACTGGCTTGAGATAGAGAGCGTTCAAGGGGCGCAATCTAAAGTAAGTGCTCATGCAAACTTAACGAACAACCCCCACAATGTGACTTCTAGTCAAGTTAATGTAAGAGATACAGGTTGGGCAGCAGATACACCCTACGATCAACTACCTAAAGGAATAACAGTTACGCAAATTCCTAGTAGTTCTGGTTATCCTCTAGCTAATGGAACACTGATAACGAATAATATATCTCAGTTTAGATGTAATCAAATTTTATTTTCTCATAGCCAACAAACATCCACTAGAATGTTTTTCCGAATTTACCACCAAGATTCAGGATGGTCTGGGTGGGCTGAAATAGAAAATACGCAAAGCGCACAACAAAAAGCAGACCAAGCCGAACAGAATGCTAAAGATGCTAGTTTACCTCGGACAGGGGGAACTGTGACTGGAACTGTAAATATTGAAGAAGGGGACCCCTCTCCATTAAAAATTAAACGAACAGATTCTAATGCAAACATTTCTATAGAATACCAGTTAGATGGCATGTCTAGATTTCTAGGGTTTGATGAGAATGGTGATCTTAAAGTAGGAGACAGCCAAAACTTAACCGGAAGCGGTCAATTTATTGTTACCGAAAATGGCGACTATACTAACCTGAGAGCGAGAGCAACGACAAAGACAGATGTCGGTCTCGGAAATGTCGAGAATTACGGTATAGCAACTCAGGCGGAAGCACAAGCAGGTGATGTATCTAATAAATACATGACCCCGTTACGAGATAGACAAGCATTCGATCAACATATAAGGTCTACGACTATAAGTAGTGCATGGGATAGCTCAGTTGTGAGATCATTAGGATCTAAAGGATCTGATGGGATTGTTCATTATATTCTCCTGTGTCGAATGGGTATTTTTTCTAAAACAACAGGGGTTATTAGCGGTACAAGAGCTACTAGCGGAAACAATGCAAATGGATTATTTCTTGTTGAAGCTTCCCATAGCACCTCTAGTAACTCGTCTGCGCAAGTGATCGCTCTTCAATCCCAAGTATCAGGTATATCTTTAGTCACATTAACTCATAATGGTCAGGATTACATTGCTCTACGTTTTAATAGGACTCAATTTCAAGAGTATAATACGTTCTTATTTAGAGGGGAAGCTACACACTTAAATCTAATAAAATTAGTTGAGGAGAGTGAAGTAAGTAATGTAGCCAACTATAATGGTGGAAATGCTAGGGATGTAACTATTTTAGGATCTAATGGTTTATCTATAAATGGAAAATTGTCTGAGAATATCGTGCAACAAGGTTCAAATGCGAACGGATATTTTATTCGATATGATAGTGGATTTCAGGTATGTTGGGGGAATCCTTTTTCCTTAAGTACAGATATTATAATTAATGCCAACGACCCTAACTTATATCGAAGTGAGTCTACTTATTGGACTTACCCCGCCCTGTTTAACGATGATTATCCGGTAACTGTTGTTGGTTCCTTTTCCGCAATAAACCGAGTTGTAGGTACAACTGGACCGACTAGTGGAGGGGGAGTATTTGTACGAGGATATTACTTTGGGAGAAACCCTAGTGAATCAGCTTTTGCGGTTAGAGTTATAGCCATTGGTAGGTGGAAATAGAGATGAAATTTATTTACGTTCCTCAATTAAGTGATAAACAAATCGAGTATACATTTGAAGATGAGAAAATTATAGTTCATTTAGACGGTTACACTGATACTTTTGATTTTACCGGACTACCTGACGGGAGATTAGAACTCATTGATGAAGAAAGTGGAAAACTGTTAATTGAAACGTCTTTACCAATAAACCCTATTATTGGAGCTTGGAAAGAAGACGGGATTTTACATCTGAAATTATTAAACTATATTAATGACGAGGCGACCGAAGAAGAGAGGTTCCCAAGTTGGCAGGAGGTTAACTGAATGAGTAATTTTAAATGGAGATCGAAACAAGAAGTAAAAGAAGAGAAATCGAAAACAAGAAAGATTAAGGAAGAAATGGAGCAATTTGAGAGTGAGTTGAAAGAAGTTCCTGATCTTGTAAGACTTATCGGTCAAAGTTTGACTGATCGTGAAATTGCTGACTTAGAGAAGGGTCAACAACTGACCGATATTGAGTTAAGATTACTAATGTTGGAGGTAAAATAGTATGAGTGAAAATGAAAACAGAAGCCCTATGTTTGAAAATTTAAGAGAACGTTATAACCGTCATTGGATTAGGAAAGATCAACTACGCAGGTATGTTGAATTAGAGGTAATTACTCCAGAAGAGTATGAATTAATCTCAGGGGAGCCTTACACTCCCTGATAAACTAAAGGAGGAAAAGTCTATGCCAGTGGAAAAGCGTGATCCGAATTCTAAGGCAAAGTTATTTATCCCAACCCCTGAGGAGAGGATGACAAGAGATAAAGCAAAACTCCTAGATCAGAGACTAAAAGAAGTAGATAAAATGAAGTCTGATCTAGAGAAGATGATGACGGAACTAAAGAATATGAGGAAGTAAAGAGATACTATACAGTGTCTCTTTTTTTTGACCTATTTTAGTTTATTGATTTATCAATACTTTAACTGAATATAGGTTTCTATTCTGACACTATTTTAGTTTACTTTCTCTGTATTTAAATTATTATTAATTATTATTATAGGTTATAAATATAGTAAATACAGTGTATATAAAAGATAAAGTGGACAATTAATTTAATAAAACAAAGACAATATCTACCTCCAGAGGTAGATAAAAATAGGACAAAGTATCTCCAAACTAAAATTAAACCTTGCATATATGGTATAATATATGATAGGATACAGGTGCATATATATATGTTTAGGAGGGGCAGTTATAGTGAAAATTACCATCGGAACAATGTATAGTAAAGTGGATTTTTTAGGAAATACCTTGTTACGAGAGAGAGTTCAAGAAGTAATGCATCATCAATTAGGTATAAAAGTAGATGGAGCTATGTACTCCAGAGCGTACCGTAATGGGGTATGGGACGGTATTACGGATTTCTATGATATGAAAGAGGATAAGTTTCATACAGGTTTATTACCTCAGTTTCTGGACGGTATCAGGAAGCTTCAAGAAAAAGATCACATGATCACATATGAGCTAGAAGATACTAGACCCCCTAAAATAATTTCTCCTGATGATATTGATGAGGAGATTATTTTAGGGAATGGAGATCAAGAACCAATTATTCTTCGGGATTATCAATACGAATCAGTAAAAAAAGTATTAGAAGATCAGGTAGGGATTGTAAATCTTGCTACGAATGCTGGGAAGACGGAAACCGCAGCAGGAGTTATGCAACAAATGATTCCTTATCTTAAAAAAGGGGAGCGGATAGCTTTTTTTACCCATTCAAAGGAAATATTTAACCAATCAGCAGAGCGTATCAGTAAGCGGTTAAAGCTTACTGAACGACAAGTAGGTAAGATCGGTGACGGTAAATTCGATATTAAAAATAAACAAATTGTTTTTGTGATGGTGCCGACTCTAAACAGCGCACTAAAAGATCCAAAAAAAGGTATTAAGTTTACGCAAAAAGAGAACGTGATTAAATTTATTGCGGAACAAATAGCTCCTAAATTTAAGAATACAGCAAATACACGTCAACTACTCCGTAACTATATCAAGAATTGTAGTCTCACTACGAGGGTGTGGCAACTAGCTCAGGAACAACTCGAATATATCGCCTATGATAAAAAGTTTACCGATAAGACTGCTCAAATGCAATTAAACAAATATGTAGTAGAGTTTGATAAGATCATGGAGAAAAAGAACAAAACTAAGTATAAGAAGTATAAAGAGACTTTAGATTTTTTGGACTCTGTTAAAGTGATGATTGCCGACGAGTGCCATCATGGAAAGGCTGATACTTGGTTTAACTCTCTATCTCTGTGTTCTAACTCCTCCTATCGAGTTGGTCTTACAGGGACTGTAGACAAAAAAGATAAAATGTCGTGGCAGAGACTTCAAGCTTTATTCGGGGGAGTAATATCGCGTGTATCAAATGATTTTCTAATCAATAAAGGTATTTCTTCTAAACCTACGATTAGGGTTGTACCGATTAAACAGCCTTCTAATATAGAGATCATTAATAATTATTTAGAGGCTTATAAACTCGGTATTGTCGAAAATGATCACAGAAATGAAGTGATTGTAAAGCTAGTAGCAGGGTACAAAAAGGCTAAACCCGGAGGTATTCTCGTTAGTGTTAAAGAAATCGATCATGGGGATCGTATTTTAGAGATGTTACAAGATATAGGTCTTGATGTGGATTTTATTCATGGAGGGTCTGAATCGGATCATAGAATTAATACCCTAGACAAGTTCTCTAAAGGAGAACTAGACATCATGATTGCTTCCACCATCATTGATGAGGGGGTAGACATGAAAAGTATCGGGTGTATGGTTTTAGCAGCTGGAGGTAAATCCATGAGACAGCAGTTGCAACGAATAGGTCGAGGTTTACGTTTGAACGGAATCGATGGTAATAAGGTTATGGTCTTCGACTTCTATGACCAGACTAACAAGTATTTACTTAACCATAGTAAGGAACGAATCAAGATATTTAAAGAAGAGAGTTTTGATGTGAAAATTCTTGGTGAATAAATCACTGTTGTATGTTATAATAGAAATATATACCGTTAGAGAAAGGGGACGAGGGGATGGAGTATAGTGTATACTTGGAATCATCTGTTGTAGAGTTAAAGCCTAGAGTTTTAAAATTTCTAAACACTTTAATTGAAAAAGCTAAAGAAGTTAAAGACCATGCTATCTCGCTAAAGAAATGTGAGATAGCTGATATGGTAGGTAAAGACACTAGAACGGTATCGAGATACTTAAAAGAATTACAGGAACAAGATATTATCGAAGTGAAAGGTAAGAAAGGTCGTTCAGGAGGAACCTTGATTATGTTTAATACTGAGCTTATCCGTTTCAATTCTTCGGATAAGGCACTTATTAACACTAACCAAGAAACAATAGAGGAAGCGCTAAATAGAAAATTCCCTAAAAAACCTGAAAAAGAACCTAAGAGAAGCAGAAGAACTAAACAACAAATATTAGAAGATAAACTTTTAAATCAAGAACACACTGAAAAATTGAATTACTTAAACGATAAAGTAGAACGACTAGGTGGTGTACCTGATTGGTCTTGGTTTAAAGAGACAGAAGATCCTATCGGAAACTATCGTACTTACTTGATCTCTAGAATGTATAATCGTTATGCCGCCTTATTTACAGATAAACACAATGCAGAAGTGGAAGTTACTGGACAAGGAAACCCAGTATCCCAAGTAACTAATGACTACGATGTTTTACCTATGAGGTTTTTTGGCACGTCTAGATGGTATCAGTTTGAGAAGATTCGATTGTTTTTAGAAAAGAACGATATTGATCCTGCTGTATATCTATCTGCCCAATTTTCAAGATCTATTTTTAATGGGGCATTGAAAAACCAGAAGAAAAAAATGTTACCTTATGTAAATGCTTTGATTAGTGACACTTCTTACGACGTGTATAAGCAGTACTGTGAGTATCAGAAGAAAGTTAGTTATACGTATGCCAGTTATCAAATGATCCCGTCACAGTTTTCTGACGACTTTGTGATTAGAGCTTTATGTGAGGGCTATTACAATGCAGATTTTGGTACAGGGATGTTAGAACTTCGTTCTTCTATTGAAGATTTCTTATACAATGCGGATGTTAGTGATGAAGAGGAGGCTCTATATAACTTCTACCGATTAACCGAGAGCAATCTCCGAAAATCTAATGTCTCTTTTTCTACTAGAGATACACTAAAGAAGTTCCTTATTTTACAATCTCTAAGTATATCCGGAGGGGTAAGTCGATTACCTAACTACGTTATTTTAGGGTCAGAGATGGTTAGAGCTATCCTAGTTTCTATTGATCAGAATGTCAAATCTAAAGAGGATGCTACTTACATGAAGTCTCTAGCTCTAGGTATGCTTACTTACCCTAATCTAGATAGAGACGAGCAAGTCGCTAAAGGACGAAAATACTTATACCAATATAACGTACTTCATGAGACTCCGCAGGTTATTAAGTTGGTCATGCAACGAAAAGGTTTATACCTGTCCGTTGTAGAAATAAATAAATCCCTCTCAGAATATGGGAAAGAGAAGATTCCTTTAGACGATTTCTCAGTTTTAGATGTCGGTCAGATTGTTGATTTTATACACGATAATACTCCGGTATTGGCTAATAAGGAGGAAGTTGATCTATCCAGTGTTACGCAAAAAAGACAGTGGGACCTTGTAGGCACTAAAGAAGGAGAAGAAAGTGCCATTGCTATGATAGACAAGGAGTTAGGTATTTTGGATTAATAGGAGGGGACAAACTTGTCATCAATTATTCAAAAGCAGATTTTACATAAAGCAATTAAATCTCCGTTCTTTTCTAAGGAGATCTTACCAAAAACACCTTTGGAAGCCTTTGAACAAAATAACGTGTACAAAGAATTATCCAGTATAATCAAAAGATATTATCAAACAAATTCAACCCCACTAAAGGAGGATGCCTTACTTACTTTAGTGGAGGATAAGTTAGACCGTATGCGTAAATCCCCTGAGGAACAACAAAAGTACTTTTCGGCTGTTAGCGAGATATATGAAGTTCGTAATAGCCATGATAACGAGATCATTGACGAGAAAATTGAAGAGTACATAAAGTACCATATGAGAGTAGATCTACTCAAAAGAGCAGCAGAGAATCTAAAAAATGAAAAATTTCAACAGAATATGGATAAAGAGCTTCGAGAAATAATGCTTCTTGACGTAAGTGGTAGACAGCATGAAATTATTAATGTTATTGACGACGTAGAATTAAAGAGACGAGCGCTATCTACTTTACACCAAAACACAATTCCTTCTGGGTTTAAAGAGTTAGATCGTTTAAATGGTGGAGGATTAGCTAAAGGGGAGTTAGGTCTCATCGTTGCTGCAAGTGGTACTGGTAAGACACTCGTTCTAACTAATCTGGCTACTAATTATACAAAACTAAAACATAATGTGCTTTTCATAGCTTTAGAGGAACTGGAAAATCGCATGATCTTACGCTTTGAACAGTCTATGCTTAGGCAAAGCAGAAACAGTATACTTACAGGATCAACACTAAACGAAGTACAATTTAACAAAATGCAAAATGTCTATCAGAAAAACCGTGATAAGTTCGGTAATTTATTCTTTTCTCGATATTCCCCTAGAACGGTTACACCTGCTAAAATTGAGCAACTAATTTCAGATTGTATGATTCGTTTAGGTATTCGTTTAGACGTAGTAGTTATCGATTACCCAGAATTACTTAGGAACCCTCATGCAACTGGAAACGAGGCTGATGACGGAGGTAAATTATTTGAGGAAATGAGACGTATTGCACAGGAGTACAACGTTGTTATGTGGACCGCTTCTCAGATGAACCGTACAGCTTATAATGCGGTTATTAGGACCGCAGAACATATGGAGGGTTCTCATAGAAAAAAGAACGCTGCTGAACTAGTTTTGACGATTAATCAGACACCTGAGGAGTATGAAGCAGGCTTTTTACGATTGTACGCAGATAAGGTACGTAACCCTCCAGACGGTGCGTATGATAAGATGTTGGGATTTAAGGTTGTTGGTAGTGCCATGACTCTACGAGACTATGATGAAAATGGAGTAGAGATGAGGCAACACCAAGCTATTTTAGAAGAAGCTGATAACCGAATGGAGAGTCACTTCAAAGGTAAAAAACGTGAGAAAAAAGAAAAGGATCAAACTCCAGACTATGCAAGTGAAATTAATAGTTCAATTATGAGGTTAAGAAGTAATTAGAATGTAAACAAAAAAAATAGGAATTACTTGGAGGTATGAACCTACCTATATTTGTTATGATTGAGATCGACCAGATGGTCCATTATTTACGTATTTTTCTTATCTCCTTACTCGTTGGGTATGGAGTCTTGTAGAGGGGGCTGTATATGACTAGAGTTGTCTTTTTTTCAGATTTTCATGCACATATATTCGAGGATTTTTCAAAACCGGACCCTGATTATGTAAATGATCGTTTTCGAGCACAGATAGATACCTTAAAAAGAGTCTTTGAAATTGCTCGTGAAAACAATGCTACTCTTGTTTTTGGTGGAGATCTATTCCATAAAAGAAGTAAACTAGAGGACGTAGTTTTCAACAATGTTTATAAAGTATTTGCAGAGAACGCTGATGTACCTACTTATCTTGTTAGAGGTAATCATGATTCTAAAAATAATACAACCGATACAGAGCATTGGCTAGAGACATTCAAATACTTACCTCATGTAACTGTGTTCTCTACACCTGACACAGCTTATGTAAATGGGTTCCAAGTGTACGCAATTCCTTATTCTGACGACGTAGACTATCTTAAACAAAAAATTAAAGAATTTGCCGAACATCGTAAGACTAATACTCATCCCAGTATTTTAGTAGCGCATGTAGGGGTTGACGGAAGTGAAGTAGGTAGATACAGCCACCGTTTAGAGGGGGCGTTTACGGTCAACGATATGTGCCCTGATGTGTTTGATTACGTGTGTCTAGGGCACTACCATAAGAGACAATTTTTAGGCGATAGGGATAATGTTTTTTACGTAGGAAATACCATCCAAACCTCTTTTTCAGATGAAGGTCAGGATAAGGGAGTGTTTCTGATTGATTTTGATAAAGGAGGTAAGCCACAGTTTATCTCGATCCCGAATAAGAAATTTATTACTTTGACGGAAGTGGATGAGGATACGCAAGAGTTGATAGATAACAACTATGTGAGGCTAATTCTTCCTCAAAGCCAAGCACAAGTAGTGGAGACATTTAAAGAAGATTCTGATAATATTAGAATTGAGATTCAGAAGGAATATAAGACAGAAGCTCGTATAGATATTTCTGTTGATTCTAATGAAGAGCAGATCGTAGAGGCTTATACAAAAGAGTTTTACCCAGAGGTTACAGATCTAGCTATCGATGTATTAAAAGAGGCAATGGTTAAGCATTAAAGGGCTATAAATTTAGTCCTTTTTTTTATCATGTTTGGGCGAGAAGATCTCCACTTCCTACGAAGTGTAAGGGTGTTAAGTGAGGGTAGTTCAAAGGCGGTCTTATTTTATTGACAAGTGTTATAGTCTATGTTATAATCGGGTTACGATAAAATATACAGGAGGAAACTAGTACATGCGGTGGACAAGAGTACATATACAAAACTTTCTCTCAATCGAAAATGTTACGTTAGACTTAGATAACCAAGGACTTATACTGATTGAAGGTAAAAACAAGACAAACTCTTCTTTTGAAAGTAATGGTAGTGGTAAGAGTAGTTTACTAGACAGTATTATATACGCCTTATATGATACCACTTCAAAAGGAATCAAAGCAGACGATGTAGTGAACAGAGTACATAAGAAAAACACATCGGTTATTCTAGAGGGAGTAAAAGGAGGGGATACTTACCGTATTGAAAGGTATCGAAAACACTCTAAACATAAGAATACAGTAAAACTGTTTATTAATGAGAAAGAAGTAACTGAGAAGTCTACAAAAGATACTAACGCAGCGATTGAGCGTATTGTGGGAATTGACTACAACACTTTTATTAACAGTATCATGTTCTCTCAAGGAAATGGGGCAGGACGCTTCGCTAAATCAACTGACAAAGAGAAGAAAGAGATTTTAGAAAATTTAGTTAATTTAAATATCTATGCTGTAGCGCAAGATGTAGCTAAGGATAGACTTAAAGATAAACAAAACGAGATCGATCAAGTAAACCAAACTATCGATAAACTAAAGTGGCAGTTAGATAGTGTCCATAAACAGGAAGTGGAAGATCAAAACAATTATGCACAGGTTAAAGCCTTACTAAAAGAAGAGTCTGATAACTTAATAAAGATCAACGAAGAGTTTCAGGAGTTTAATAACACTACTCTTGAGGAAAGTAATAAATTAAGGATAGAGATCAAAGAGCTTCAAGAAAAACAAAGTACGTTTAATCAAGTGGACATTACAGGAATCAGCAATCAAGTAAACTCTCTATATGTGCAAATACAACAAAAATCTAATGAACAAGCCAACCTAATTAAAACTAAAGACGATCTAGTTAATAACTACAAGAAATTACAAGTAGATGCTAATTGCCCTGTGTGTGGGAATTTATTAGACCAAGATCATAAGGAGAGAGAGTTGCAGTCTATCAAGGAAGAGTTAGGAAAGGTACTAGTTTCTTTAAAGACTATAGAGTCGGAAATTAGTAATTTAAATGCTCAATACCGAGAGATACATAACGAGTACCTGAAACAAAAAGAGTTGTACGATAATTTATCAGATAAGTATAAGGAAATAACAGATCTTATTCATCAAAAACAACAACAACTAGACAGATACGCTTATCGAGCAGATACATACTCTAACCAGATTCAAAATAAAAACAATACCATTGTAAAATTACGTCAAGTACCTAAACCTAAATCGAGAGAGGAAGAGCGAAATCAAATAAATGGACAGATAGAGGAGTGTAAAAATAAGATACTACAGTTAGAAAGAGAGAAGAGTAATCTGGAAAACGTAGTTAAGGTTTATTCCAACTCTGGAGTAAAATCTCATGTATTGGATCTTATTACACCTTTTTTAAATGAACAAGCAAATAAGTACCTGTCTAAACTGTCAGGTTCTGATATTGAGATCACTTTTTCTACGCAAAAGAGAAATAAAAACGGGGAATTAACGGACAAGTTTGATGTTCAAGTACATAACTTAAAAGGAGGAGAATCTTACCAAGCTAATTCAGAGGGGGAGAAGAAACGAATTGATTTAGCCATTTCTCTGGCGATACAAGACCTAGTAATGAGTAAGGCGGAATTGTCAACAAATTTTATTGTATACGACGAGGTATTTGATGCTTTAGACAGCGTAGGTAGTGAGAATGTTGTAACTCTATTAAAAGAGCGTCTAGAAAAAGTAGGAACAATTTTTGTAATCACACATAATAATCACTTATTTAATTTATTCGAGAAAGTTATTACCGTAGTTAGAGATAAAGATGGAATTTCTAAAATAGAAGAAGGGGAGTCAGCACCATGAAATTAACAGTTCGTAACAACTATTTACACTTAACAGTAGAAACAACAATAGATTCCAAGATTAAAAACTATACTTTACCAATGGAGTATGCCCATAATATCCATTACTGGTACCCTTTTAATAGTAACTTTTACTACAAGTATTCAAATTTTAAAAACATTCTTTACCTAACAAAAGACAAAGGGTATTCAGGGGATAATGTTTACGATATTAAAGATTTAAAGAAAACAAAGGCACTTAAAAAATTGGAAGGTGTATGGTTCAACAGTACAGTATACTATAGGAATTTAGAGAAGATGATTATTGCTAAGACTCTAGGTATACCTGTTGTAAACCAACCATTTACTATGAAGGATGTAGTAAGAGGGTTTAAAACATGGTCTTTAGAAGTAGAAAGACTTAAGAATACACTAATCGACCGTTCTTTTGAGAGTGACGACTTCTTAACTCCAGAAATGTTGAGTTACGGATGGGATGATAAGTTTTTTGAATTAGCTACTAAAGATGAGTTAAGATACTTGAAAGAGGACTTAGGAGAAATCTACATTATGCTTTCTGTCATGAGAAAGATTGCAGAAGGGAGAAGAACCTAGACATGTTTATAGACCTCTTACGCCAAGAATTGGGAGCCTCTAAGTCAGCAGGAGGAGAGGTCAGGTTCTGTTGTCCATTTTGTGGGGAGTCTGATTATAAATTCTATGTTAAAGAAGACAACGGACTCTATCTCTGCTTCAAATGTGAAGAAAAGGGAAACCCTGTTACTTTTGTTATGAATTATTTCAGCGTCCCTTATAACGAAGCTGTAGATATTTTAGAGACCTTCGACTATGATGTCGAATCTGAAAAAAATTCTTCCTCTCTGTCACAGTACGGAGGAGAACTGACTTTGGAAGAGAAATTGCGTATTCATATCATGAGAGAAGGTCAGCCTTTAAAATTAGATGTTCGTAATAGTAAACTTAGATTACCAGTACTACCTAGTAATACAAAGACTCTTATGGACAATTTTAACAATTCAGAGGCTGCCCCATTTTTTAAGTATTTACATAGTCGAGGAGTGACACTGGAGCAGATCCAAAAACACCAAATGTCTTATGTTATTCATGGAGAGGTTCAGTTAGAAAGTGGGAAGCCTTTAACATTACGAAATCACTTAGTATTTTTTACATTTAATCAGGAAGGAGATCCTGTTTACTGGAATACCCGTAGTATAGAAATATCCCCCTTTATAAAGTCGTTTAACGCCCCCAGCAGGGTCGATGAGTATTCTAAGAATAATACTATCTTTAATCTAAACAACGCCCGTAAAACCGACAAGATAGTCGTCACAGAAGGTGTTTTTAACGCCCTTACTGTAGGAGAGTCTGGGGTAGCTACTTTTGGTAAGAAAGTTACTGATTTACAAATTAGGCTCCTTTTAGATTACACTAGCGAGAGTAGGCAACCGATTTATTTATTTTTAGATAGTGACGCATGGGACTCCATGATTTCTGTGGCTAATAGGATTTACTCCATTGAGCCAAATAGAGAGGTGTTCTTTGTGTTTACAGGGACGGATGAGGACGCAAACGATCTAGGACATAAAAGATGTCAAGAAGAAATATCTAAGGCTTTTAAGGCAGATTCTTTTGGTCAACTAAGATTAAAATTAGCTAATGTTTAGTAGCTTGACTATATAAGGTGTTATATGTTATAATGTAATTATACTGTTTACAAGGAGGAAAAATGAACTTGAAGAAGATTGAAGTACTTTACAACACAAAAAACGGAGTTAGACCTTCACAAGGATACGAGGGAGATTTTGCTTACGATATTTACGCCTCAGAGGGTAGATTAGTTCCCCCTCTTACGTTTAAATCTGTACCGATTCCGACAGATCTAAAAATCGCATTTGATCCTTCTGACATAGGGATGAAGATTTCTCTTCGGAGTGGTGTAGCAAATAACACCCCTTTAGTTATTTCAAATGCACCCGGAATTGTGGAAGGAACCTACCGAGGAGAGGTTAAGGTATTAGTTCGTAATACGTTTATTGATAACCGATTAGTAGAGTTTGCATTTAATGAGAAAGGTGAACGTATTGCTGTAAAAAATATCCCCACTAAAGTGTTGGAGAGCGCTCGTAAGTTTTACGACGAAGAGACGGAGTTACTCAATTATGAAGGAGTTACACCAGAGATCAGTAAAATGGTGTTTAAGACGCATGTTCCGGCAGGAACAGTGTACATAGCAAAACACACTCGGTTTGCTCAAGTACATTTCCAAAATAAAGTATTTGCTGAATTTGTAAAGGCAGATACCCTTCCAGAATCTGTACGAGGTGAAAAAGGGTTTGGAAGTTCTGGCTCCAAATTTCCAAGTTAAAAGGAGGGAAAATAGACGTGGGAGCTAACAAAGACCGTCTAAGATGGTATTTAATGACTTCTAGAAATTTACAAGAAGCGTCAGACAAAGCTTTAGAGGATAAACTAGCCGATATAGGGGAAGAAACTATAACAGTGGCAGAAGTAGCTAATTTTGTTGAAGATTTAGTAACGGAACTTACGAACTACACTGACCTAGTTATAGACCAATCTACAGCACTAATGGAATGCAGAATTATTGAGCTTGTAGAGTGTCTCCCTCTAGATGTTAAGACTAGAATCTTCGATAGGTTTGACGAAGCCGAAGATGATTTATTCGATGGGATTTCAAATGAAAATAAAACAGATAACAAAGGAGAGTAATAAACTATGAACACTAAAGTTAAAAATCAAGACCCAATTTCCGCAGAGGATCTTCAAGAATTTGGTACATACCTTATCACTCGACAATTACGTGATGAAAAGCACGCTAAAGATATTCGTAGATTATCTAGACGTACAACTACTTTAAGTGACGTAGCAGTAGTCTGCGAATATCTGATGAATAAACACGAACAAATAACTACTACAATGATGGAAGTAATTCAAGTACAGCAAAAAGTTCTAGAGAAGCTTGGGGCAACAGATGAGATGTTTAGACAAGCAAAAGAGGAATATAATCAGATCATTCAAGATGTGGCTAAGTCTATTGAACAGGAAAAGGAAGCTCTTGCTAAAAAATTAGAAGAAGAGAAAAAGAAGAGTGAGGATACTGATGGGGAAGTATAAGTCTAAACCTATAGTGATTGAAGCTGAGAGATGGTTTCCTGATAAACCTCATCCTAAAGTAAAGCAGTCCCACTATATTGGTAAGCCTGATTTTAAGTGGGTTATTAAAGACCAAAATGGGGACGAAAAAGTTCTAAACGCAGATCAAGGGTGGATTGAGACTCTTGAAGGAGGGTTCGTTGTTAGTTCAGGTGATTATATTGTAAAAGGTACTCATGGAGAGTATTATCCCGTTAAGCAACATATTTTTGTACACAAATATGAGAAGGTGGAAGATTAATGGGAAAAATGAGTAGAAATAAAGGATCGGCATATGAACTAAAAGTAGCTAAACTCCTCACAGACTGGTGGGGAGAGGGTAAATTTTCTCGTGTACCTGCTTCTGGAGGATTACATTGGGCAGGAGATCAAAGGGTGGCAGGAGATATTGTCCCTCCAGTACACGCTAATTTCCCCTTTGTAGTTGAATGCAAGAAAAGAGAGGGGTGGACACTGGATAACGTCCTCTTAGGTACAGGAGAAGTAAAAGACTGGTGGAGACAAGTTGTGATGGATGCACGAAGAATAGATAAAGTACCTATTCTATTCTTCTCCAGAAATCGTGCTAAGGACTATATAATGCTTCCCTATACTTCTAATTTGTACTTAGATCTTTCAAGTGTCGGTCAAGTTTTAAGGACAGAAGTGGTGACCGAGAATATTAGAGAAGAGCTGGAAGGATTTTCAGTGGTCTTGACGACATTCGATACGTTATCTCAGCTATCCCCCTCAGATTTAAAAGACTATGCTTCATATGTTGAATCTCAATGGGACCACTACGCAGAGGACTACAAATAAAAATTAAAAATTTTTACCCTACAATGTAGTATAGCAAACTATACTAGTAGGGTTTTTTAGTCCAAAAATTTTCTTTTAACGCATTATATTATGTCATACACTGAATAACCCAAATAGAGAGGAGTTCACGATAGACATGTCAAAACAAATTGTGAATCGTGGAAATACTATTGAATTTTATGACCCTAAGAAGGTGGAGAAGTATTTATATAGATACTTACCAGAGGACTACGATCCAGAAACAATGAAAAATTATTTCAACAAAGTAGAAGAGATCGTAGAAAAGATTAATGAATATGTAGAATTAGAAGAGGAAGTCACAAGTGTAAAAATACAGGAAGAACTATACTCTATTATAGAGGGAATGATTTCTGTACAAGAATCTTATTGGCAAAACGTTGCAGGATGTATTAAAGCCGATATTCTCAGAAAAGAAGTTTTCTCTAACCGAGGCTTTGAAAAGGATCTAGCTCGTATGCTTTATTTAGCACATGAAAACAATCAATATACATCTTTTTTTACTAAATATTCGGAGACTGAACTTGAAGAGTTAGGGAATCATATTAACTACGAAAATGACTGTTTTGTGAACCATATCGGTGTTCATATTGCTTACGATAGATACACTACTTCTATTCCTTATAAAACTAAAGTGGACGGTATTGAGGTAATTAAAGGAACAAAACGAATTGAGACACTACAAGAACGGTACATGACAATTGCTGCCTTCTTACTTCAAGACGAGAAAAAAGATCGTATTAGTAAAGTTAAGGAAGCTTATGACCTTATGAGTACTAAGTGTTTTACTCCGGCTACGCCAACTTTCATGAATGCAGGTAGACCAGTAGGAAATTTATCTAGCTGCTTCATCGGTATGGCTGAGGACTCTCTTGAAGGCATTTATAGAGAGGCTAAACAGTTTGCTAATATCTCTAAGAATGCCGGAGGGTATGGATCTTACTGGGGGAAGGTTCGGTCTATAGGTGCTTCTATCCGCAATAATCCGGGGATGAGTTCTGGTTCTGTTCCCTTCATGAAACTCATGGATGTTACGGCAGGGGCTGTTGATCAACTTGGGGCAAGAGCAGGAGCAGTTACGATTACTCTAGATGCTTGGCATAGAGACGTAAGTGAGTTTTTAAAGGTTCCTCTAAGTAATACTGTACTGGAGAAACAAATGCACAAGATCTTTCTAGCGGTCTCTATTCCTGATGTATTCTTTAGACGACTACAGGAGAAAAAATCTTGGTACCAATTTGATCCTAAGGAAGTTTCAGACGTTATGGGGTTCTGTTTAGAAGATAGTTACGATGAAACTCTTGAGGGTGGGACATTTACTGAACGATATGAACAGTGTATTAAAGCTTATGAGGACGGTAAACTTCAACTGGTAAACGAAACTTCTCCGTTTGCTCTACTATCTCAAATTAATAAAACCCGGCAAGAGAAAGGGCATCCGTTTTTATTTTTTAGAGATACAGTAAACCGAGATAACCCTAACTCAGGAATGATTTATTCATCTAACCTTTGTATGGAAATTGCTATTTCTATGTCTCCTACTACTATTGAGCAACACACAGAGGAAATAAACGGAGAGACGGTTATTCGTGAAACTATTAAGCCGGGAGAGATTCCTACTTGTAACTTGTCTTCTTTAAATCTAAGTAAGGTAGCTAAAATCCGAAATGAGGGCGGAGATTGGAAAAAGTACCTAGCGGATGTTATTTCTATGCAGTATCGTTTACTTGCTAAAGTTGTAGAGTTGAACGATCACAGCGAAATGCCTCAAACAAAAATTTCCTCCCTAAAAAAGAGGGAAGTAGGTTTAGGAGTTATGGGACTGGCTCATGCATTAGCTATTAGTAAAATGGCTATTGACAGCGAAGAGGCTATTAAGTGGCAAGAAGAGGTTTCCGAGGAGATCGCCTACCATACGATTAAAGCGAGTATGGAGTACGCTAAGGAAACTGGAGACATAGCTCCGGCATTTGATACGAGTAAATGGGCAGACGGTAGTTACATTCGTGAAAAATTTATGAAACATGCAGCAGAGGAGAACAAGAAGCGGTGGGAACACCTTAGTATAGAAGTCATGAATCATGGGATGTATTCTACGGTACTCATGGCAACTGCACCTACTGAAACAATTAGCTATATTGCGAATACTACAGCAGGTACAGACCCAATTATGAATAAGGAATACACTGTCCAGAAGAAAGGTATTACAGCCAATATGGTAGCACCTGATATTAATGTTCAGAACTTTTTCTATTATAAAGATGGGTTTATTATCAAGAAAGATATGTTCCTAAGAGGCGTAGGGGCTAGACAAAAGTTTATTGATCAATCTATCTCAACAAACTTGTATTACATTAAAGATAGTTTAAGACCTATTGATATGGTGCAAAACTTTTTAGACGCATGGAAGAACGGAGTAAAAACGCTTTACTACCATCGTTCTGAATCTCAGCAAGCGTATGAAGTCGCTTGCGAGTCGTGCAGTGGATAGTGCTTGCGAGAGACTGTACCAGTTAAAGTGTGATATAACAGTGTTAGAGGCAAGTTAGTCTCTAACACTATTGATACCGGAGGTACAGATGATGGAAAAATGGGTAAAGATTAAAGGACATGAAGAGTTTTACGAAGTATCAGATTTAGGTAAGGTAAGAAATATCAATACAGGGAGAGTATTAAAGCCTTTTAGAAATTATCGGGGTTATTATGCGGTGGATTTAGGTTTTGAAAATCGTAAGAGGGTCCCTGTTCACCGTTTAGTAATCGAGTCTTTTAACCCCGAAGGACGATTCGAGGGGGCGGAAGTTGACCATGTAGACGGGGATAAAGGAAATAACCGATTGTCTAACCTTGAGTGGGTTACTCATGAAGAGAACCTACGTAGATGGGCTATGAAAAAAGGAAAACCAATAATCGCTATATCCCCTGAAGGAACTGAATACGAGTTCTCTAACCAACAGAAATTTGCAGACGAGCATAACCTTATCAGGAAGCAAATTAACGCATGTCTTAACGGAAGACAAAAATCTCACAAAGGTTGGACGTTTTCCTGTAAGTAAAAACTATTAAATAACTTTAAACAAAAGGCTTGCCACACAAGCAAGCCTTTTGTATACTATAAATCAGAAAAAGATACAAGGAGAGTTAGTCATGGACGTAAAAAATAGAAAGAAGATTAAGCTATTACAACCAAAACAGAGTGTATTATACCCTAGTAAAATTCTTGAAAACGACGGAGTAAACTCATTAAACTGGAACGATATTCGTTATCCTCAATTTCGTACCTTCTACGATAATATGTTGGCTCGTTTTTGGAGACCAGAGGATGTTAAAATGTCGAAAGATAATTTGGAATATAAGCAATCCCCTGCTCATATTCAGAAAGCCTATAATCTAGGGTTAGGTAACTTAACTGCTATTGACGTTATTCAGACCCGTTTAGCATCCCTTGTAAGTGCAGCAATTACTGACCCTTCAATTAGTGCTTGTTATGCGGTAGCAGGTCAGCAAGAGGCTGTACATACTCAATCTTATTCCTATGCTCTCTTAGATAAACTATCGAAAGAGGCGCAGAATGATGTGATGCGAGAGTCCGTAAGGGATGAGTATGCCCAACAGAGAAACAGCTTAGTGGTACAGGTATTGGAAGAGCTAGAAGACGCTTACCATCTTTATATGTTTAATGAGATGTCCGTCAAAGATTTTGCTAAATATTTAGCACGAGGTCTCGTAGCTATGTCAGTATTAGAGGGGGTAAATTTCTACTCTACTTTTATGATGTTTTATTATATTAAACATCGCTACCATATTCTTGAAGGTACTGTAAATATCATCCGTTATATACACAAGGACGAGTTCCAACATACGTACCTAAATGGACATACTCACCGAGCACTACTATCGGATTACCCTTTATCAGAAGAAGAGGAGAAAGAGCATGTTGATTGGGCTTTAAATTTTATTAGAGAGAATGTACAGCGAGAAATCGAGTATGGTAAGGATTTATTTACAACAATTAATGTACGTCCATCGGAGATTGATACTTACATCCATTGGTTAGGTAATGTTCGTGCCCAATCATTAGGACTCCCTTTAGTATTCCCTGATATGCCTTATAAAGTGACAGAGAACCCTATCCCTTGGATGAAGGCGTTTGACGACAGCAGATTGGATTCAGGGCAGAAGCAGGATTTCTTTGAAACTTCTGTTACCCAATACGAAAAATCGTCTTCTCAACATACCGATTTATCCGAGGATGATCTAGGTGAATTACAGTTTTAGGAGGAGGACATGAAGACAGAGTTAGAGGTTATAAACGGTAGTGTTGTTATAACAACAGTTGACGGTAATTTCAATATCTCTATCGACCTCACTACTGCTGAGGTAACCGCACTAAATTACTTGGATGCTTCTGTACACGAACTAGCCTCTTTTTTAAATAAAGCACGGACTAGGTACAATAAATTTATGAGTAGTACAGAAGTAGAAAATTATATTACTAAGTAGAGGGGTTATGACCCCCTCTACTTTTTGTTTTGTATGGTATAATAAGATTAAGGGGGTTTAAGTATTGGTAATCACCCAGCGTTGATTAAAATTATTAAAATAATCGGAGAGATAAACATGACAAGAAAGAAATCATTAAACGTACATAATACAGATAGATTATTTAACTTGAACTTAACAACGAAACAAGAAGAAAGTAGTTTTATTAAAGTTACGAGCGTGGATAGTGCTTCTATTAGGTCTAGGTTAATTCCTTTAAAGAAACAGTCTACACGATTCAGTAAGAGAGATAAAAAGACATACATGATATACAAACAAAGGTATGGAGACGATACTCTACAAAATCTCGTATTTGATCATGGAGGTTTTGTGTACTACTATACAACAGATAAAGTACCTATACCAGTTATTACAAAACTAGCAGAAGTTCCACAGTCTGAGATTATTTATTTCTGTAAAAAAGAGCATAAATTTGATGATGTACGGAATGTGCAGTTAGCTTCTATGGCTACCAAAGTTTCTGTAGATGTTCCGATTGTTTTACCTGACATTAACCCTTATGACTATCTTTTTTCTCTATACCCCTTACGATACCATGTGGATAAGGTAAGGATTTCTTTTCCTGCTTTAAGAGAGGGTGAGATTGAGGACAGACACAGAGAGTACTATGTTTTCTACAATGGAGCTTATCATCTTAAATCTAAGTATAAATACGAGTGCTTTAAATATTTACAGGACCCATTATCTACATGGAAAATGAACATATGGCTTATATGTGATTCATTAAAGGATCAAAACAAGATTGAAGAGATGATCCAAAGAGACCATAGAAGATTCAGAAGAGCAGAGAACCCTCAGAAAGGAGGGGACTAACTGTGACTGTGAATCGAAAGGAGATTGCTAGAAGAATTGCCTATAGAGGTGGCTATAACATCGGAGATATAGAGAAAGTTTTAGAGCTATATGAAGATGTTGTTGTTGGAGCCTTGGAGGATGGGGATGAAATAAAACAAGGGAAATTATTCAAGATTATTCATCAGGAGCTTCCGGAAAAAAGGGCTTGGGATGGGTTAAACAAAAAGTATTTTATTAGACCTCCTAAAAAGGTACTAAAATTTAAACCACTAGTACGAGTGACCAATATTGAGTTACCTGTAGAAGTAGAAGAGGATATAAGGGAGTAACCATATATCCTCTTTTCTATGTTTTAGTTGACATACAAGGTATGTTACGGTATACTATAAATAAAAATGAATTAGGAGAGGTTACTATGGAGAATAAATCGTATTCGTGGATTGTATGGGATAACGTAGACGGGTTAGTTGTTAAGACCGACGATTATCAAGAAGCGCTTACAGAGTATAATAAGTGTGTAAAATGGGCAAGAGAGGTAGTAGATTGTAATGACGGTTTTGAAAAGAATGAGAATATTGTCTTAGCTAAAGTAGAAAAACATTTTTTTAGTTACGACACAGGGAACCCTGTAATTGACTATGATGAAAACGGGGAGGAGTTTGAAGTACTCGATAGTACTTACTGGTCTTGGAAAGAAATTTCGTATGATTGATTCTACTGAAATAGGAGGAAACTGATTTGAAAATATTATTTTTGCAGGAGTATATTCGAGAAAATCATATGAAAAAGCAAGAAGATGGTTCTTTTAAAAATATCTTTTTTCAAACAAAAGGAGGGAAAATCCTCAGTAAACTAGTACAGGGATCTCTGGAGCTTAATAATAACGATTTTTATATAGATTACGCTTATAGTAAGGTTCCAAATGTGATCAGCAGAGATAAATTTGGGAGAGCAATAAAGTATAAACAACCTACCGCACAGGAAGCAAAACCTGAATTTGAACTACTGTATGAACGTATTTTAGAAGAAAAACCAGATATTATTGTCCCCACTGGAAACTTGGGGTGTAAAGCCTTATTAAATAAGGTGTCTATCTCTTCTTTAAGGGGAGTGCCTACAAAGGTCATAGTAGAAGGAAGTAGTAAAGAGACTTATGTAGACTCAGTTGAACAGGGACTGGATTATGATAGCCTGAATGTACGAGTAGAGGCAGCAGAACAGGAGCTACAAGCCCACATTTCTGCTTATCCTGAGGAAAGACTAACCAACTCTCTTAGGGTAGAACGAGATAAACTAAAAGCTAGGGTGGATTACCTCTATCGTGAGATTGATTCGGTAAAAAAACCCAACTCAAACTCTCATGAAGTGTGGGTATTACCTACATACAGTATCGAGTATATGTTGGTTAACCCCAGTATTCAAAATCTTGTTGAGGCAGATTTCCTTACTCTAAAGAAGTTTATCGACGAAGGGGAATCCGCGTTTATTGCTTCTCCTGTAGATTATGAATTTGTCACCTCTATGGATAGGGTACGAGATATTTTCACTAAGCACGTAAAAGAATCTCCTGTAGTTGCATGGGACTTAGAGACGAATACGCTTAAAGGGTATCGTAAAGGAGCAAAACCTCTAGTAATTTCCTTATCTTGGGAAGAAGGTACTGGATGTACTATCCCTCTAGACCATAAGGATTCACACTGGTCAAAAGAGGAATTAGCTGAAATATATGAGTATATCAAAGATTTTGTTGCTGACCCTAATATTACCAAGGTCGGACACAACATTCAGTTCGATATTAGATTTCTTAAATTTACTAAGGGTTTCACAGTATTTAAAAATCACCGAGATACTAGAATCATGTACTATTTGTTAGTCAATCAAAAGGTAGAATCTTCCCTTAAGTTGAGTGACTTAAGTTATGAAATGACGGATATGGGGGGGTACGATAGACCTTTAGAGGACTTCAAGAAACAGTACATAAGGGATTATGTAGCTAAGGAAAAAGAAAAAATAAATAAAATGAAGCAGGCTCATAAAGAACAGGAAGCAGAAAGAAAAAGAGAAGCTAAAGAGAATAAAACTAAGTTTGTAGCAGAAAAGAGAAATTTCCCTAAAGCCGAACCTCCTAAAAATGAGATTGATGGATCTGACTTCAACTATGAGTGGATTCCTTTAGAATCTATGCTCCACCCATATGCTAGTGGGGATGTTGATGTATGTTTGAGAATCCATAATAAACTAGACGAGTTAGGTAAAAAGCCTGAAAATGCAAGCCTAAGACGTTTATACACTGTCCATTACCCTGAGTTAACCTACACACTCGCTAAAATGGAGAAGGATGGAGTAAAAATTGATAAGGAGTGGAACTTAGAAATCACTCAAGCGTATAACGATGAAGAGGTACGCCTTACTCAAGAGATGAGAAAACTGTCTTGCGTTAAACAGCTTGAAGAGGAGCATAGATTTCTATACGAAAAAGGCTTAACGGAATTTGCAAAACCCCCTAAAGAGCGAGACAAGGATATTGCGGATCTTAGGAGTAAGTACAGTAAGAAACTTGAATTTAATCCTAAGTCTCCAAACGATAAGAAGAAGGTTCTGTACAAGATTCTCGGATGTAAACTCCCATACAACAAGGAATATCTAGTAGACTCTGCTATAGACGATAACATACCGGAGGACGAAATCCAATGGACGCACTATAAGACGGATAAAACTGCTTTAGACTACATCAAGGCGGAGTATGACGATCCAGAGATTAAAGAGTTGGCTACTCTTTTACGTACCTATTCTTTAGTTGAGACCCGTAAAAAGAGTTTTACTTATAAACTTCTTAATTTAGCGGATGATGACATGTTCCTTCACGGAGGATTCAATTCAACAGGTACTTCGACTACTCGATTGAGTTCCAGTGATCCGAATCTACAACAGATGCCAAGAAAAACAGGAGATCCTAATCGATTTGATTATAAGTACCCTATTAAAAGAATGTTTATTACTCGTTTTGAGGGAGGGGCATTATTGCAATTAGACTATAGCTCCCTAGAATCTAGAATCCTAGCTCTTGCTGCAAACGATGAAGAAATGACTCAAGCATTCCTTGAGGGAAAAGATGTACATAAGGAGACTGCTTCTCTGGTATTCGGTGTACCGCTTGATCAAGTTAGTGATGACTTACGTTCTGATGCTAAAGCTGTCACATTTGGGTTAGCCTACGGAGAAACTCCGTTTTCGTTTGCTCCAAAACAAAATATATCTGTCCAAAAGGCGGAGGAGATTTTTGAACAATACTTCCGAACAAAACCGAAAGTTAAAGGATTCATTGATGAAACTCATGCACAGGTAAAACGAGACGGTTTTGTAGAGACTTTACATGGGTTTAGACGTAACCTACGAGATGTGTATTCACAAGATAAATCAAAACAGAATGAGGCGCTACGTCAGTCTGTTAACACCAAGATCCAAGGATCAGGAGCGTTTTTAACTAATTCATCTGCTGTACTTATCAGTAAATTTATAGAAAAGAACAACCTAAGATCAAAAGCAATCCTCACTGTTCATGACTCTATTGTACTAGATTGTCCACCTGACGAAATCCATATTATGGCTAAAGCAGCAAAACAGATTATGGAGAACCTACCAATTGATTGGTTATTTATTGATTGGAAGGGAAGTAAACTCCGCTACCCTATTAAAGCAGACGTAGAGATTGGGGTTAACTATAACGACATGGTTGACTATGATGTGGAGGAGCTTAACTCGTTCCATACAGTAAAGGGCTACTGTCAATATTATCAGGACCTCAAAAAGATTAAAAATTATAAGGAGAGTAAGCTAATTGATACAGAGCAGTTCGAGAAATTAACAAAGACAATAAAAGATAAAAAGAATGTGTACCAAAACATAGTTTAATCCATTCTATAAAATTTTTATAACATACAGTGTTGACATACCCTTCTGTAGATGATACTATATTTATAGAAGGGACTTCCTTAATCGAAAGTAGAGGTGAAAAAAGGGGTGGAAATTAACGTAGATAACCTAGATTTTACATCTATAAAACTAATTGATGAGACTGGGCAATTCCTTGAAATTGATTTACAGAAGGAGTTACGTATTGATGAACACAGATTAGAGCAAGAGATGATCGAACAACCTTCTAAGTACATCTATTGGTCTTCCATCTTAGAGAAACTCCGATTGTATCAAGAACAGTGTGAGTTAGACCTTGAGTTTTTATTAGGTCGTCTCGACAAGGAGGCTAGGGAGCACTTAATGGTTACAGGTACAAAACCAACAAAAGACTCCGTAGAGGCGTACATAAAGAGATCGAATGAATATAAAATTGCTAAAGAAAAGTGCAATTACTACGATTATTTAGTTAGAAGACTACAGTTCATCGTGAAGTCTCTAGAACAAAGAAAGGATATGTTGCAATCCATCAATAAACAGAAGCACAACGATAAGATCTATGGTCATGGTGCAGGGAGGTAGCAAACAAAAAGGAGGGTATAGTGGGTATGAGGATCAAAGTAGTAACAGTTACAACTAATACTAGAGGAGAAGTAGAACAGCCAACCTGTATCCAAATTACTGATGATAAGGGAAAAATGATTGAAATCCATGCAGTAAATGAAAATGATTCATTTGATAGAGATAACGACCCTTATTTAGAAATTTATGAGTAGTTTTTGTTGACTATAACGTAGTTCTATGTTATACTATAGTTATATGCCATTAACACATATTAAAATATTTAGGAGGAATGTACATATGTCAATGTCATTTCAAGACATTCTACAGCAAGAGAAAGCAAAACTAGAGAGCGCATCAGGAGGAAACAATACTAAAGTCGAATACCCCAAGACTAAACATAAGCCTTTGTTTATTAGTAAGGATCAGTCAGAGGTACTAATCCAGATTTTACCCTCTGCGGATTTAAACAGTTGGTTTGCGGTACCTACTCGTGAGATCTTTTTAACAACAAAAAGTTCAAATGGTAAAGAAATTAAAACTTCCTTTGTTTTAGATTCTGAACACAATAGCGGATCTATGTTAGAAAACAAAATCTCTGAATGGCAGGAAAGAGAAATGATCCCCAGTGGGTTTGGAGGACAGCAATCTCCTCGAAAACTATATCTAGTGAACGTAGTTAAGATTTTTCTAGTAGATAAGCGGTGGGTACAAGAGCGAGATGAACAAGGTCAGTTAGTAATTCGTTCGTTTAAAATGCCTCAATCAGCTTACGCATCTTTAGTTAAAAAATTAGATGATCCATTGCTTAATCCTCATAATAAACCTTGGTCTTTCATGAATGTAGATGAAGCTTCTCCGGTTAAGATTTCTAAGCCTGCTAAAGGAGAGATGAGTTACCCTGTAGAAGTGTATACTCAGATTACTTTACCTCCATTAGAGCAGGGATGGCAAAATCAGTTGGAGGATCTTAATGCTTTAGCAGTCCCAACTGAAAGACTCCCTAACGGTACTCAGTGGGTACAAGCGTTTATCGACATGAAAGAGGGACGTAAACCTAACCAAAATCAAAATGCAGTTACTGAACCATCTGAGGTACAGAACCCTTATGCATCTCAACAAGTACAAGGTGCGCCACAACAACCTCAGTTTACACAGCAACCGCAAGGTATGCCACAACAGCAAATGAACACGTATCAAGAACCTAATGCAACAAACTCGATGGTGGCTCCAACTCCAACGCCAACACCAGCACCAACGCCACCACAACAACAACCGCAACCACCTGTACAGCCACAACCGCAAGTACAGCAACAACAGGTTTTTCCAAGTAGCCCAACACCGTCAGCAATGCCGAATGTCCCGACTCCACCACCGACACAAGGTCAACCTAACCCTGCTACACCGCCTCATAGTACTCCTGCACATAACGTGGGAACTAACGATAACGGGTTAATTGACGTAGACTCATTGATTGCAAATGAATTAGGAGAAGGTAGTTAATAATATCTCAGAGGTCCCTAGTATGTACTAGGGGTCTCCTCTTAGAAACACTAAGGAGGGAACTATTATCGTTTATTTAACACTTTATTTAATAGTAGGATTACTTGTAGCTGTATTTAATTTCCCTTATCTTTATAGGGACTTGGATAAGGCTGCTAAAAGGGTTGAGAATGCGGATAGTAGAACAGTACTTATCAGCGCAATTGGTAGTAGTTTAGTTATTATTGTACTGTATCCGTTAGGTCTATTACTCCATTTATCAATAGGTCTTTATAAGAAACGAATGAAAGCCAAGGAGGGTAATATAGATGCGTAAATTAGTACTAAGAGGACCCGGTTATTTTGTTATGGCAGGGAAAGAGGAGGCGTGGAAGTACTCTGAGGGTGCGATCTTTCGATGCTCTAGATTAGAGCAGGCAGATAGTTTAGTGGACGACTTAAAGAAGGAAGGATATACGCAGTTTCATATCACAAAAGAAGTTAAAAGACTTCACACTCTATCTACGCTCGAAGAAACTTTGGTTGTTTTTGAGGAAGGGGAGGAGTTAGTTGGGCATTTTCAAAAGAGGGAAAAATAGCCGGACCTTATTTTGATGAACTGTACGGAAAGAGAGTAAAAATAACAGGAGGGCTTTAATTTGGCTAAAAAGAAAACTAATAAAAAAGTAGATATTGACTTATCGTCTTTAGCACAGGACGCAGGATTAACCATTTTACAGGATTCTACTTTTGCAACAATCTATGACCGACTACCATTGTTCCTCCCTCGAATCGACAAGATTTTTGGAGGAGGGCTTCCTTTTGGGAGGATGGTGGAAGTTGCAGGTTCTCCCGGTGGAGGTAAATCCACTATTGCTTTTCATGCTGCCCGTGTTGCTACAGAATTAGGATGTATTGTAGTACTTATTGATGTTGAAGGTACAGCCGACAAGTTACGTCTAGCTCACTTAGGTATTGATGTATCTAAAGTAATGGTTAAGCAACCTGATCCTGAATCTGGAATAAAACTCACTGTTGAAGAGGTCGGAAGGACCGTTGAGAGTTGTTTGGATATTTTTCCGGAAAAGTATCCGGGGGTTCCTGTTGTGTTTATTTGGGATTCTGTAGGGCAGACACCTTCCATCGACGAACTTGAAAAAGATTTCGGGGATAAGAACGTCGGTTTAAGAGCAAAAGCAATCTCTCAGTTTATCTATAAGACTGCTTCAAGAATCTCAGAAACTAAATCCCTGCTTATTGGGATTAACCAAGTTAGGGCAGATATTGGAGGAAATCCAATGTTTCCTCAGTTACACGTTCCGGGAGGTAGTGCTTGGGAGCATTATGCCTCTTTAAGACTTGAAATCCGACAAGGTACTCAGGTCAAAAAGGGTAATGATAAAATCGGTCATGTAATGAAGGTCATTCTTAGAAAATCAAAAGTATCTCGCCCCCACCAAACTGCCGAAGGATGGCTCATTTCCGATAACGGTATTGATTATGAGTATAACTTAGTACATATGGGAGTAGATGCTGGTATTGTGTCGGGCAAGGGGCAGAGTTTTGAGTATATTGACAATAATGGAGAAGTACATAAACAAAAACGAGAAAACTTTATCGAATGGTTGAGAGGGGAAGGAAAACAGGTTCGTGCCGAAATCCTAAATAAGTTAATTGAACTGGAGTTCCCTCAGGGATACCCCCCACTCTCAAACGAAAATTTAGACATTTCAGGTTGGATCGATCCCTTATATAGTAACATATCACCCTCTATAGAAGAGGTAAAAGAAGCTAAAGATGAGTAGAGAGCTTTACGCTCTCCTCATTTCTTGGCAGTGAAAGGTGGGTTGTCATGCACAAGGATAGTCATGGAGATATTATTGTAGATACGTTGCAGCATTACAGAGAACGTATCACAGACAAAGATTCGGACGTACCTAAACCTTATCAAGAAATTAAGAAAAAATTAATTAAAGCCATGCAAGAAGGTAAAAGAGTTTTAATAGACATTAAGGACTCTTACAGCGTCCAGACCGTTGTGGTTCGTTTTGAATATATTCATGATCGATGGGCTATGGGTAAGTCTATTTGTTACACAGAAGACGGAGAGATCGAGGTGCCTTACACAATTCACTACTCTGATGTTTATTGCCGAAGGACGAAAATAAAGGTAATAACGGAAGGGGAGAACCCTTTTGACACCTAGAGATATTGAAAAAGAGAAGGAAAATATACTAAACGGGAATAGGTATGTAGTGAACACTAATGAAGGAAAGGGAGTATTTCTTCGTGACGTAGACAAACTCATACACCAGTATAAAAATCTACGTACAAGTATCTTTAGAGACTATAAAGATTATCTTCCTGATCCTATTTCACAAGAAGAATTAAAAAGCTACATAGATGAACAGTTTGTACGCCTCGTTAAGGAATATGACATAAACGGTCCAGTAGATTTCCCCGGATACATAAAAACAAAACTTACTCAACGAGTAAAGAACTCTTATATTAGAGGAGAACATCGAGATCGTAAAAGAGTATTTGTCCCAAGAAATGACTTTGATATTTCTAATCTAATTGAGAGTAGTCCTAGCCATGACGAAGAACTAGATTATTACGAAGCTTTAGAGTATGTGTTACATGACGTAGAGCTTAACGAAATAGAAAAAGAAACATTATTCCTTATTCTACAAGAGTTTCCTGACACTCAGATCGAGAAGAAGTTAAGACAAAGTTATGGCAATATCGCCAGTAATGCTCAGATTAAGGATACTGTTAAAAATATGCAATATTTTTTGAAAACAAAACTAAACGAAGGTTTAAGAAGATAATAGTATTAGTTTTGCTATATTATAGAATGATAAACAAGAAAGGATGTATTTATCATGGATAAGAATTTACACGATCACAATCAGGAAGAATTTACTCATGTTGAAGTTCCATCTCTAAGTCCTATGATGGTTGTTCGTACAGTTGTGTTTTTGTTAGCGATTATCAACTCCGTTGCTGTTATGTTCGGATTTGAACTTGGTCTAGAAGTAAATCAAGAGAATCTTTATCAACTTGTCTCTGGAGTGTTTCTTGTAGGCTCAGGAATTGTTGCATGGTACAAAAACAATGATATTACTAAAAAGGCACGAATTAAAGCAGCTAAAATGAAGGAAGACGAGGGGGAGTAAAAAACTTCCCCTTATAAACTTAATACATAATTTTATATACTTTATTACACGAAAGGAGAAACCTAAATGCTAATTTCTGAATTATTGCAACAGCCGGATGTTACTTTGAATGATGGTGACTACCTTGCCTCTAATACAGAGAAAACAGGTTACGTACCCTCCCATAAGGATACTGCTAATTTTGACCGTGGACGGTATGTGTTTAAACTTGTCCAAACTGCTACAGGGATGAATGTGGTTCCTGTTATCAACAACGAGGAAGGCACTGAATACGTAGATGATGAGGTGAATCCGGTAGTAATCCAATCTGGAGACAAACTTGTTTACCAGACTGGTCGCAATCATCCCGACTATCATGATGGCTATCACGGTCGTCAATTCTACGAAGTAGAAGTCAAAGAGGGGGAGGAGGCTCAACAAATTCTATTAGCTTTTATCGAATTTGTTAAGTCTGAATACTCTATGGGAGTTAACGACTTTACTCTAGAAGGACCAACCTATTTAGGAGACGGGTCGGATAGCGACCCGGAAGGACCCTGAATTAGTTAAGGTGACAGGTGTTTCCGTAGCACCTAAAACAGCTACGATCGAAGAGGAAGAAACTGTCCAATTAACTGCTACAGTAGAGCCAGAAGACGCAACTGATCAGACAGTCACCTATGATAGTTCCGATGACTCGGTAGCAACGGTTTCTAATAGTGGACTAGTTACTGCAATCTCTCAAGGTCAAGCGACAATTGCAGTTACGACCAGTGATGGTGGTTTTACCGATACTTCTGAAATTACCGTGAACCCTAAAACTATTAATGTAACTGGAGTTACTTTATCACCTAAGGATTCTACTATTGAAGAAGGAGAGGCAGTTCAGTTAAATGCCACTGTTCAACCTTCGGATGCTACAAATAAAGGCGTGTCTTATTCTAGTGGAGATCCATCTATTGCTACAGTTTCTAATAGCGGATTGGTGACAGGAGTAGCTGAGGGTAATGTAGTTATTACGGTCACAACAGATGATGGAGGGCATACTGATACAGCTAATGTAACGGTAACTACCCCTCCTGAACCAGACCCTGAGGGCTAATAATGTACTAAGAACAAAGAAGGACGATCATTCGTTCTTCTTTTTTTTATATTATAACAGTAATTTTACAAAAAAGGGTTGACCATATTGACGTAAGCTGATACAATAAGGTTACAGTGGATAGGAAGGAGGTATAAATGGATTTATTAAATCGTAAAGTACCGATAGTTAAGGTGTTTACTCCTGCTTCTTTTGAAGGGGTTCTAAATGTAGCTATTTTAGAGGAGATTTTACACGAAGATTTACAGCTTGATATACGATACACTTCTTTTCTTGATTTTAGGAGGTACGAGGAGTTTAAGAACGTAGATAGTGTTATCGTACTAGGTTTACCTTATAAAGGGCACCTTCTTTCTGATGAGTTCTTTTTAGAAGTTAACGTACCGTTTATGGACTTTTTTCATTTTAGCACATATGGGGAAGAGATAAGCGGTGAACATCTTACTTCTAAGATCTGCTCTGATGTAGCTCCTGTTAAATATCTATATGATCTCATTAAACAGGATAGAACCACAACCGTATTAAAAGATTACTTAAATTTCACTGAAAAATCAGAAAAACTTGTGGAAGCAGCCAATGCTTATAGTACGTGGAGTTGGGAAGGAGATAACACAGTAAGATTATTACTGTCTTTATACTATGCAAGCTACAAACAACTACCTAACATTCTTAAAGGGAGAGACTACAAAGAAGTAGTAAAAGAATATACAACCATAATTAGGGGTCAGCTAGAAAAGATGAATGACTACTTGACTAGAAAGAAAGAAGTATGTAGGTCCTTTACAGTTAATGTTAAAGGACAAAATTGTTTATTAAAAGTAGTACATGCCGACGAGTACATAAACGAGCTTGCTAACTATCTTCTTCAAGAACCAACTTCAATGCCTGTTATTGTGTGCGTAGGTAGACAAACGAAAGACACAGATATTTTATCTATACGAACTAGAGGAGTAAGTGCGGACGATTTTGCTCAATTGGTTAGTGATAAAGAAGGAACTAAAGGCAGGGAGGACGTAGCTTCTGTTTTTATGGGAGTAAGCTACTCAGAACTCGTAGGAAGAGGGTTAGTGACCAAACTATCGAGCCTGTAATAGCTTATATTATAGAAGGTGTGGTATAATAATTTTTAGGGGGAATTTTAATGGACTCAGTAAAAAAAGATTGTTCACTAGTAACAGGTTTGGTAGGGGATGATAAATTTATAAAGATCACAAAATCATTAAGTTCTGGTATAGGTACTCAGTTAAACTTAATTCAACACTTATCTGACGAGCATCTAGAGTCTGAAGTGGGACTTATCGATACAGTACGCACCATATATGTAAGTACGAATAGAACTTTTAGTATGCTACCTAAATTTCATATTTTAGTATACCAAGTAAGAACCCCTAATACACCTGTAGGAACGGAATATCAGTTCTACTACGTAAAAATCCCATACCCTGAATATCAATGGGAAGAGTTAGTAAATAAGTATCGTGATAAGCTATTAGATATGGGTTATGTCCTATAAAAAAGGAGTGGAATAATTTGAACGAACACTTATCGAACAGAGCAAGAGAACTACTTAAAACGCAACAAGGAGCTTATGCAGTCGTTATGGGGTACTTAAAGGCTGAGAGGGGCAAAATTGCCCCCTCCGTCTTCAACAAACTAGTTAAACAACTAAACTACCCTACATTAAATACAGACGAGTTAAAAGATGTAGCACAGGAAATTCAAGGGGACGAAGGACTAAAGGAGCTGTACGATAAGAGTTTTGATCGTAAAATTCGTCTCGATGAGATTCCTAATTACATAGAGGAAGAGGATAAATTACTTGAGAGCGATATATTCTCTCAAGTTACTAATTTCTTAATTGATAACGAAGATAATAATGCTCGTTTACGTGAACTACGTAAACTCCAAAGAGAAGGAGTTTACATGAAGATCCTTATGAACAATCTCAAAGGGTACCTAAAAGAAGAACTAAAAGGTATGCCCAGAGCTAAGTACATCCAAACTCCTGTACCTAAGCCTAAAAAGGGCGATAATTATTTACTTCTATGTGTATCAGACTGGCATATTGGTGCTCTTGTCTATAACGAGGAGACAGGTGGGTATAACTTTGTAAAACTTACAGGGATTGTTCAAGAGATTGTACAAAAAGTTTTACAACTAGTGCAGTCCTTTAACATCAAGCATATTTACGTGTTCCACGTCGGAGATATGATTGAACATATTAACATGCGCAATGTTAACCAAGCTTTTGAAGCAGAGTTTCCGGCAACAGAACAAATTGCAAAAGGGCAGAGACTTATTGTTGATTTACTTATGCAGCTATCTAAACATGTTCATGTAACTTTTGGGATGGTTGCCGGAAACCACGATAGATTCCAAGGAAACAAGAACGATAAAGTACATAACGATAATGTCACATACATTATTTTAGACACTCTGTTTATGCTTCAAGAAGTTTTTGGGCAGTTACCAAATGTAACATTAATTGATAATAGAAAAAATACATATGAGTTTATTCAAAACATTGCAGGATTAAACATTTTAGTCAAGCATGGGGATAACGAAAAAAAGAAAGATGATGTGAAGATACCTAAACATATTAAGAATGTCCCTATTGATCTCTATATTATGGGGCATATACATACAAACAGGGTGATCCAAGAAGACTACGAGAGGTTCCATGTGTACGTTGGAAGTCCGATGGGGGCAAATAATTACTCCAGTGAACTAAATCTACCTACAACTACAGCATCCCAACTGATTATGATTTTCACAGAAGGAAGTAAAACACCTATGTTTGTTCCTCTAATGTTCGATAAGGGAGGTAAGTTGAATTGAGTACATTAGCTGTTTTAGCGTTAACCTTATATTCAGTTGTCGGTATTACTCTAGTTTTGAATATGGTACAACTGATTAAGGAAGTAAAGAATATTAAGAAACAAGGGAAGACCCCTTTAGTGAAGCAGAACATCTTAACAGTAATTGTAGCAGCTCTAGGAGAAGTGTTAGCAGTATATTTATGCTTACTGGTCACAGAAACTATCTTAGCTACTTTTACTACAGGTACGGTTATTGCAGTGTTCGCTATAACTTACTTTGTTCGTAGTGTTTTTGCGTATTTGTCTGCGTGGGGTTTATGGTCTATCTTCTTGAAGTGGGAGAAACATAAAAAGAAAAATGAGATCGAAAAAGATATAGAGGAGAGACAAGAGACTCAGAAATGAGTCTCTTTTTAGATTACAGGTTGTGCTAAATTATAGACAAGAGAGTGTAAAAATGGTATAATATATAGTGAAAATAAAAATACGTACCTTACTATTAAAGATGAGAGAGGTGTAATTACAATGGATAATAACAAGACATCAGTAATGGATTTACCTTTTGATAAAGGCAATCAACTTACCTATGTTAGGCGAGGAGTTTTATGGGTACAAAAAAATCCGCACTATATCGTAGAACTAGTAAAGGAACCTGACTTTACTTATGTAATGGTTTATGCTGTACACCCTGATTCAAAAGATAAGCCGAAAAAATTAGCCATTCAGCAAGAAGTAGGTGCCAATCCTCGTTTTAGTACACAAACTGTATTAGGGAAAATAGCTAACCAGTTATTTCCTCCTAAGAAAAAATTAAAATGGGTGGTAAAAGACCCTCTATTTACTGCACCAGTTATACCCAATAGAGTAGCTACTCTAACAGGACAACAAGAAGACGGATTCTTTGAACGAGAACCCGATAGAATCACTCAACACCAAGGAGGGAAAAAATTTGTTAGAGGTAAAAACACAGGAGTATTTATCGGATTATCCTCGATCATATGGGAAGATAAAGTCACTATCCCTACAGCATCCCTAATAAAAACCATCAATAATTATCGAGAAACTTTATTTTATGACTTTGAAGGGGACAATCAATCACACCCATTAGCAAGGTATTACAAAGAGGACCTAGAGGAGTGATTATATGAGGAAACGTTTTTATGAACAAGATATAAAAGATTTAATTTTAGAAAAGAGGCATATTTTTTTAAATAGTGACTATAATAATGATAACTCGACTGTATTATTCGAGAAAGCCATAACCATAGGGTCAACTATAGCCGACTGTCTCATTTTCTCAGAAGAGAAGGGTATAATTGGTATCGAAATTAAAACTGAGAGAGACACCACCAGACGCTTAAATAAACAACTTATTAACTACTCATTAATTTGTGACTATGTTTATGTATTATGCCATGATAACCATGTAGAGAAAGTAGAGCAGATCTTAGCTAATCACCGACATGATCATGTAGGTATACTGGCATATACTGAGTTTAAAGGTGAAGCGGTACTAGGTATATACAAAGATCCTGTGGTTTCTCCTAAAAAAGACACTCGTATGGCGTACCAAATGTTATGGAAGGAGGAGATAAGTAATATTCTTGGGAGTTTCAAGAAACAAATGAAAACATTAGAAGAAAAAGGTATTAGTGTAAGTACCGCTAAGAGTCGATCAAACGGTTTACATGGGCTGTATGTAAAATCAAATGCTTCTAAAAAATACCTTAGAAAAACAGATATGATTGATATGATTGTATCTAGGATAGGGGACGAAGAAGCCAATAAATTACTATGCGATATTTTTATCAATGGTAGAATGCACCCTGAAAAAAACTTAAAATTCTATTATTTTAAGAAGAAAAGTTAATTTTAAGGGTGTAGACACGCTAGTTACATCATGTTATAATAAGAAGTAGTCAGCGTATAAATAATAAGATAAAAAATTAGGAGGATGATGAAAGTGCATGAAATTAGCTTAGTAAAATATGCAGGAGAGTACTGGGTGACGCTTGCTGACTTCTCACATACCAGAGACGTAAGCAACTATGCTGACCATGCTTCGGTTAAATCAGCTATTCGTACATTTGTTGTCCGTAATAATCCAGATAAATATATCTCTTTTCGAGGAGAGCAACAGATTAAAAACCTTATAACGGAGAATAAAACCAACAATTTGTTTATTCTTCCACATTTCCAAGGTCATACTCGTACTGCTTTAATTCATTGGAGTATATTAGAGGAACTAACAGATAAGTTCCCTACTTTAGAGGAGTATGAGGAGGATTTCGAGAACTTTATTGAAGAAGCAAAAGAATTTATGGATCAACCAAAACCAGTACAAGATCCTGAAAGTTCTGTAATCGGAGAGCGTGCAGCAGTTATTCACAGCTTACGAACTCAAATACAGCGATTAGACGAAGAGATAAAGGTTCGACAAAGTAATCGAGAGAAAATCCTTCAAGCGATTAATGCTTTGGAAAATCTGGACGTTACGGAAGTTTAACACAGTCAAGTATTAAGTACAAAAGTGTATAGGTGGAGGTTATAGTAGCTGACTAAAACCACCTATACACTTAAACTACATAGGGTGGTTATTTATATGTCTAAAGACAATTTCGTGAAGCGCTCTATGGCTAGAGGAGCCGAAGCCAGAGGAACCTCTGCTATACCTGATTCAGGTAGAGACGCTTATAGTCAAGCAAGAAAAAGTCTAAAGGGTCATTATCGTGTGGCGTTCACTCGTACATACGAGAGAATGACGGAAAAAGATATTGAGTTACGTAGTACATACGGAAAAGATTTAATCTCTGCTTATGTAGGTGTGCCTACAGATATGATTACGTTAAAAAAGAAAAGAACAACAACAGATCATGTCACTCTAACTTCCTTAGATGAGGTTTATTACGTGAAGGTAGGGAAGGACACCTATGGTAAGCTGTCTGTGAGGACTCAGAGGCTATGGAAAAACAATCTCCTTATATTTGTATACCAAGAGAAAAAAGTTGCCCCTAAGCCTCCTCAGAAGGCGTTCAGCCGTAAAGTAGGATTTAAGAAAAAGACGACTAGCCAGAAAAGCCAATCTAGCAGAAAATCTTACAATAGTCGAAGAAAAGGGAGGTATTAGAAAATGACTAAATGGGAGTGGGAGTGGGGACAAGGATGGAAATTTAGGTTTAAAAAGAGAAAACCCCCAATACAAGATAATTATATTGATCCCGATAAAGAATTACATATATTTGTAGATAAGATAAAATCATTTTTAACCAAGGAGGATAATAAATGAGTCTAGTAAACTATAAACAAAAGAAGGCTACATTAAGTAAACTGAAAAAATTAATGAATGATGAAACCAAAAAGATTCAAGGAGTAGACTATGACAACACTTTGTTCAGTCAACGGTACTTAGCTAGAAGCCATGCTATTGTAGAGGATCTTAATATTGAAGACAACGCCTTAAAAATACTTGTAACAACACGAGTAGAGAGAGTAGGTTTGCTAGAAGTTCAAAACACTTTAGAAATGTTAGTAAAACATGGGGCAGGAGATATTCCCGGATTTACTCCAGACGGTGTTTTTGATGGTCCTAACCTAGACTACCCACATGTAGAAGAGCCTATCTCTATTAACCAGAGTTTGTTTAGTGTAGACTTATTACTAATTATGAAAAACCCAGAGATTACATATACAGATTTTACAGTTGCAGGAGTTAAATTTACGAAAGTACATATCCATCAGGAATTGGAAGAGTACTTCCATCAAACTGTGACTTTACTTTTTGGACCTTCTGATAAACTGTACTTTCTATCTAATTTCTTTCATAAGAATTTAACTGTACGAGATGCTAAACTAATCTTGGACACAATTGTTGATGGTAACCTAACAGGTAAGGCAGTAGTAGGAGTAAAACTTAATGCTAGTTCAGGATGTACTTCTTCTGTTTTCCCTGTGGAAGATTTAATCAGTTCCTATACCACAGCAGCAAAAGAAATCGTTTTTAGTGCAAGTACTTCTTATATCCGTATCCCTTCAAATAAACTAAGTAAAGATAGTTGTAAAATGCTTATTAGAGTAACGGAATCAGGATCTTTCACTTTAGTCCTTAAACTGAAAACAGACACTATTTTAATTTATTTGGAGTAGAGATTTAGAATCTCTACTTTTTTGTTGACTTTATGTATTATATATGGTAAGTTATAGATGTACCTCAATAAAACAGAATTAAAAGGAGAGAATAGGATGGCTAAATGGAAATTTTATGCGTCTACAGGTCATATTGGTGTAAAATTAGAAGAGGTTGTAGATATTCCTGATGAGGCGTTAGAAGGTATGTCTGATATTGAGAAGGATAATTATGTATATGATCACTATTTCACGGACTGGTTGGAAGAGAACTTGATTACTTACTATGGTCCTGAAGAAGAAGAAGAAGAAGAAGAAGAAGAAGAAGAAGAAGAAGAAGAAGAATAGAGCTAATACAGCTCTATTTTTTTTTTTGGTTCAAGCTAATAAAATATAAACTAAGTAGTGTATAATAGAATTAGGGTATAAACAGATAATTTTGATAATACCTTAAATGAGTAATTTATGTTTAAGATTTCCATATAACCTCGATTGTGTAAAACTCAACTAA